AAAAACTACACATAACAACAAATATAAAACATTGCTGTCGTGATTTCTATTTACTTATACGTAATTATTTTAATTTTGTTACATTTATTTGCATTTATGTTGCAATATTTTATATTTGCGACCGTTAGCAATAATGCTATTTTACCCAGTTATATCTTACAAAATATCTACGTCCAAAAAAGTCTGTATGTGTTTGCCAACCTCGTTTATATATTTGATACCATTTACGAGGTAATAACTGTATTTTAGTGTCAATTTCAATAATACCAGAAGCACTATTGCTAACACTAAATAAATCCAATACTTGCTGTTTTGCTTGTTTTTCGGTTATCAGCTCGTAATGTAGGTCATCAAATATTTTATCTATCTTTTTCATAGTCGTACTGTATTTATTATTTACGTTAGCAAACATAACCACGAAGGTCGTAGCATTGGCAACTATGTGTTTCTATATTAATTATATAGTTATCACTTATGTCGCAAATGTATCTATCATGTCTATATTTACTATTTTTATTACTTTTTAAATTATTGCAAGTGTTACAATTACGTTTGCTAACAACAGGTTTAACCAATAAAGGTTTCCTGCGTAGGCGGTCTGTAATGCGTTTAATAAAATTTTTCATATCTTGATAATTTAGTTGTTTTAATTCCTTTACTGGTCAAACCTGCGGACGTTAGCGGTAATGCTTAAAGACAGCAACACCGATAGGTATTGATATTAATGAGATTATAAACGCTGTTGCCAAATAAGGTCGTCCAGTAAGTTTATATTCTATTCCAATGTAAGTAAGGCTCAATACAGCCATTGCGAAAATACAAATACAAAGCACTACCGCTAAACACACGGTATAAAATATGCCTTTCTTTGTCGTTAAATTTAATTTTCAGTTCCATATTTAAGTTATTTGTTTATTGATAATTGTTACTTCTAAAACGGCACATTTCATACCGTCAACCGTTAGCACCCATTTAAGGATGCACAGTAATCAGTTAAGAACTTTATATCTTCATCTCGCATTTCCCAACAACCTTTTTCTGAATTTTGGAAACCACGTCTATATTCTACTACATCGCAAGTGTCATGATGTAGTCCTTGATAATCTTTGTTGTATTTAGGGTGTTTTGTATCCCTTACAGCAGCGCACCCACAACGAATGTCTAAAATAAAACGGGTGCTAACAACAGGTATATTTAATGCCTGTGTTTCTGCGTTATTCAAGTTTTCTGCTTCTTTCATAATTTCTGCTATTTTAATAAGTTTGTAATTCTAAATCAGGCACTAAACATAACAGCACCTAAAAAACAGGCGGGGTTGGTTGTTTTATCGGTTTTCGATTTTTTACACATAGTTTTTATCAAGCCAATATACTACTGGTGCCATATCTTCATCACCACCATACACATCATTTACATATTCTGCTCTTGTATCAATCCAAGAGCCAATATCATACCACCAACCTTCGGGTAAAAACATTTCAGCTGCTTTATTTGCCTCTTCAGGGGTTTTAAAAATAAATGTTTCTTCACACATTAATACGGTTATACCTATAGGTTTAAAACCAGCAGCTTTAATGTCATTTAAAAGCAAACTATTTGGTGTGCCATAATTATCATGTACTTCCCATAACTTGCTTTCATGTTCATCATAAACGTCAAAATTGCACATAATATTTTATTTTTTGTAAATATAATAATTATTATTGAATTTCCAAATCTCCTTTATCGGAATTACTGGTGAAACAAGAATCTGTTTTTAACCAATTACTGATTTCTGTTGGTGATAAATATTTAATGTCACCATTAATCGTAATAGGTATTTTTCCATTAATATGATCAGTACAGGTTATAACGAGATTACTATTTGAGTATTTATTGTAATATTTATCACAAGAAATTGCATATTTTAATTGATTGTAATCTAAAATACTCCTTCTAAACTTACCTTGATAGCCAGTATCTACATTAGTTTCCAGAGGATTTATTTTTATTATTGAATTATCCAAATCTTCATTACTTAAAAATCCATTCCCGTGTCGTGTTTGATATGCACGAGTTATATAATATGTGTCGATGATATTATGTTGGTCTTTGAATATAATATCATCAATGATTTTAAATGCATTTTTGCTTGTGGTATTACTTCGGGTTACATTTGGAAAGAATCCATGATCCATATCAAGCATAATTCCTTGACTACCTTCAAAAATTAAATCACCGTTTCCGAAATATACATCATTAATACTATTAACTATCTCATGTTTTTGAATTAAATCATCACATGCTTCTTTAAATTTCAACTCTTCCTCATCAATTATTCGATGATAATTTTTGTCATATAAATCAAAAGCTGCTTTATAATATTTTCTTATTAATCTAATCTTTTCATCACGAATTGTTGGATAAAGCAAATCCCTCATATGTAAATGATAATGATCCTCATTGCGTTGAATTGTCGTGCCGAAACCAACTCCAACAGTACCATTTATTTTAAAATTAGCATCATTCAAATTCATTAATTTATCAAAGGGTGTTGTTATCAACGCATTTGCATTATAATACACCATAGGTATTGGTCCTAATTTTCTTAAAATATTACCTTCTTTAAAAACACCCATTGGGTCAACAGTACAATACTCCGACCAATATGTTGGGACGCCCTTTAATGTGCCTGAACCAAAATTTGAAAATACGTGTCTTATGTCATTATAAACCACTGTATGTCCAACTTGATGACCTCCAGAAAATCTAACAACTAATGGATTTTTTGCATCAGAACATTTATTATTTGCCACGGAACCTTTGCCTTCATCTCCATATAATGCACCAAGAATTATAGAAAATTTATTCATAAATATTAATTTTTATTATAGTACGATAATTACAATCATTATGTTACAAAAAAGCCATGAATTTCTTCATGGCCTTTAACTTAAATATTTATTATTCACTTAAAGCTTCATTACTCCTTCATCAGGAGTCATTGCAAGTGCACCAATATTTGACTTAGCAAGTGCGGTTGTTACTACTCCAGCAATCTTAGTATCAAAACCACTAACTACTTTTGTAATATCAACTCCATGTTGTACTGCAATAATGGTAGCGATAGTAGCACAAATAGCATGGTAATCATCAAGAACAATTAATCTTTCACCTAACATATCCTTCCAATAGCCTAAAACGTCGGGGTCATTACAATAACTACCTTCATTAATGTGTATGTGATATACGTTATAAAGTCGTTGTGCTTCCTCAAGAAGTTGTTTGTCAGTAACTTCTTCACCTTGGGTATAGCCAAACACTTTTCTCAAACTATTTTCGTTTACTATATCCCAACTTGCTTCATCGCCAATGGTAAATAAAAATCCCTTTTGATTGCGTTTTTCAAAGCAATCAATACTTGTATGCCTACCAGCAACAAGCCAAGCCAGAAGATAAGACTCTTTATCTTGGCCGCCGCCACTTTGAAGAGCAACACCTGTTAGCCATTTATCGAGTTCTTCTGTACCGGATTCGAATTGACCAACCTGAATCGGTGCTTTCACATGTGTGTTATGATCATTAATTGCACCAAAAAGAACTTGTGGATGTTCAATACCATTGTCAATAATGGTGTTCATTAATGTTGGAAGTTCATTCTTTACAATATCTTCTGGAATTCTACCCATGCTACCAGTATCATCAAGAAATACCATAACTGCAATTGATTCTGGGTGATCATCACTATCACGAGATTCACGGATAGTGATTTTATTGGGCATCATATCATCAGAAGCATCTTTTGAAAAGATATCATCCGATGATTTGGTTGCATAACCCCTACTTGATGACAAGTGAGTATATGCATCGTCAGACCATTTACTGTATCCCATAATTATTCAGGATTTTGTGTTTCACTAACCTCAGCAGCAGTTTCAGTGGCAGCTTCGGTGTTATCACTTGTGTTGTTTTCAACACTTACTTCTTCTTGTTCGTTAGCCAAATCTTCAAATGATTTAACCTCAGAATACTCTTTCATTCCCATAGTTTAAAATTTAATTGTTAATATTAAAGTTAATTATACGTATATTTTCATTATTATGTTACAAATCTAGTAAATAAAATTTACTTTCAAAGTTCTTTTTTAATAATTCTCGATATTGGACATATTCATCTTTGGTATTTTTATGTTTTGTTAACAAAAAATTTAACATCGATTGATTTACATCCTTATCAACCCTTAGCTTAGTTCCAGCAGCTGATCTATCACCAAGTAAATATATTGCAATTTTTTTACTTAATTCTAAGTCAATATCTGGCGTTGCTATTTTTTCGCTAAATAATGTTGTGGGATACCACATTTTATATTTTGCTGATATTGTATCTGCTTTTCTACCAATGATGTTCATATGATAAAACGAAACAATTATTATACCGTGTGTTTCGGGAACAACAAAAACTGTTGTTGGATTCAAACCCATGTGCACATAATTTACTTGTCTCATCCACACGCAAAACTCAAACATTCTACTGAATATCCAGTTTACGTGTAACTGTGGTAACTTTTGTCCTGTTAGTGGAACTGATCTATCTTTTAAATTAATCGTTAGTTTATTCTGTTCTAAATGCATACTTTCTGGCAGGTAACGATGAAAACCAACAGACGCTTTGTCAGATAACAACATTAATTTATTATAGTTATCAACAGATTTTTTTATTAAGTTACGATTAAGATTAGTAACAACATATTCGATTCTTTTTTCAAACACCCTAAATTCACCGGCTTCATCAACATATTTAATACCATTTTCGAGAATGTCCTTATAATTATTCATCTTACTCATAGCTTCCACAGCAAGTGAATTTGAATTATAATCAGGATGAATTAACTTACTATACATAATGTATTGTTTTTTCCAATCACCAGAAAAGATATCTGAAGGTTTTGTTGATTTAGATAATTTATTAATTAATTCAATATCTGTCATAATTTATTTGTTTTTCGTTCTTGCATTAAACTATTTATAAAATCGATGATATTGCCTAAACATTGTTTTTCAAAAACAGTGCTTGGTTCGGGGAAAAATGAATATTGTCTCCATCTTCCAAACCATTTGACCTCGCCTAATTTAATTGGCGTTGTGTCTTTAGTAAGTACATTAAATTTTTTTGTTTTACCAGTATCTTCATAAAGGTTAAATGTAATCCATTTTGAGTTCATATTTAAAATATTAAATTTATTCGTGTGATTCTGATTCATATCGCAATTGTTTTTCTTCAAATGTTACGATACTGACTTCGCCGCAATAGTTTTCAAAAGTCATTTTCAAATCATCACGAAATTGTTCTAATTCCTCATGACTATCAAAATAAAAGTCATTCTTTAATTCCCAAGTTGCATCAAACATGCCAACACTGGGGTCACCATATGATGTAATATAAAATCCGCTTACCTTTATTATGCTCATGATATTATCAATTACTTTATCTGTTATTTCCATTGTTTTTGTTTTTACAATATACGTTAAATTATTAAAAAGGTTACCAAAACGACGCAAATTGTTACAAACACTTCATTTATAAGTGATTGCAAATATAGTGAAAATATTATTAACTTACAAGTATTTACATTTTTAAATAACTTTGTAACAAAACAAAAAATTATTCGTATTATTGCAAAATAAAAATAATTTTAATTTAAAACTATAAATATGAAGATGAGACAATTATTACAATATAAGGTAGCACTACTAGTTATATTTTTTCTATCTACAAGTATGACTAGTGAAAGCAACACAGATATGTTACATATTTTTAATAATACAAAAGAATTATTATATTCGAACATATGGGGTAGCATTTATAATTCAGAAAAAAGACAGTGTGACAACACACCAACAATTACTGGTGATGGCTCACATATATTACCAAAAAGAGCCAGTAAACATCGATGGATTGCAATTAGTCAAGAAATGCTTTATAGCAAATATCGTCAAAATTTATTATTAGATAAAGGTTGTGGTTTATATGACGGTAAAATACGATATGGCGATACTATTTGGGTTGATAGTCCAAATAAGAATATAAATGGTTGGTGGGTTGTTCATGATACGAAAAACGTTACTTATCGCAACAGTATTGACTTTTTACAAACTAAAGGTGATGGTTCGTTGTATAATAATAATCCGTTATGGAATGGTAAGTTTGAAAACATTAGAATATACAAACTTAATAACATTAGTTATAAACAATATTATGCAATAATCAATGATTGATTATAATAAGCCAATATTGTTTCTTGATCTTGATGGCGTAATTGTCTTAGATGACTTACCATTTAAAAAGAAAATACATTCAGAATATATTGCAAATAATTTTGATAAGAAATGTGTTAATGTTTTAAATGAAATTATTAAAAATGTCAATCCGATAATTATTCTTTCAAGTGATTGGAGATATAATTATTCTTTTGATATTTTAAATAAAATTTTTCATGACAATGGCGTTATTTCTGAAATTTCAGGTATTACAGATAATTTATGGGGAATAGAGTTTAAAAGTCTTTCACAATTAGAAGTATGTAGAGCTACTGAAATATTAAAATATGTCAATGAGCACGATATTAATAATTATGTTGCTGTTGATGATTTAAATTTATTTCCTTGGATTCCAAAAAATTTTGTATATTGCACTCGATTTAATGAAGGGATTAAACAAACTGGAATTAAAGAAAAAATAATTGACATATTAACTTAATTCAAAATAAAATTAATAAAAAACGATTAAATGAATTTTATAAACAGTTTAAGAAACATCGCATATTTATTTCCAGTATTTGGATATTACTTAGTCGAATCGATTGTAATTGCAATCTTTACAACGGTTGTTTGGAAATTTATACTTGGACCATTATTTAATTTTCCCATTAATTATCTACAGTGGATTTCAATTATTTGGATAAGTAAAATTATCTTTTTTAATGTATTTAATTTAATTTCTGGAATTTTTGCAATGACTCAATCTAACACAGATAATAACGAAAACATGTAAATATGAGATATATAAAAGAATCGCCTAGAATAAGCGTTAAAATTTATAATAGTGAAACCGAAGAATTGTTAATAGCAATTACCGACAGGAGCTGGATGAATATTGGCGAAATTTTTCCACAAGCTAATATTAATGCATTACTTGAGCAAGAATTTAAAAATAAAAAACATTTAATGCCCAAAAAAGTATTGGTAATGGTTGCTGAGGAATATGTTCTGGAATAAAGTTTGATGTTATTGTAACAAAATTTAATAATATTCGTAACATATATTATCTTAAAAGCTTATTTATGAAAAAGATTTTAATGTTATTAATCACTATTATTCCAACAATCAATGTGTTCAGTCAAACATGTGGGAGTGCCTTATGTGAGTTTAGTCAACCCGCAGCCTATTTATCAATCACCTTACCTATTAATGATAAATCAAGGAACTATTTGGAGCTAAATACTTATTTATTTTGGGCTAATGGTAAGTTCTATACAATATCATACGATACTTGCAGCAACGTACATGGTTATTATCATTATGGAGATAGATTTGAAAGGAACGTATATTTATTTCGTTTAGATGATAGTGTTTGGCATATTGCATCAAATATAATAAAAGTTGATTATGATAATGTTGATGCTAATGGCATTAGGTCATTCGATTATTATTTTCCCTCAAAACATGACATTACAGATGCAATTGGTAGTAAAAATATTAAAGAAGGTGTAAATAAGGGGTATGTTAAAAAACTTAGTAATGGCAATATTGAAATGAGATTGCTTTATTTTCATTGCAATGACCAAAATAAACGTGATTTGGAGTCATATTACTATTATTGGGAAGTAATTACATTTATCCCAACCAATAATGAATTTTATATTATAAAAAAATGATAAGGGCATCCCAATATACTAAAACATTTGGAACTGAAAAATTCAGAATATTTATTAGTCAAAAGTTCACGATTGACATGTTATATCCAATATATAATGATAAATCATGCGAGACGCTTTTTGACAATTGGCATGGAAAAGATATGCTTGGGTGGCATAGATTCAAGAATGATGATAAAATCATTCTTGAATTTTACCCAACATATTACACGATAAAAAAAGATGTACCAAATGCCATTAGCTATATGTTATCAATTCCACAAACAATTAATGATTTTATTAGTGATTTAAATAGATTCAACATTCAACTTTATTGGACCAATTGGGTTGACGAAAATTTTGAACCAAAAGATTACTTAAATACAGAAGAAATTAAACCATATTATGAAGATTTACTTGGTAAAATGGGTAAATCATTTGAATTAACATAGACAATATTATGAATATAGATACTTTTAAATTATTATCAGACATTACGTTTAAGACACAAAGTTATCGTAAGAATTTTGATCTTATTAATAACAATGAAAATATTATAACCGAACATGAGGGCACCATTATTAAAATAAGACTTTCAGAAAGAAAGTACCCGTTTATTGTTGGTGAATACGGATTTTCTGTTTGGGACGTTAAATTAGCGAACTTACTGAATATTGACGTTAAAAAATTGGTTATCGATCATGTGAATGAAAATACTTATGATGAATTATTTAAACAGTTTAAATCAATTAATTTAAAAAATACCAATAAATTAATTTTATTACATACTTTTATACTACATAAGAACTATCGAAAACATGAAATTACCGAGGAATTTATTGAAATGATTTATAGAGATTTTTACGATGACAATAATATTATTATTGCATTAGTTAAACCATTTCAAGATAACTTGATCGATGCGGACTATTATTTTAATCACAAAAAAATACAAATAAAAGACTCGCTTAAAACAAATATTTATCAGGATATATCAGCAATTGATTATTATTCACTCAATGAATTCGTTAATGAAACTGATACTGAAAATAATGAATATAAACTATTTAATGTTGCAGCTAAATGCGGTTTTAGTAGAATTAATGAGTCATATTTATTTAAATTCTCTCCAGAAAAAACCATTAGTAGAATTAAACAAAAACGACTAATAAGTTAATACTCACCTTAATACAGAATAATTCAAATTATAATTATCTATGTATTAGATAATTAGCTATTTTGAAAACATAAAGTATTTATACACACAAAATGATGATAAACTATTTAAACATATTAAAAATTAATAAACAAAAGATTCCTTCGAATCAGCAAAAAATACATGATATTGAAGTAAAATTCTTCACAAAACCCAGAAAGATAATGATTTCTGGGAATTTTAGTTTAATAGCCCCATTAATCCACATTACTTTCAGTAAGTTTTTAACACGTAACTTATTGATTCTTAACTAATAATAATCTCATTTAAATTAAAAATTATGAAAAAGTTTAAAACTATGTTAAATAGGTCAATATCTACCCTAATCATTTTATTAGGATCAAATTTATTAATCTATTTAGGTACAAGTGCCTCAACAAATTCTAATGATGTTGAATTTAGATATAACGCACTTAAATATGAAAACGAATTATTAATGAACAAATATTATCAATATGAAAAGAACTTAAATTTAATTGAAAATAAAATGGATTCAATTAATATTTTAAATAACTATTTTTATTCACAGATTCGATGCTCAAATCCTAATAATAATAAGATTGATACGTTTAAATTTGGCATACAAAATACAGATTCAATATTTAATTCTTTAGATACAAAGATTTTATATACATCAAAAACAGCAATAATGCAATTAAATAAATTATCTGATTTTACTAACCAGCTTAAAAAAAATGCTAGTATTGTTAGTTTGTATCCAGATATTTCCCCAATAAGACCAAATGATTTTATACGAGTGTCATCAGGATATGGATGGCGTATACACCCAATATATAAACGAAAAATGTTTCATAACGGCATTGATGTTGTGGCAAAACCAAATTCAAAAGTATTTACCACAATAAGCGGAGTTGTTAAAGTTGTTAAATATTCAAATTTTGGGTATGGGAATAGAGTAATAATTGATAATTCTAGCGGATATGAAACATTATATGCCCACTTAAATCCAAAAATTGTTGTAAGGGAAGGACAGATAGTTAAGAAAGGTCAATTAATTGGGATTATGGGTGATAGTGGTAATGCAACTGGACCACATTTACACTATGAAATTCATGTACATAATCAAGTAAAAAATCCAATTGAATATGTTTATGGTTATTTAACAAATGAATTAACAGCAAAAAAATAAAATATGAAAACAAAAATTAAATCAATCCACGAAGAAAAATATTCTGATAATAGTAGAACATTGGGAATTTTATACAATTTTTCAATTGAATCTGATAATCAAAATTGGAAAGATAGTTTAATTTACATTTATAGGGATAATATGTATATATTCTTTAATACAATGGTAGATATGATTGATTATTTATTATATGGTGAATCAAAAATGCCTAGAGCATATTTATCTGAAGAAGAATTTGATTTGTATTATGATGCCGAATTTATTGACGGGAGTTTTACTGAAAAAATAAGGTGGGTTTAGTCCCACCTTATTTTTTAAAATTCTCTTAATATTTTCATTAACTGCATCACAAAATTCATTTGCGTTGCTGATTGTAATGAAATATACTCAAATGTCTCATTTGGTTTTTCAGTGATATTTTCCCAATAATATTTAGAAAGTTCACTTTCCGTTAACAAATTCACGGTCTTTTTTAAATTAAGATAATCCGCAATAAGCATTAACGGTGTATTTCCATACCCATTAAATTTCCAAACATTTTGTGTATCAATTACTGATGATTCCCAAGGTTTAGTATCTAAACATTTTTTTAGAATATATGGTAATTCTTTATTTTTACCTGATTTAATTGTATGCAGTAAAAATCTTTTTATTAATAGCGGAATATCATGACTAATTATATTATGTCCACATAATGCTGGAAAAAATTGTGGCTGTAGAATAATGCCCTCATTTGATAAATAGTCCAATACTTCCATAAATTGAGCAATCACAACGAATTCATCTGAATTAACAATTCTTTTAATTGAACGTTTTTGAACACCATTTTCTAAATAAATCGTACCATAGGTTATTGCAATAATTTTGCAAAACTCAGGATAATTTGGTGCGTTATCTGCGTATGAAATCATGTTATTTTTTTCGTTGATTAAGTTCTTCCAACGATCAAATAATTGCTTATCATTTTTTTCGAGTTCTTCTAAATTAGGATAATTTAGAACTGATTTAATACTAAAAAAAAGCATACTATATATACTTTCTTTATTAAAGACTTCCTCAAATATTGCCATATTTTTATTTTTTGTTAATTATTACTAAATATAATTGTACTTAATTTCACTCAATATTAAAAATAAAATGAATCATTTTTAATAAGAAGGACTTATTAAAATTTTTAATTTCCAAATAAATTTTTTGAATGTCAATAAACTCATATGACATTAGTTCGTCGAAAGTATAAGTGTTATTTGAATGTTTTAAAATATATTGAATCAATTTTTTTTGCCTGAGTTTATTTATCTTTTTTTTATTTTCAATTTCAATTAAATATTGCCCCCCCAATTGTTCAATATCAGAAATAATAATGTTCTTTTTACGATCAGTATCATCTTGAAGGTGTTTAGTGTATGCAAGATAACTAATATCGCTATCATCAATATTAATATCGTCTATTGCCATACAAATTATTCGTTTTGTTGATCTACGTCATCAATTTCTTTAATATGCACGCCCGAAGATTTAAAAATTGGTGCTTCTTTGGGCTGTCTTGGTTTCCTAGTTGTTTTTTCAGAAATTGGATTCAATTTTTGATTTAAATTTTTAAATGAATTAATTTTGAGTTCATCTAATTCGTTATAAAACTTTTTGGCCTCATTTTCTAACGTATTTTTCATTTCTTCCATTTTATCGGTGAACTCCTTCTCTTTGTTTGCAATTCGTTTATTTGTTTCAATGATAATTTCAACAAAATTAATTAAATCATCGAATACAATTGTTGACTTTTTAGGCGAGATTTTTATTAATTTACCAACATCATTTTCAGTTATAAGTATACAGCTAATATCCTTATTTTCGCTAAAAACCCACGTTTTGGGCATACCCACTTCTACTTCCCACCAGCCATTAACTGTATCTCTGGTAAATGACCTTATATAGCCGTTAGTTGGTTCTAATATTGTTTCAATTGGATTCATTTTTTATTTAATTAAATATGTAAAAAATATACTTATTGATATCCATAATATGATCTTCTCAACTTTGTTGAGAACAAAAACTGTTTCTTTATTTAACTTAAATCTTCCATACATTTTTATGCTAAGATCAGCGATGACATATAGCATAAAAATGATAGAAGAAATAAATAAATACTGATATATTTCAGTAGATATTAACATGTTTATTCTCCATGTGTTTGACCTTGATGAACTTGTGTTTGCCCAACAGGTGTTTGTGAATTATTAATTTGTTCGGGTTGTACTGGTTCCTTGAAATATTGCTCAATAAGACCTATCTGAGCGTTTAGTATTGCAAGGTTTTTCAAGCTAAGAACCATATCATCAATCTTATTTTTGTAGTTAGTATCAGGGTCCTGAGCAAGGCGTACAAGTTCAATTTCCTCATAATACTTATCGTTCCCCAATTTGTTTAATAAATCTAATTTTAGATTTGCCATAGTTTTTTAATTATTAAATTAATTATTATTTTTTGTAAATTTAGCAATATTAATTAGAAGTTGCAAGTAAAATTAAACAATTTCTAAAACATTTCTTTTTGAGTTAATTGATTTATCATAAATAGTATATACTTCAATTAGGATATTTATGATATTTTTATTTTTTTGATTATCAATCTCAAAAATATCCCGCCAAAAATTTTCAAAATACTCAATAGATATTTCTGAATTATTTTTTTTCTTATAAAACTCATGATAATAGTATAAAAAGAAGTATTCTTTTAATTCGTCATTGTCACTAAAATTAATATCTTCCTCCTTAAACTCATCACATACTTTATTAAAGCACCACGTATAATGATTACGAATATCATTGTCATCATTTAGACTTTCCTTATCAAGATAATACTTATAAATATAACGTAATAAGTTTAATGAAAAGTCCTTATAAACCTCAACTCTGTCTTTAATTATATAATGTTTCTGTGATTTACTCATTAGTATAGATTAAAATATTCTTTCTTCATTATATTTAAATCAATTTCGCCATTATATCCATCAATTTTACCAATTGAAGTAAATTGCCATATTTTCCACTCATTCCACCCTTTTGGTATTGACGGCAGACTTTTTTCGGGATTATTAATGTATGCTGCAATCCATAATGGATTAGTATTAAATGATGAACTTGTATTTGTGTCAATAAAACTTTTGTATGAATATATAATTACGGAAATATTTTGCTCACGTAATTTACAAATAAATGCTTTAATGAACCTATTCATATGATCAACTTTATCCGTCCAAATGTTATCGCTAGAATATGATTCAATATCTAAAACTAACGGTAAATCAGCTTTGGGTAAGAATTTAACATGGCTGATAACATTATTAGCTTCTTCAATTGCATCATCTTCAGGATTTGCCACATTCCCCGGCCTTGCAAAATGGTAATAGCCAACTTTCACATTATTTTTTTGCGCTTCTAAAATTCTCGCCTTTATATTATAAATGTTGTCTTCGTGACCAGTAGTTCCTTCGGTAATTTTAATAAAAGCAAACTCAATTCCTGCTGCTTTTACTTTACTCCATGTAATGTCTTTTTGATATTTTGAGCAATCTAAACCTAACACACAATCTAAATTCTCAATTCTTTTTTTCGATATATTCGGTAACATATTTTATATTTTATTATAAATACTTTATAAATGAAAAGGGTGCTAATAATTAGCACCCACAAATTTAATAAAATTTTACTTAAAATTTACTAAAATCCACGATTTTTTCTTACATTCTTTGTGTCAATATAATCTGCAGGTCTATAGCCAAGTAGATGTTTCATTTTATCATATTGTTCATTAACCATTGGTTTACCAACTTGAATATTTTCATTTAATGACTTTATTTGGTTTTTTATAGCAATAACATTTTTACCATCAGTATAAAATTTATGTGTAGATATTAAATTAACAACCGCTTCATTAACAATGACTTTATTATCAATAGATTTACTATTATATGTGTTACCTAATCCAGTAAAATCTAGTTCAAATAAATCCTCAACATTTGATTTTAATTTAACTTCGTTTAATTTGAAATCAATTAAGTGTCTTTTATTTAACGCATCAATATATCTTCCAGTAATCATTGATTCATTAACCCCATCTCTTTCATTCCAACCACTTTTTTCTTTATCAAACTGGTTCTTTTTAATCCCATCTTCTACTGGTTGAGTATCCTTATTATACATTGGGGCACCAGCTCTAAATTTTAATTTGTCCTGTCTTTGTTTATATAACTTGTCACCCATATCTGCTTTCATTCGATCCTCAAAACGTTGATCGGGCTTGTTATCATAAACCAAGTCTTGTTGCCCAAGTCTATACATATCGACTTCATTTTGTTCATCTTCGGTAAAATTACGTTTAGGAACTTCATCACCCCCATCATTAGTGCTATTACCAACGTTTTTCAAAGCCTCACCTTTAGTTGTGCTTAGCTCTTTCTTTTCAATATCTTGTGTTAATTTTTGTGGATTATCAACATTTGTTTGTTGATCTTTCCATTCCAATTCATCTTCAATATCAATAATTTCTTTAGTACCACTATGTTGTAAATCCTTTTTAAAATTTGTGGGGTTTTGTGAAATTACACGTTCTCTTGTGATCTCAGATGATATTTTTCTATCTTCATTCATTTTAATTAATTTTTGGTGATGAATTGAGTATGCGTCCAATTCTCTATTTAATTCTTCAAATAATTTTATTGTTTCTGATTCATTAATTCCAGCAGTTGTTTGTGTACCCGTCGGTACATTACTGCTTTGATCACTTGTTGGTGTAGCATAATTCGCCATTGATGGGATACTTGGCCTTGCTATCATACTTTGTGATGTTTCTTCGTTAACTTCGTCATCTGTTAATTTAAATGTCGCTCCTGATTTTTTCATATCTTCCATTTTGTTTAAAAATCTTTCATTATCAATATTATGTCCCCAATTTTTATTTGGGTTAATTTCTATTCCTCGATTATTAGCTAAGAATTTATATTTACCATCATTATCTAAATAGTATATTTTGTTGTTATTATCATCTAATTTTATATATCTCATCCAAAATTTAGGATTTTGTTGAATTAAATAATTATTTTCATTATTACCTAACTTATATGGCTTTAATTGATATTGTTCTTGTGACGATGAACCGACAATATACGTTGCACCATGTGACTTACCATAATCATCATTTTCAAAAACAGAAACGCCACCAAATTTATTTGTTTTTGTTGGTAACCAACCTATTTGTTTTAAAAATTGTGGTTCTGGTATATGATATTCTTCATTAACTCTTTCTGGTAGTTTTTTATGTTTAGTACTAGCAAAATCTTCAACATCCTCTGGACTTACAGTTTTTGCAATTTTTTTCACAGCACCACCTACTTTATTTGGGCTTAACTTTCCTGCTTGTACAGCATGTGCCATGCCGAACAAACGTTGTTGTGCCTTTGACTTAGCAATTTCATCAATTACTTCATCTTCCATAAGATTTATGTTAGGTGTATCGGTGGTTCCTTTGTTAAGTGTGTTTAATTCAGTATTAATATCTTCGTCATCCCAACCTTTTACAGTATCGCTATTAAAAGCAGATGTTTTATTAATAATGCGGTTAACAGCTACTTCACGATTATTGACTTGTTCATTAAATTCTGCTTGATGCGACAAATCAACCTCATTTAATTCATGGACATATTTTTCAAAACTAGATGGATCGGTTAGATAATTGCTTTCTTGTATAATAGTACCACCCTTCCATATTGGTTTGCGCATTGGTGAACCTTTACTACCTAAAAGATCACCTTTATTACTCCACGCAGCAGGACCAACATATGCACCAGATGATGCTGATGTAGTTGTTTCATCAACTTTGTTATTATAACCTAATGCCGGTGAAAATGCCCCAGCACCTGCTGCACCAGTTGTTTCTTGTATTCCATTTAGAACTTCAAGATTATACCCCAATCCTTCGAGTTCCCCTTTAAGTTCATTATATTCCTCTGGAGTAGCAAGGCGGCTTTCTTTAGCGTATTCAGGGCTTGCTGAGCTATGTTGCCCAACATGCGAATAAGCGGTTTTATTTTTACCGCCACTATCAAAATTTTCCTCTGGAAAATATGCAAATAAATCAGGGTCTTCTGGATTTTTTTCATTAACTAGAAATATTACTTTTGTTAGGGGTTCACTATTTTCATCAACAACTGTTTTTTGTTGCTTAGGTAATCCCGATTGTGCCATTTTCTTCTCTCCAGCTTTTTTTAATTGATTAATGCCACTATGATCTCTTCTTTTCTTTTCTTTAGGAATCGACATTTTATATTTTTGTAAATATTTTGGACTATTAAGCACATAGTCGTTGAAAATAAGGTTCATTATTGTCTCATTATAGTGATACCCATAGCGTTGCTCCCCCATTTCAGCCATTTCATTATAAATGACAGATAGTTTAGGATCACTAAACACCAAACCCTCCATTTTTGGTAAACTGAAAATCTTTTTCTTTAATGAAAATTCACTTTCGCTTAATAAACTATCAATTTCATTTAATTGTACATTATTTTGTACCATAGTTTTTTTAAAACCATTTTCAAATTTTTGTGATTGACTGTTAACTGGTTTATTTAATGTTGGTTTCGCATTCATAATTAAATATTTTATCTATTTTCATAATATATTGAGAAGCATCTATTTGATATCTGATTTCCAAAACTCTTTCTTTTGCCATAATACTTTATAAACTGATTCCATAGCATTTTTTATTGTTGAGATTAGTTCATTTCTCGTTTGGCTATTTGATTTAGCAAGAACCTTTTTCATTTCTTTATCTAAAGCATCATTAACAAACTTATTTATTTCATCTTTAACGATTTTCTTAATTTCATTATTATCCATATCGTGCTTATCAATTAAATATAAATACTTGAAGAACACAAAAAAATGGACATAAATAAAAAAGAACATATATTATTAGCATACGTTCTTTTTTTACAAAAATGATTTAAAATTTTAACATTATTTCACTAAATAATAAATGCCACCAACACCTACCGCACCTAAACCAACATGAAATAACGTTTTTCCATTTCGAATAAAAAAGTTTTCAAATTTTTGCCATCCATTTGGATTTACAAATTCTTTTGTCAAATTTGGTATTGCATAACTTTCAATATCAACAGTTTTAAAAAATCCATTAGAGTTTGATACACTAAAGGTTATTGGATATCCCTTCTTTTTTTCATTCTTCCATTGGAAATCAATAAATTGTGAATTTGGAAAGTATAGCGAATTAATACTTAATGTTGGCTGTGTTAACGAATTTATTGGTAGCACATTCCCAACAGTAAAATTATATTCAACTTCATTGCTATCGTTTTTATATGAATCACTAAAGGTAATTTTTCTATTTGTTGTATCAACAATTGTTTGTCCTTTATGTAATAGTGAATCGATTTTTACCGTACTTTTTATCAATGCCGCTGCAATTACATCACTTTTTTTATTAGCTTCAACAATCCTGTTAATGAGTTCTTTTTGTAATGAATTTAATTGATTATTTATCTTTTCAAGATTGCCAATACTTTGTTGTATTGTTAATTTTTCTGCAACCCATTCATTTCTGATATTCTGATAATATTTAACAGAATCTAATAAAGCATCTTTTAATTTTACTTCAACCTGATTATCATTTTTTAATTTACTAATTTTACTATGTTGAAAGTAAATAATTCCTCCCATAATAATTATAACACCAATTACTATTAATATTATGTTTCGTGATATGTTTTTCATATTTAAATATATTAATTATTCAAAATATTATTTCTCCAATACTTATAAAAGGTATCATAATATGATTCAACCCTTTTAATGATTTTATCATTTTCCGGATTATCTGGTGTAAAATCTTCAAGATAGTTGAATTCAACGCCAGATGTACTTTCATCAGGGGTTACTTTATAAATAAATTGAATAATCCCATCAATTGTCCCACCCCAAAAAATTAAATTATCATAAACCTCTAGATCGATGAACTTAACGTTAATGTTCATGTCCGAGAAGAAATTATTGAATTTTTCTTCTTCACGAGCCTGATCATAAACAGTTTTTTTATTCTGTTTATTTTCATCGTCATTATGTTCAACATTTTCATTAATTCCACGTGTAATTTTTAACATATCACGCATGCTTAAGTCATTTTTTTGTGTATTCGTTGTTTCAGCAACATAATTGCCATTACGTATACGTTTTATAAATTCTCTCATTTGTATTGGAGATGGTTTATCGTTTATTGTTGTTTTGTTCATGATAATAAATACTCATTTACTTTGTAATAATTTATTAAATTTTTCTATATCAAATAATGGATTAACATCACTACTATCTTCAATATAATTACTCCTAAAAACAATTCCTCTAAATTTTAGTATATCCTTATGGTAGTAGTTAAAATCGACACAAATTTTTGGAATATTATATTGTTCACAAAGTTTTTTACATAATTGTGCTACGCTTTTAGTTTGCTCATCAGGTATTTTTTCCCAATAATTATAACCAAACCATGTTTTCTCAACAACATTATTTTCATCACATTCTTCATTAATCCAATTAACATACCGATTTTGCAATGCTTCATATAAACATCCCATATTTTCTAACACAATTGATATTGACTGTTTATCAGCATTTTTAATTCCTAAAAAATCTGTGTGAAAATCGCTATTATAGTGCTGATATATCGTTCCATTTCTAGACACAGTAAAAGTGTTCCATTTTTTTGTTTTGCCAAAATCTTTATGTAATAGCCTTGTAATATGATAACTATCTTTTCTTAAACTAGCTGCTAATACGATTTGTGTTTTAGCTATTCGTGTTTTATATCGATTAATCTCATTAATCTGATATGTTGTTTCATCTATTTGCATTATAATTAATTATTAACGTATTCAACCTCAATACCTGCCTCATTAAATATTGTCAATTTAATTTCCAATGTTTATTCATTCTAATCTTTTTCGCACGTTTCATTAGGTCATCTAATTTATCATAATCATCCATCGGATCGGCAATTGTTAATTTTCCTAAATCATCAACTAACTTAAGTGCTTTCTTAATTAAATCTGCCTTTTCTTTGTTTTCTGTCATGTTATTTCATATTTTCTAATATTCGATATGAATCATCAAAGCTTTCAACAATATCTAATGCTTCTTGATATGTTTTTGATATATATCTCCTTTTACCTACGGTATTAAAAACACTGACGTTATCCATATCCTTTAAGAATTCATCAACGAGCTTATTTGTACCGATAATTGTTGTTTTTTCCTTAATTAATTCTTTTAATTCCAACCCACTAATAACTTTATCACCAACATTAATTTTTCCGTTACCGTATATAAAAGTAATTAATGTACGATATCTATCACGTTTTAAATAAAACTTTTCAAATTTTTGTTCATTTATTACCAATAATTTAAATTCATACCATTCTCTAAAATAAATTCCGCCAAAAATTAAAAATTCACTAAGTATTGCAATAAAAATAAATAATATAATATTTTGAATATTTTCATCATCAATATTTATATTAGAATTATTTTGTTTTATTTCAAGTGCATTAATCTTTGCAACATATTCGGCATTAATTAAATTAATTTCATTTTTTGTTTCATCAATTTTTTTATCATTCTTATCAATATCGCTACGATATCCAGCTTTTATACTTTCCCAACCAATTGGTGTTTTTTCTATTCTTTGACTTATTGCTTTATTAAGTTCAATTAATTCTTGAATGTAATTCAATTTTAACGTTTTTTGAGCTTCAAATATTTGAGTTATACTGTCTTTATTTACCTTTGTTAAATTCTCCACAACATTTTTTTTATATGTTCCAATATTCCCAAGATTTTTTGATCCAATTATTGATATATAAAAACTTAATATAATTATCACAATTGAAACTAATAACCAACTTGTTGAGGCTAATCTCATTTTTGCTTTCACATATTCATTAGAAAAATTTCGAATAACATATCGTTTAATTACTTCAAATGCAACCAATATTAATATTGTAATTATTGCTGCAATAAATTCACCCATAAAACCATCAATAATATGTATGTTTATTGCCTTCAGCAAGCCCGGATAAACTAAAAAAATTGAGAAGAAAATTGAAAGCATATTACCCAAAAAGGATAAACGAAATAACCACCAATCCAACCCCCTATTGCTTTCCTCAAAATCCTTTTTATTGTTTTTTTTCCTTAATAAATCATATTTATTTACATCCATAATCAATTAAATTTTTTTGTATATACATACTTTAATTTCAATTTTATTCAAGAACCAATGATGATATTCCATCGGCATCTGATTGTACTTCAATCAAATAATCTGGATTAATATTGGCGTTATGCTCAATAATTAAAACTTTGTTTATGTTATTTTTTATTAGTTGGAGAACTTCAATAAACTCTTCAATACTATTTTCATCCAATTTGCCCATTACCTCATCTAATAGAAAGATTGCTGGTTTTGCTTTTACATTTATCTGATTCAATGCAAATTTCAACACAATACTTGAAAATGTCCTCTCTTTGCCACTAGCACTAATACAATCGATAATTGCTTGAGGTCTATCATTATAAACTAATTTAGGTTTTAAATCATCAGCATCTAACCATACTTTAAATTGTGCAACGGATAATATTTTCTCAAGAGTTACATTAATCTTTGGAATAATATAATTACTTAACATTTGCTTTGGAATACCATCACGATGTACACATTTCTTATATAAATTAATAATAGTATCCTGATATTCTTGTTGTTTAAATTCAATAATTAATTGTTCGCTATTTTTAACTCTTAATTGTTTTTCAGCAACACTAGTTTTTTTGATATAAATATCCTCCTTTAAATCATTTTCAATTTCTTCTAACGATATTAATTTTTGTTTCGATGCATCAATTCCCTTTTCAATTTTTTTATTTTCCTCAATTTGAATTAAGCTATTTTCATAGCTTATTATTTTTTGTTCATTAATTGTTATTTTTAGTTCTTCATTTTGAATTTTTATTGGGATATTATCTAATTCCAATTGAAGTTCTTTGCGTTTATTCACATCATTCATATCATTAGTAAGCTGACCAATTTCTTTAAGAATGACATCCATGTTTAGGGAATATTGTTCAATTTCGTTTTCAACTGATTTAATGTCTGATTTTAGTTTATCAATATTTTTTTGATGTGTGATTTTATCGATGCTTTCTTTAATTGTTATCTTATCGGCAATATCAAACATTTCACTTTCCTTAATTTCAATCATTTTTTTTATATGATCTTGATGCTCCTTTTTATTTATGACCTGTCCGCATTGACTACAAATTTTACTGTTTTTAAGTTCAATTATTTCATTTTTAAGCTTAACCCCATCTTGTTTTAATCTAAAAATCTCACCATTAATTATTTCAATTGTGTGTTCCTCATCTCGAATAGTTTGTTCAATTGTTTTTATTTTTAACTTTAGGTTATATTCATTTAATTTAAATTCATTTTTTTTCACATTAAGCTCCTCAAGTCTATTCTCATCATAAGTTTCTTTTAGTTGAGTAATGCTTTGTATTAAAACCTTCTCACGTACCTTAAATTCAACAACATTTTGTTTGTTGATGTCAATATGCTCCTGTACATCATTCACATCTAAATTATATGTTTCTGAATCAATTTTATATAATTTTTTCGTTAGGTCTTCAACATATTTTTTACCAACATTAATTCTATTATGTGCATCAGGTAATTTATTTGTTTCAATATCAATGATGTTTGATTGAATCGATTTAATTTCCTCAGTTAATTTAGTAATATCATTTGTCGTTACCTCAACATTACATGATATTCTTGACTTTTCATTTGCCCTTTTTTGATAAGATTTAATTCCATCTAATTTTTTGTCAAAAATATCTAATCCGCTATCATATAATAACGAATCAATAAATATTGCCATGTCGCTAGATAATATTCTATTAAGTGTATCGGAAGTTGTCATTACAATTCTCATGAAGTTATCATAAGTACCAATAATATTTTCAATATTACTTTGAGTTAAAACTCTCCTGTCCTCATTAAGATTGTCTAATACAGTTTCTGAATTCAATTCATCGTCAGGCGTTGTAAGTAAATAATATTCTAATACAGTGGGAGCACCATTAATTTCACCATCTTTTGATTTCGTGATTTCAGTTTTTCTTTTAATTCCAAAATATTCATTATTTGCTTCAATAACAATATATGTTTCACAAGATTTTGCATCGTTTCTGTTATTAACAAACCTTTTATCACCAAATTTTAGTCGAGTTTCGGTTTCTAATGTTTTATTAAATAATGTATATGTAATAGCTTTCAATATCGTTGTTTTACCAGCAGTATTTAATCCGGTAATTTGAAATAATCCATCCATATCTCTCCAATCAATATTAAATTCACCATATGACATAAAGTTTTTACCACCAAATCTAATTATATTCCACTCAATTTGCTTGCTGTTTGAAATATTAATTTCATTTAAAATTTCTTCATCCAATGATATGACATCATTGATTAACTGGTCTTCAACACCTATTTTAGTTAGATATTCTTTAAATATTTCATGTTGAACCGATTTTTCAGTAATGTTTTCCAATGTAACATTTTCATTTACCTCAAGTTTTTCAGATTCAAGAAATTCATTTTTATTTGCAATTGAAGTTATGGTATTACCATATTTTAATTTAATATGTTCAGTTATTTTTCGTTCATTATCCTTGTTTCTTGTTTGCGGTAGAGTATTCCAAATAAATCTAATTCTCATAAATTTAGTTGGGTTATTAATTTCAATATCTAAGTCATCAAAATCAACATACTGACTAATTTTAATGTTCTTAAATGAATATTCATTTTCAATAGGTATTTCTTGTACTGACTTATTAATAATATCCCATAGTAAGTATCCATGAAAATTATCATCTCCCTCAGAAAAGTCCTGTGACAATAAACTACTTGAGTATGCTTTAGTTCTGTCTTTATTTAAAAATTGTTGAAGATGAATGTCACCCAAAAATGAATAGTCACCTTTAAAATCATTTAACTTATAATAAGATTTACTTTTCATTTCAAATCCGGTTGTTGATTTACAACCATTAATCGGATCATGAAATAAATCAATAAATGTTTTATCTATGGGTTTATTCTTTATATGTTCTTTGCCTTCTTTGCTTATCCAAGGATCGTTTTTAGCATCACCATGATGCCAAACAGCCCAGATTATATTTTCATCATCATAAAATCCGGTTTTATCGTAGTATATAACATTGTCGTTATTCAATGTTTTGATAATGGCTTTAACACTATCAATTCTCTTTATGTTTTTTTTTCTAAAATCGTGATTACCCCTAGTTACTCGAACAGGTGCAATTTTGCTTAAATCATTAAGTAAGTTATTTGCCATAATTAGCTGCTCGCCCTGTAAATCCAAATAATCATGAACTAAATCACCAACAATTACAATTCTATCGGGTTTATTCTTTCTTAGTGATTCAACTAATCTTTTAAAAACTTTTTCATATTCATTATTGCGTGTTGGGGTTTTACGCATATGCAAATCAGAAATGTGAGCAATTTTAGCTATCATATATAATATTTTTTCACAAATATATTAATATTTAATCAATGTTGCAAGCAATTATTATTAAGTCCGATCTAATATTACCTGACAAATTATCATACATAACACTAAAATAATTCAATTATTGTCAGAACTAAATCACAGATACTGTAAAGATGTCAGTATCAATATGTTGGCATCAAATTTGGATTTAACGACATTAAAATAATTTTATTTTAAAAAAATTAAAACTATGTTGACAATGTATGTAAAACCACAAATGGATTTATTTTTCGATAATTTCTTTAATTATCGCACTAATGACACTATGGTTAAAACACCGGTTCATGATGTAATCGAAAATGAAAAGGAATTTCAAATTGAGTTATTATTAGCTGGGATTAAAAAAGATGATATCAATATTGATATTGAAAATGACATTCTTACAATCAGTGCTGAACGTAAAGAAGATAAAGATTTAAAGTATAATCGTAAGGAAACCTATTTTGGAAAATATAAAAGGGGATTCACACTTTCAGATGAAATTGATAAGGAAAATATTAGTGCTTCATTTGTCGATGGGATATTAAAAGTAATTGTTCCTAAATTAAACAAACCGACGAAGTTAAGTAAAAAAGTAATTAAAATTACTTAAAATAATTGAGGTGCTGCTTGCACCTCAATTTTATTCATAATCAAAATTTATATTATTTTTCTTTAATTTTGTTTTAATATAATTAACCCTATTACTTACTGTTGAGCTTGTTATATTAAATTCTTTTCCAATTTCATTATAATCATATCCTTGAATATATTTCATATCAAGTAATGTATAATCTTGGGGTGACAATTGTGCTGATATGTAATTAATTGAATTATTTGTTTCAAATGTATTATTACTAGTATTTGCAGATGCAAATGTTAATGAATTAAAATTATTTGTTGTAGTAAAATGTGATGTAGAAGCTGTAAATAACGTATTACCATTAGATATGGAATTATTATATCCGTCAATATTCACTGTAGTTGTAGTATTACTTCTCCATTTATCAATCATATAATTTTTAGCAATACTGAAAACCCATGACATAAACTTCGATTTTGTTTCATCAAATGTGTTTATATTCATGAAAACTTTAATCATTATTTCAGAAACATCGTCATCAAGGTCATGACATAATGAATATTTATTTTTTAAAAACCTTTCAACTAATTTTTTATATTTGTTATATAATATCTCTTGTGCCTTTTGACTTCCATTCAAAGTATTTTGAATTAGCGTCATATCTTCGTTTTCTATCGTCATATGGATTTTGTAGCTTTGTTATAAAATAATCATTGACATTTAAATTTCTTGCAGTTTTTATTGCATAAAGTACCGCATCAATCCCCTGATTTCTATATAATTCGTCCAAATCTTCATTTGTTGGCAATTTAATTATTTTAATTTTTTCTTCACAATCAACATAAATACTACGAAGAGTATAATATGCTTCAATACTATTCTTATAGGCATCAGGGTCCAATAGAATAACAACTGGTGGTTTTAACTCAACCAATTTATGAAATAATGCAATTGAGATTGTTTTTCCTAATAAAGGTATGGCATTAGGAATACGGAACATTTCGAAAACGCCCTCAACAATAAAAATCATTGCGTCCCAATTAATTAGTCCTTCATTAAAAATGATTTTACTTTTATCTGAATTGGGGTTATCATATTTTTTCTTTTTCTCATTAGGATCATAACTTCTTCCAACAAAATAATTAATCTCACCATTTATTCCATATGATGGTATTATGATTCGTTTTGCATATTTTCCTGTGGTACAAAAACCAAGCCTATATTTTAAAATAACATTTCTTGATATTTTTCTTTCATTAACTAAATAATTATACGCTTCGAAATGCTCTAAATTGTTTTCACTCATTTTTGAAAAAAATATCATTTCATCAGGAAGCTTTACTAATAATTCCTCAATTTCATTATCATCGTCATTCCAGAAATAGTCGTTTCCAAGAATTGATTTATATGATTTATATAATTCATAATCAGCATGTGAACCATACAACCTAATTAATTTACCCAAAGAACCGCTAAATTTAGGGTCTTGACAGGACCAACAGCGAAAAACATTTTTTGCTGTATTAATCTCTAGATTATGTTTACCATCACCATGTGGTAGTCCACTTAGTTCGGAACAGCGTGGACAATCTACCTGTAATTGATTGCTAACATTCAACCCCTTAACATCGCCAAAAATATTTTCAATAATGCTGTGAAACTCTATTCCACGTATATTACCGTTCATAAAAAGCTACAAAAAATTACTAATTAGATTTTCTTGTTTGTATACCATAATACAAAAGTAAACAAAAAATGCTTTAAAGCAAATAGTCTAAAGCATTTTTGTTATGAAGTTTTAATATTAATATCGTTTTTCGTTTTCCAGAAACGGAAAAAATGTGATTAAACGATTAAGAAATCCCGGACAATATATCCTAAAATTACCAATACCTGTATTTGGATCAGTTCCTAATTTAATGTGATTATTCTGAAGTTCATTAAATAATTCAATTACTTTAATACCTGTATTATCTAATGTTGAGAAATTACCAGATTTTAATTGTTGATTTTCAATGAATATTTTTTCATAATCACCTTTTGCAACAGCAATTTCTGCTTTAAGGTTTTTATTTGATTCAGATAATAATGATACTTGTTCTTCAAGCCATTCGACACTAACATTTGATCCGCTTGTATCTTCAGCTACAACCAATTTTTCTTCAATAATTGGTGTTAACTGTACGTCCGATAAAAGTTCTTCAACCTTTTTTTTTGCCCTAGCATCTCGTTCATCAGCTTGTGTGATTGCTTTTTGTTTGATTTTATTCTCAGCGGGTTTTTTTGCAATCGGTTTTACATTTTTACTATTACCTTTTGCTAATTTTAATAAATTTTTTTCTGCCATAATTATTCAATTATTAAGTTACTATTTAAATGTGCAATTAATCCGTAATCATAATTCCATATAAAAGCATCAGCGGCTTTAATTTGCCCAACAAACCCTTTTTTATGGTGCCATTCCTCAGTTCCAGTTAAACTTGAGAGATACCTGATAGTAACACCTAAGTCTTCATTCAGTTCTCTTGATTTATTTAATTCATATTTCATATTACGTTTACGGTGTATGTGGCCTAAATGCCATTCATGAAATTTGGTTTCACTCCACATTGGTTTTGATTCGATATCAGTTGCCATAATCATTGGTAATGAACTTTCCTTTTCTTCACTACCATGTGTTAAACCTAACAATAAATTACCAAAACGATAATACTTTCTAGGTGAAGCACCACAATTAATATTTACGGTCGGATCATTGTTGAACCACGCCTCAAGATATTTCCCCATATAATGACTACGCTCAAGATCATGATTTCCCGGTATAACCACAACATCAATTGGAACGCCCGTTTGTTTTAATATATTAATTCCATCGACAAGTAATCTCACACCAACGTTAAATGTTTTTTGCCAACGCAAATCTTCATCTTGCTGAGTACCTTTCGTTGTTGTATTAAATATTGTGTCACTATTAAAGAAATCATTTCCGATTGGGAATAAAATTCTGGAAAATTCAAATCTGCTTGCTCTATATAATAAATTCCTAATTGTAATTAAGAATCTTTCACGAGCAATTTTTGTGTCATAATTTTCAAATGTTTCACCACCCCAAGCAAGCTTACCGATATGTAAATCAAATATTGATATTTCTAATAAATTATTCTCAGTTGTTTTTTTAGGATATTCAGGTGTCCAGTCAAATACTGGTGGCTGATAACTTTTTGCCATTTTTTTGAATATTTTCTCAATATCTAATGCATCAGCCAATTTAACATCTCTTTCTAAACGTGCCTTAACTTGCCAATTTTGAATTGTTTCAGGATTTGCATTTTTCCAGCTAGTCACATCCCATTTATTAATTGTATGTTCTTTTACTTTCCAAATATTTAAATCAACATTAGTTGCTTTCAGTAATTCATCTAATGTTTTAACATGGTCTATTGGGTAGTTACTATTACTTTTCCATTCAATATTTGCATTATTTTTATCATATTTCGTGGTGATTTTCCCATCAGAACGTTTTTCAGTAACTTCATTATTAATGCTAAATAATGTCTCACCACTTTTATTCTTTATAATGAATATTTGCTTATCGTCATCAGTTATTTTATTTTTTGATTCTGATGTATCATTAAATAATGCATTTTTATACTGAGTATATGCGTTTTCGAACAATGAAAACAAATCATCATCAAGCGTTCCGTTTTCATAATATTCATAAACTAACGCTTTTATATTTTTCACATATGTATCTGAATAACCACATTTAACTGACGCTTCTTTAACAGAAATTTGATTTTTCATTGCATATTGAATAACCTCGACGGCTTTCTCAATTCTTTCTTTCTTCATATTAAAAATATTTGAATTATATTAATTTTTGTCAAATTTATACTAAATAATATTAATTTACAAGGTTTTATATAAAAACATTATTATTTTCAACTAAAACTTTAATATTTTTTTCAATTTTTTCACAATCATCTTTAAATGTAACTTCATTTTCAAGTGAAAGCTTAAACCATTCGCCCTCCATACGATAATGCGAATATCTCATGTGTAGTGCCTTTTCAATTTTACTCGCAAACTCTGATTCATAGGTTTCAATTAATTTTAATTCAGATGAATTACCAGTATTTAATTCTTTTATCCTCTTATTTGGATGTTTTGATATTCCAATCTTATAGTAGCTATTTTCTAATGAATGTATTAGATACACATATTTCATCATTTATTTTGAGTATTTTTCCAATAGCTTTAATTTAATCATTCCACTATAACCACAAGCATATGCGTCTGACATATCAAAATTAATATTACTTGGTTGGTTTTTCTTATTATAAAACCATTCGATTTGTGGTTCTAATTCACATACTTTTCTCCAAATATACAACTTTTTTTCATCACGAAATTCAACTGGAAATGAAAGTGTTTCAACAATTTCAATTTCACCAGTTTTTCTATTTTTTCTTTTTGTTGTATTAATCAATTCAGGTAAGAATAATTTACGTGATTCATGAACGCTTATTTTTACTGGATAAACTTCAAATACTCTATATAATATATACCGACATATCCCATTAAATCCGAACAATAATGATACGGTATTAGAATTATTACTTCCACCCAATGGTTCTTCAACAATAATTTCAACAATTTCCCCATTTAATTCATTTAAAATTCGTTCTTTATAATCAAGAACATATTTTCTAAAAATTTCTGCTTTATGAATATCCCTATCTTCAATAGGAACGTTCTTATCTGTTTTTAACTCAAGATGTTTAAGTTCAATGAGTTTACCATTATCATCCCATAATGCAGTACCAATGTTTGTTGTGCTTATATCTAATGACCAAAAATATTTTTCCATGATAATTAATTTATAAAGTTATACGTTATTTTCGTGAGATTCTTTATTTTCATCAATTAATTTCTGAATATTTTTAGGGTTTTTTAAATATAATTTAATTAAATCTTCAATAACACCACCAATCTTCATACTTTTTCCTTTGCATAATAATTTAAATTTATTATGTACATTACCATCAATTATAATTGATTTCGGCTTCATTTCAATATCTTTCATATTTATTATGTATAATTATTATTATAATTTTATAATAAATACTAAAAAAAAATAAAAAAATATAATTTTTTATGGTTTCTAAAAATCTAACTCGAACAATATTGTTCTAGAAATTGTTGCATCTTTTGGAACGGGATTATTTAATTTCCCAATAGCAACTAAGTTTTTATTACTATCATACAACCCTATTTCACTGATAAATACCGTAGAACTACCATCCCACGTCATATTAGTACTTGAATTAAATTCATCTAATGTTAAATTTATTGAATAATCAAGGGTATATACATCAGCTTTAATTGACGTTGTTACGTTACCAAAGAAATATTCTTCATCTCCAAAGCATAATTGATCTGTCTGTGTTGATGATGGATATGATAGATAGTCTAATTTATATTCGTCATAACTATCATAACTATTTAATGGCATTTTAAATACAACACTATTTAATTGAGTTGGAGTTAAGAATCCTGAGCCAGTATAACCAGCAATTTGATCGGTAACATCTAAATATTTCCAACTAGTTGAATCAGGCTTTGTTGTCACCCCAGAAATATTTTGAACAACTTGTGCAATGATATATATTCTATGAACCGAATATCCAGTACTATCCATTCCATCACTTAAAAATTTAAAATCATTAACATCTTTAAAATTAACTCTAATTTCTTGCATTGAAATGTCATCAACAACTAATTGTAAATTATTAATGTAATTACAATGAATTGCTCGATTATAAGTACTTCCTGTTGGGACTAATGCATATGTTGTATAAACCGTATAACTATTCATTTTATTTTTTTTAGCTACCTATCGTATAATTTGGGAGTGTCCAAGACCTATTTGATTTATATGACATCGCAAATAATAATTCTTGATCTTCAATTACAAATATTTTTAAATCATTAAACACTTTACCAACAATATTACCATTCATATCACATAAATCATAATATGTTGTATTAAGTGATTTAGTATTACCTGTTAATATCTTTGAGCTACCACTAGCGATTAATGTAACACCTAATTCCTTATTAGTAGACTTATGCCACATAATTGTTGGAATTTCTAATTTTGATGTGTCTAATAAAAATCCCTCAGCATATACATTTGCTGGAGATGAATTGGTGTAATGTATAACACCTAATTTTTTATATGTAGGTGCTTGATTTTGAATATATGAGACAAATCCACCAAGTGCTTTATTTTTAAATTGTGTATATTTTACTTTGCCAAGTTCTACACCAGCAATTTCTTCTGTATATATTATTGACATATTCCAAAATGGAAATATTATTGTTGGAGACTGACTATTTTGTAAAAAGGTTATTACACTATTGTCGAGATATTCTGTCGGTGTCATATTCATAGCAGTATCACCACTATAATTAATTTGATTATAATAAATTATTGCACCGGCATATACTGTACTAGAAATTCCCATTCCGCTAAAATCAGGTAACTCTCTGTCTACACTTACATTTACACTTCCAGTTGATAACTTATCACTACCATTGATCGCAGTAATCTTATAAAATAAATTAGGTGTTGAATATGCTTTATTAACACTATATCCAGTGGTACTATCACCATGTGTCCATCTAATTAAAATTAAATCACCAATAGCTGGTTCTTCGCCACTTGTACCGTATAATGGTGATTTAAGTAAATTCAATGTTAATCCACCAGCAATATTACTAACCTGTATCATTACATCGGGTTGCTTGACATGATTACTATCAACAGTAAATGTTGTTCCACTATTACTAAAAAAACCTAATGAATTTACTGAATTTTCAACAGTATAACTAGTATTAGGTACCGATGTAATTTCATTAAAAGGATTTCCTGATAGTGATAATGTTCGTGGTATGTATGATATAATTTCAGGATTTTTATCTACTGGTTTTAATATTTCGGAATTAAATGTTGTATATCCGGTCACATCAGGATTTGCCTGAATTTCGCTATTAAAATTATAATCAATTTCACTATCACCAATAGCAAAATAATTAAAAGTTAATTCACCTTTAGATAATAATTCTCTACCTTTTGATGTTAATTTTATATTTAAAACTATTGGGTCCTTTTTTTCAATAAATGCCATTTAAATATTCTTTACAATAAATACAAATAAATAAATTTATTTTTAACTCGTAGTAACTTTTGTTTCAATCGTACCATATCCAACACCATGAGCATTTCTTGCAAATGCTCGATAAAAGGTGTTAGTTGAAGATGTTAATCCGCTAATAGTATTATTATAATTATATGGAAGTACTGGAACACTTGAACATATTGATACCTTGTTCATATGTGTTGGGTAATTTTCATATATTAAGTTAGTATTGGTTCCATATGCAGAAAACTGTGTATATAGTATACCATATTCAATAATTTCTGTGTTACCATCATTATTTATGGTGTTATTTGGCACATAAACTGTTGATGCTGTTGCAAATTGTGCGTTACCAGTAATTAAAATCGGATTTGAAAGCTCAATTGCTGCCGTCTGTCCTGTAAGTACATTACCGTAATATTCAACACCATCAACAATAAAATATGATCTATATCGATACTTTGCACTTGGAACTAAATCTGTTATAGTAAAATCGTATGAGTCATTTGTTAATGGTCCAATATTTAAAAAATTTGTTGTTGTCCAAGCCATATTAATTAATTATTAATTATCTTCATTATTATATCTCACTATAAATACTATGAGGTGTCCCAACAGCATAACTTCCAACAATATTTGTTATACTTGAGAGTGTTGCTGTAGCCATAGCCGATACTGCTGATGGATCAATACTATAAGCACAAGTATATAATTGTAATACATCACCATGATTAACTCTTATTGTTCCAAAACTTCCAGATTTAGTTACAGCTAACTTAGATGAGGCAATTCTTTGTGACCAACCAGAAATTGGTAAATCATTACACATAACATAAACGCAACCAATAGCAATTACTGGTAAATCTGTTTTGCCTTTACATAAATTATACGATATTTCGGCATAATACGAGTCACCAACTTGTGGTTGTGTAATTGTACCGGATTCAAACATATCAGTACTTGTTGTTGTACATGATATAATACTTGTAATAACATTAGTTATTGGTGGAATACCACTTACTTGTGATAATGTAACATACTTAGGACTTCCAACAGTTGGTGTATATTTCACGCAACCACTTCTTGCAGCACCAGTATTTTGTCCAATACTAATTGTTTGTACAATACCCGAAGGTGTTGGTGGATTTGGCGTTGCTGGTGTTAACCATGCAGTACTTGCAGAAGCTGTATAATAATTTGTTGTTTCACCGATAATTGTTACATTACAAGATGTTGCATTACTAGAAATACTACTAATTGTTTGTGGTGTTACGTTAAATTCAGCAAGACTTCCAATGCATTCATATTGCATACCATACCAATTAATATCTTGATAACATTGAATTGCATAACCGCCCGTTCCAACCAATGTACTTGTTGTACTAGAAGTATTTTGTTTCGTTTTACCTGATGGTAATAATACCGGAGCTTCCGTTGGTATTGTTAAGCTCAATGTACATCCTGATGCAGATAATAATGGTGTGCATACTACAGCAGCATATTGATATGTAGCTCCTTGTGTTAAGTTATTTATAGTAATTCTATATGTATTAGCGCATAAACCAATTGTTGTTAACGACTCCCATGTAGTATCAACGTCCTTTTTATATTTAATGCCATATTCAGTTATATTTGTACTTCCCGAAATATTATAACCTCCGGTATTTTCAATATATCCCATATCAACCCCATTCGTACCGGCAGTACCAATTTTTGTATCTACATGCAATACAAACGCTGGCGGTGTTAATGTTTGTGTTATTTGAAATGTACTACCATCGTCCCCCAAATATTGCAGCATTTCATTACCTCTTACATCTGTTGTTATTCCAGCATATAAATTTACACCCCTTTTATACGTAAATTTTTGTTTTGTGAACATACTATTACGAATCAATAATCCGCCCTTTTTAATTATAATTGTTGCAGATAACATCTGATCAATAAACCTTTGAAAAAATGCATTGTATTTACTTAAAAAGGGATATAGATTCTCAAACGTATAACCATTCGACTTTAATGTATCATTTACCGGTAATGTGCTTCTATTATAATACATTTCATATATTCTTAGGATGGTAGGATACCAACCGCCCTTAAAGTCAGTAATCGTTTTTCTATTTCTGGCGTTTATCATTTTTCTTTGAACCAACTCAAGAAATTCCAAAAATGATAATTGACTGATATCACCAATTCCAAAAACATCTGAAACCACTGGGGTAAATGCGGCATTTCCGCCAACGAGGTAATAAACACTAATAACATTACCATATCTTAGTCCCTTGGGTAAGAAAATCTCATAAGGATTCATTGTATTAATGCTATAGTCTTTATATGGTTCCAATGCAATACCATCAATTAATAATTTAATTTCGCTTGCATCATTAGCCTTATAATTAAGTTTATATACATATTTATTTGCACTATTATTAAAATATATTTTACTGTTATTAAAACTATCGATTCTAATTACTTCACTTCTTGCATTAATATCATCACTACCGTCAACTTGAACATAAGCAACCTGTACTTCGGGATTATCGACAAGAAATGCAATGACATCAGGATTTTGTAAAATAATTTGACTTGATCCTGTTGTATTATTTGGATCAACGATATAATCTGCGGTAAATTGTGGTGTTCCTTTAGTAAGTGCAATACCATTAATTGTAACCTGCACATCACCACGTGGCATTGTTGGTAATGGAATTATTGTCCCAGCTAAATTTACTTTAACTCTTGAAACAACATATTGCACACTAACACCAGTAACCGGTCGAGTATTTCCTGAATATATAAATGTTGCTTGAATAACGTCTCTTCTATTACCTGAATTAATTGCGTAATTACCATTTAGTATTGTAAATGAGTTACCAGTTATGTCATAATCAGCATTTGTCGTAACACCTGATGTGGTACCTGTTTTAGGTGCATTTAATAAAATACCATTATAACGAACTTCTAAATCACCTTGTGTTTTATCATAAGGCGTCGGTAATTGAAATGTGTTTTGAGTTCCGGTATAACTTAATGAAATATTTACATATGAAAATGGTAGTGTATACCCGCTATTATTCGCAGGAAAATCAATGTTCTTAATATAGTCAAATACATCATATTCGATTCCACGTGCAGTATCTAAAGCAATATCAACTGCTTTGGTGTTAAGTACTAATCTACTATCCTCCTGATAATATCTTGGCGTCGTGCTATGAATTCTTGTTGTCGCACCAGTCTGTACCCATGATTTTTTATTATCAACGGTCTGCATTAAATTAAATCCTGCCATTCTAAAGGCATCAAAATATCGTTCGCCACCATCGGTATCGCCAGAAATTTGAAAGTAAAATGTATTTGTTTCTAATGGTGCGATAGGATACCCACTAGTATCATAAGGTAATGAGTTTGTTGGAAAATCTTGTTGTGCCACCTGTACAGTATTGGGGTTTATTTTTCCCTCTACTGTGTATACATATTCGGTAATATTAATGAAAGGTTCGGGAATCCCAATTAATAAAAACATTGACTTTATTGTTTCACGAGTTCCTTTAGATTTCCAGAAGTAACTTGTATTATTTAAAATTCTTCTCCAAAGTTCAACATCAATTTCAGCAGGAAGTAGATCAACATTTAAGCTTCTTTCAGTATCATCAATTGATAGAAAACTATTAACCAATTCATTTTCATTAACCAATGAAAAATAATCCCAGCCAAACGTTTTTGATAAATTCTTTATTAATTGATCGGGTATGTTATTTAATTTATCATATGTGACCTTATTAATAAAAACTAATGAATCAACAAATTCTTTTATTTGATCGAACTCTTTACCATATATTCTTAAAAGTTTAGCTACCTTTCCGTCTTCGGTAAGATCATACGTTTTAAGTGACGATGGTGTTAAAAATCTAGCAATCAAATCTGTTTTAATTTTATCAAATTTTGCTCCAATTGTTAAAACAATTTGTAAAAACCTTTGATAAATTGGTGTGTCAATATCAATATTATATCCATCTCCTGTTGGCCAAACATTTATTGTGTTTGAATATATTATTGTGCCATTATCAAGTAAGGTTGGCGTTTTTAATGTAAATTTAAATCCATTTGCTTCATCCCTCTCAGAAACGATATATGCTTCATATGGATTTAATAGTGCTCGAAATTCTTCAAATTTAACGTTATTTGGTTTAATGTGAAAGCTAACTGCGCCAGTAACACCTGTGGTAATCGGTGCAAACGGGTTTCCAATGGTTTGAATTTTTAACGTATTTCTGGCCAAATAATCACTGCTATTTACAGTATTGCCAGTAAACCCAATAATTGCATATGATGTATTAGATACACTTGTTGTTGAAATAACATACTCACCATAGGAGTCATTTATGTTTTTTAATTCAACATCGTCAGGTATTGAAGTGTTTCCATTATTATAAACCAAACCAAATGTATTGGTAATAGCGATTATTGGGACGTAAAATGTTGAAATATTTGTTATTGAATCATATGTCAAGCCTGAGTAAGTTAAACCCTTTTGTGAATCAACAAATAAACTTCCCGGATATGCTAAAATTATATTTTGTATTGAAACTCTTAAAAATTCATATGCCGAGCCAAATTTTACAAAGGTGTTTAGATCGGATTTATCAAAATTTAAAACAGCATTTGTTGAGTAATTATCTAAAATTTGTGATTGTACATTAGAAACATTCATAGTATCTAATGTAACGGGACGGACAAAACTGCTTAAAGTATTAGTAAAATCAATTGTTTCTTTACCATCAAAATTAGATGTAACATAAAATGAACCAAATGAAAATATTGTTTTTGATGGAAAATCATCAAAATTTGTTCCATTTAAATTTTGATCAAGGTTTGGATTAATTACTTTAACTTTTGCCACAATTTTTTATTTTATTATAAATACAATAAAAAAAAATCCCAATCTTATTTATTGGAGTCTTTTTACAGCCAATTTAAATTCCGCTAATAACACTATCAAAATTTTGTGTTGTATCTATATTTGTTCTTCTTTCCTTGACCTCACTTAATGGCACGTTTCCTACATCGTCTTTTATTTCAAAAATATTAAACTGTCTTGTTATTACCCTATTATTATCATAATACGTTAAAATACCATTATTAACATCTTTAACTTGTTCACCGCCAACCAAATCAGATAATGTATCGATAGTGTTTTGTACAAGGCTAACCTCAATAACTACAGGAGTAAAAAATGTGTTCGATATAATTATTGTTTGGTTTGAAATGCCAATAAATGGTGAAACGTTTGGTTTAACATCTGACGAACTACTTGGTGTTAATTGTAAGAATAATAATGTACCAGTATCATCAAATTTATATCTTATAGCTTTTTGCGATGTATTTCCAATATTCTCACTAACAGGTACGACCTTATTTGATGTTACAACATAACGAACAACATTTCTTATTTTATTATTTGTAGTCATGTCAACATATTCAATTCTATATCCCTGAAGTGCGTTATTTGCTCTTAATCCCTCACTTAACATGTTACTATCAATAACAATTCCTTTAACGTTTGGTAATGATGATAATACACTACAATCATTAATTATTGTTACAATTCTTTTGGGTTTAATATATATTGTATATATTCCCAATTGATTAAATACTGTAGCTGGTAATCTTAAGTTATATAAGCCCTCAAGTAGATTTTCATTCCCAACAATTTGTTCGTCAGTTGGTAAATAATTATATGTTATTAATTGTGTAGCATCTAGTGAATAAATGGTATCAGATATTACTTCCCTATTTGAGGTAAAATTATAATAAATGTCAATATCATCAACACTTACATCAGATGGTCGAATCGATCCAAAAACTCCAACACCCATATTAATACATTTTAAAGTTTTTCATATTATTCCTAAACATTTTTTATGACGTTAAAATATTTTCCTCCAACATACGTATTTAAATCAACAAAGCTTTTAACAAATTCTAGCTTGTAATTTAAGTCAAATGCTGTTAATATTTGTCTGTCTATAAATACATCATCATTAATTTTTGTATTGCTAACAACGTTTTCCTTATTTGGGTCTTTATAAATAAAGTTATTTGTCATTTCAGTATCTTGTTGCTCGTATTGAAATATTGTTAATGACTCAATTACATTATCAATGTATTTAATACCACCAATATAATAGGTGATTGTTATGCCAGATATTGACGTATCAAAATCAACACCGTCCGTTGTAAATGACCCATTTCCAAAATATTGCTCACTAAAAACATTGGTGATTTTATATTTTTTTAATTCGTTTAGTCTACTATTTTCAGTCGTTCCTGTTATCATCTTTTTATTGCCTCATAATATTCTACTAATGAATAATGTTCTGGAAACATTTTTTTTATTTTTTCTTTTACCAAATTAACATATTTTAATTCATATTTAGTATTAAACCATAAATGTGTATATTTTTTATTGTTTGCAACAAAATTATTTCCATGCCGTAAAATTTCATCATAAGGTAAAACATCAAACACTTTTAAATTTTTTTTTAATATCAAATAATAAAATGTTAACTCTTCAAGTATCATACTAATTACATTTGCATTTATTAATTGATTATTCTCATAGCCATATGTCATTTTTTTTACCATTTCAATATATTCACTCCTATATTCATTTCTAATTCCAACAGTACCACAACTAGTACACCTACCATCATAAATATCTGGATTTATTATGCTATTTTTAATTAAGAATTCTTTATTGCTTGACGTAAAATCACTAATAAAATTATGCTCTTTTGGTAAGATGTCTTGAACAATTACATCAAAACTATTTTCATGATAAAATTTGTTGAAAACGTCATCAAAAACAAAAACATCGGAATCAACATGAATTACATCATCATCAGTTTGGGCGATACTATCAACCTTATATAGATTCCAGCAATTAAATTTATTTTTATTTTCAATAATTTTTATTTCATCATATGGTATATATTTTATCATACTTTCATACGCCTTTTGATTACAAAACATTGTTACGTGTCCATAAAATTTTTTTAATGTTAAAAAACTTAACAAAAAACTATAAAAACTTAAATAAATTTTATTTCTATCAACACTATTATTTAAATAACTGCTGCCTTCATCATATTCAGCAAATGATTGTATTATTTTCATAAAAATCTTTTAATATAAATTACCTAATCCAAGTGGTATTGCATCATTGCCATAATAACCATAATAATATATTTGCTCAACATATACATCTAAAAAGCCTATTTCATGAGTGTCTTGGGTTAGACAAAACTTAATATAATATTCTTTTGTTAAATCGGGAATTATAACACAACAATTCTCAGTACACCCTGTTGTTGTACCAGTTGTTATTGCTTGAAAAATTGTTTTTTTTATAATTTCCATTAGTTGGTCTTCTTTCTTAACAATACTTTTATATCCTTTTCAGGAAATTTTATTTCAAACATCGAATCATTATTTGAATATATTGTGTTATTTGTAAGTACAATCTGACCCGTCGTTGCATTTGAAATTGTTTGCGATATCATATTGTTTGAATATACATCGCCAACCTTATTATATGCGGTGATGTCAATAACATTAATTACTCCATTCACTTGAAGGATTTCTGTTTGCAATCTACCTAAAAACACATCTTCATTCATTTCATGACTATTAATATCGAAATAGTTTTTAACCACAGTAATTACGCTATTAGCAATTTGATTATCTGTTATATTTTCAACATATATATCAATATCAAAAGCTAAATTATAAATTCTGCCATCTCTAATTTCAATATAATCATTAATCATTCGATATTGTGATAAATATTCAGCAATATTTTCTTTTAATAGAGAATTACTAGTGTTAGCCAATTTTCCATCAGAGCCAATATCAAGTATTGAAATCATTACTTTATTGTTTAGTTTGAACGCATTCGCACGAAAAGGTGACCCGAACTTACCCGGCATTTTATATACCTGTAATATATAATCAGTTAATGTCACATCTCTAAATTGACTTGAAAAATTATATTTAATTAATTGTCTAATTTGTTCAATACCTAGTCCATCATTACCACCAATCGCTGGTATTGGATTTGTAACCTTAAAACTTCTTTGAACTGCCTGATTAAAATTTTGTTGTGAGCCATTAACACTAAGCTTATATGATCCTAGTTTAGTTAACACATCAGCACCAATATTTGAGCTGCTACCACCACCGGTACGATAACTAATAAACAGTGTATGATTTGCTTTTAATTTTTCACCTAATGCAGTATTATTTAAAAAATTCTCTAGGAAATAACGATTACTAACACCTTCTTTAAGAAAACCACTTTGAAAGGCATTAATATCTGAATCACCAGACCCAAAAGTTAATTTGCAATATCCTTTTGGTGTGAACTCTTTAATAAATTTTTTCGTAATATCTATCCATATCGCAGATTTTAATCCCTGTGTATTTGTATTTTGTGCTGAACTAGATGTGTTTTCAACAAAAATTCTTTGTTGAGCTAGATAATCTACTTCATAAAATCTGTCATTATCGGTAAATTCGGGCGTAACTGCATAATTAGTGCCTTCCATTAAATATACTCCCTCAATTTCAATTACATCTGGATCAGGTAATGTAATTGAGAAGAAAGGGATTACATCCGCAGCATTAATAATCCTCTTAAATATGCTTGTACTGCCGTTTAATACTACCTCTCTTTTTGTTACAGTATAACTTACCTCAATACCATTAGCATCTAAATTCGGTATCAATTTTCGATTAGGATCACCCAAATTACTATTTGGCGAACTCCAATCAATACTATTTTGTGTCTCAAAAATTTTTCCTCCGCCAACGATTTGTGCACCAGCATCTAATACCGGATAATATGATGGATCGGGCTTATTACCTAAAACAGGTACTATTACCGTAAAATCAACCACAGTAACCGAAGGTCTTCTTGCGGGAATATTAAATCCCATATTTTTTGCAATATTTAATATCGATGATTTAACTTGGGCATATTCTAATTGCGTTTCTTGAAATACTCTATCAGTATTGATCGCAATATTATTAGTAACCCCCGCATTAATATCAATCAACATTGCCCCAACTGTTGAATCAGTAAAATCATTTAATACTTCTGGATATGCTTGCTTTATATATGCAACTAAGTCTTGTCTTATTTCTCCGAAAGTTCTACTTCCATACTGAATTATATTTGTTATATTTGTTGTCATAATTTTCTATTTAAAAATTTAAATTAATTTCATTTTGTTCATTTAAATATCCTTCAGAATATGTGAATTTAATATTAACATTTAATTGATTATCAGATATTTGATTTCCCATTTCATCAAAATTCCAATTAAATGTAACAGAATTGATTTTAAGCTCAGGAATATATTTTAATACGGTATTCTTTATTTCTTCTTCGACTTGATTAGATGTTAGATTATCATTTGGTTCGAAAATATATTTTAATAGATTTGTACCATAGTCTGGCTCATAATATCTTTCACCAATTTGCGTTACTAATAATAACAATAAACTTGATGAATATGAATCTTTAGTTATTTGATTCATTAAAAAGAAACCATTTGTTGAGTTATCATCTTTAAATGGATAATTGATAGTTTGTGAAGCCATTGTGATTAATTTTAATATAAATACTAATAAACAAAAAAATCCTAACAACTTGTTAGGATTTCATTTAAATGTAATTATATCAGTTACTGTTTTGGTTTTCTACCACGCTTACCTTTTCTTTCGGATTTCTCTTGTTCTTCTTTTTGTTTTTCTGAATCATAAAGACTTTTAACTGATTCTTTTAATCTAATAATCGGATCATGTCCATACTTTTGTAGTACACCTGTATGTGTATTAAAATTTGGTTTTTCTAATGAAAGTGCATCACTATCACTTATCCCAACACCTGCAAGACATTCATCAATTGCCATTATTTGCATATCTTCAGGAAGTTGCGTAAAGATTTTTTCGTTAAAAACCACCGCAAAATTAACACCTTCGGTTAATGTTTCAATAAGATCGTTTGTTTTGAAAATCTTACAAGGATCACCCTTTTGTTTGTTATTACATAATACTCGGAATTCAACCCAATGGGGAATTGATGTATTATTTCTTACTTCATCAAATAATTTTTCAACATCTTCCGATGCTTGTTCAAATTTAGCCATAAATATTTATTTTAGTTATTAGTAAAAGTTTCATAAGTAGATTTAATCGTATCGATCTTTTTTTGTAGTTCAGAAATCATTGGGTCGTTGTTATTTAATTCGTCGCCAAATTTTTCTGTTAATTCATTAACAAATATGAACATATCTGATATTGATAATCTTATCATTTCCTCAATATCAATTATTATTGCTAATTGCTTGTTAATTAATTCTTGTTTTTTTATTGTTTTCATTTTTTCTTCATATTGTGAATTAATTCTTAATGCCTCTTCTTCAGAGACAGCTTGTGATGCAAGCAATTCTTTTGCTTTTTCACCATCCTTCTCACTAAAACCTTTTGCATTATCAGCAAGCTTACTAATCTCAACAATTTTTTTTGCTGCATCAGAATTAAACTCACCTGAATCAACAGCATTTTTAAGATTTTCTAAAAAATTTGAATTACTCATAGTATTAATTTTATTTTAAATTCACAGTTTCCATTTCAATTCCATCGAATTTCCAAACTTCATGTGTATCATTATGTCTTATTTTTTTTAAAAAATTATGTATAGAAAAACCCATTAGTTCGCCATATTCATTTCGCACAAATATACTCTTAATATTTATAATATCATTAAAAATCTCAGAATTTTCTTCAATATTTATTGTATTAAATTTTAATGGTATAAAAAATTCAAATTGTCTAAACTCAAACCCTATTTTTTTAACATGTAAATATTCTGTTAACTGTTCAATTTTATTAACAACATTCTCATCCTCACGATATGCTTTAATTGGAAAATCGAATTGTTTGGATTTTCTAAACATATCCAACACCTCATATTCGAAATCAGCATCATCTTTTTGTGTTTTTTCAACAACATCCATAATATTTACTAATCCCACTTCAATTGGCTTGTTATTGAATATATACAAAATTTCATAATCATCATCTTTTGTTCGTCTATCTTCAAACTCTTGGGCTAGAACTTCACCCAAGGTTTTTCCAACATTCTTATGTTTTTCATCAAAAAATCCATAATGCTCAAATCTTCTACCATATTGATCTTTCATGCCATAACTTGTGCCATACTTATCAGCAGCAACTGCCATTTTATGCGATGTTGAGGTTTTCATGAACTTGTCACTCTTTTTCAATAGCGCATAATAGTCTTGAACATAACGCTCATCACGTTGGCCTGCATAGAATTTTTCAAGTAAGCGATTACGACTTCGCATCCTCTGTGTATGATTATTTCTTTCATCTAAATCACTAGGATTGGCTTTGAGTATATTGATTTCAGTCTCGTATAAAGCCATTCCAATATTAATTAGTAGACTATGAATTTTAATATATACCCACAGAACTATATTCTGGAAGAATCTTTTCATTATTCAATTTCCTTAATAAACTTTTTCATAATTTTGGAATTTATTTAACTTCTAATGTTTTTGCAATTACTGATTTATAAAATTCCACACGTTTTTTTGTTACATGCTCAAGATTGTGTGTTTCTTTAAAATCATCATATAATTGCTCGCCAAGTTTTTTTCTTAAATCAGCATCTAGAATTAATTTTTTTAATGCTTTAATCCAATATTTCTTAGCATTTTTTTCAGCAGGAATTAATATACAATTTTCCATATTTCTTCCATGTACATTATATGGTGGAATATCTGAACAAACTATTGGTAATTTCCTCGTCCAACATTCAGTTTGTTTTAATTCCGATTTCATGTGATTAAACTCATTATCAGCTAATGGTGCAATAACAATATCAGTTTCATCCAATACTTGTGCATAAGTATTTGCCTTTTGTGTCCAACGTCTACCGAAATTTCCTTCATTTGGGTATGATACATTTCTTTCGAAATTCATTAACCATTGTAAATAATCAGGATTTGTAATTAGCTTATGATTATCAGTTAATATCTTTTCATATACAAAATAAACACTTTCCTCAGACCTAATATCCCGTTGCTTTTTATCAAAAATTTTTCCCCTGTACTTATTAAGTAAATCATCGGGCACTTTAGCTATTTTATCAATATCTCCTCTTGAATTATTAATGGCCTTTACCATTTCTGCTGTCCACAAACCTCTTTCTTGAAGTTCTTTACCGAATTCCTGATTAAATGTTATATCAGTAGTATTCCCCTCAGTATCCCAACCCGCAATAATCACCTTGAATTTATCTTTTAGTTGTATATCATTTGATAATACATTGACAACATGTTCAAGCTGTTGAACATCACCTAAATGCGACGATCCTGCAGCATATGTGATTCTAACACGTCCATCTGGATCGGGTTTCCAATTATTTTGAAATTGTTTCATCCATGTCGGATCAACAGAGTTATATAATACTTCAACATTATTTTTACCAGTAATTTTATTTATCTCATTAGCAAATAAATCTGTTGTAGTCGTTATATAGTCAGCAATCTTCAAATTTTCGATAATGGGTATATGCAGCCTTTGCTCTAAACTCATTCCATAAAATGGATGCTCTTTGCTCAGTTTCCAATAGTCATCAATATCCACAATCAATTGTGTTCCTGACTGTCTCAATTCATTTGCTAATTTCATCATTTGCTTGGTGTCGTTAAGAAACTGACGATGATAATGTATGATGTGAAATGTTTTTAAAAAATCAATTGTTTTTGGATCATTAAAGTCTAGTTCAGGATTTATCTCAACGTAAAACTCATCCGAATGATTTCGTTCGATTTCCATTGCAGGTGTTAGTGTGCGAAAATATGCAACCCCAGCATGATCAATATTATAAAATAAAATTCTTATCTTTCCTTCCATATTCGTATTTATAAATTATTATAGTTTTATGTAATTTATTATAAATACGTAAAAATAAGATAAAAACTTAAAAAACAAAAGTTTTTTAAAAAAAAATGCTAACAAGTTTGTTAGCATTTTAATTACATTAGTTTAATAATTTCTTTAGTTAGATATATCATCTTCTTTCTTACTTTGTTTTTTCCTATTTGTTTGCGTCGATTTTTGTTGTGAACTTTCATTATTGCTCACAATTTTCGTTGGCTTCATTTCAGATTTCATAGATTTATTCATGTTCATTGACTTATTAAGTTCAGCTATACTAACCTCAACAACAGTAATTAATTTCTTAACCCTTAGTCTATGCACTGACAAAGGTAATGACTGCACCGATAAATACACAGATTCACCAGCATTAATTTTTAATATTTTTTTTGTTAAATTATCGACATACTCAACATCAATTGTTGAATTATAATAATTGTCACGTTTTGCTGCAAGATTTGTAATGTTTGTTATTTTATATGTATTCATAATTTTAAATATTATTTTAACCCCCAAATTATTTTATCAAATTTTATTCCATCATACCCCATTTCTTTAGCTTTATGTGCAATAGCCTTATGTTTTAAGTTATCAGAATCAATGTCATACTTTTCAGCTAATTTTTCAAAGTTAACGTGCGGAAACCAAATCTTAGATAAAATATCTATGGGGTTTTGGCTATCTTTATATGCAATGCCTGTTGCTTGAGTATCAAATAAGTTTTCTAGGTCTATTTGATATTTATCAAAACCTTCAATTGGGTTTAACGAAAAGAAATTTCCAATAACAGAATTATTCTTTATTGGTTCCTTTCTATAACCAATAATTGTTTGAGGATTTGTACTTGATACTTCTTTTTGAACTTCATTATTATCTTCTTCCAATGAATTTAGAAACTGGTTTTCATCATCGCCATACTGATTTATTGTGTCTTGAGTTTCTACTTCTTCAATGTTTTGAGATTGCTCATACTCATAAATATCCTGTATTTTATTTAGAACCCTGCAAGCATCATTGAAATTTAGATTAATTTTAACTGCTTTAATTGGGCTATTATTTTGTAATCCTAATGCATATCTATGATGTCCGTCACAAATATCAATCTTTTCATTATCGTTTGAAAGCCAAATTGGATTCATGTCATTAGCATCAATATTTTCGATTTCATGTGAAAATACATAATTTTGAGATAAATTAATGTTATCATCCTCACTAGGGTTTAACTCAACCAGATTATAATCAATCCCTTCATTATCTAGTTTATTCAGAACGATTGTATATGGCGCACTTACTTGTGGTAAATAATATGGTTTTCCTTCTTTTAACACGATGTTTTATTTTTAATATAAATACTATAAAAATGTTTTTTTAATTTCGTCATTAATTATATTAATAATTCTAGTCTCAGTCAATGAGATTTCATCGTTATTAACCAAGTAAATATTAAAAACAATGTTATCAGAAATCTGACCTCTAACGCTTTCATATGATTCAATATCACTATCCCTGTCATCATAAACATTTATTTCTTGTAAATCAGGGAATTCTTTAATATAATCGAGAATTTTTTCTCCTTTAGTCATTTCACTTCGCTTCATATCTAATTTATCAATGCCAATACTATTAACATCTAAAATTTTTTGAACATATGGACGTAATCTTTCAAGTCTTGATGTTAAAACTATAACATAGCTATTGGGGTTTGATAACTCAGAATTTAATTGATTTAAAACTGTTGGGAATGCCTTAATATCAAAGACATTTAGGTCTAAACTTTCGGGCTTGCTCCACCAGCCCTTATATGGATATGACTTATCATAGTACATTTCCCACATAGGTTTACCTTCTTGTGGTTCAGGTGTTTGAAATAAAGTCCCATCAAGATCGAAGGCAACTAACTTTTTTATCATAACATTTTTTTCAAAAATACTGTTTTATAAATAACAAACAAATTTAATTAAAACTTACCTCAGTAACAATTCCCGTTAACATTAACGGAGTATTAATTTTTTTCCAATTAGTTAGATTATTTGACATCATTGGTTTACCACCAGCACTTTTATTTACCGCTAAGGTAATATGGGGTTTGGCGTTTTGACTATAAAATCCTGAAACACCAACTGCCATTACTTTATCATTTACAGCAATATCATCTACTGTTAGTCTTATTGGCATGCCCAAATATTTTTCATATTCGGGATTAATTTCACCTAAGTTTATTGTCATATGATGTGCAATAACAGTCCAACCCTCAGGTATTATTGAGTTAAATTTTTTTATTAATCTTTTTCTTGACCTTTCATCAAGAACCACTGCACTATATGATACGTTACTCATGTAATTTCTTTAAAATACTATAAAAACTTTCAATAAGATTATCTTTCGAATCTTTTAATACTTGTTGGTACTCACCAGTAACACCTAGTGTTTTTGCAACATCCATTGGTGTAATATGCCTTGCTGGTGTTATATTTGCTTGTATATCATTTGTTTCACTTACGGTCTTATTTAAATGACTGTTAATATAATCTAATAGTAAATTAACAACACCAGTTACCGTATCAAAAACTCTTATCATTGCCTCCTTATCTGCACCCCATATTGCCACATAATTTAAAGAAGTTGTTTTTAAATCAAAGCCATATGATGCCATTATCATCCATGCCGATAATTCGGCTTGTTGTTCAACAAGTTCCCTGCCTTCACTTGTTCCTACAAAATATTGTGCGAATTTTGAGTTTTTGTTTTTTAGATAATTTTGATGTAATAGCTCATGACTTGTTTCATGCGCAAGTGTTTTTGTAATACCAACATCATTACCTTCACTTTTTAATAATTGAATTTTTCCACCACTACTCATTCCTCTTGCGCCATTTAAATTATCGATTATCTCAACAGCAATTCCATTTTCCTTATCAAATTCCAATAAGGCATTGTATATTGGCCTGACTTCATCGCTAATCATATTTTCTTCAAACCATTTAATGTCATTACGCTTTTCAATATCTCCAACTAAATTCTCCTTACCTTCAATTTGTGCTGTATTTGAAATATCATATACTGGCGTAAATTCAAATTGTCGTCTGGTTAATCTACCACGAAGAATTATACTAAGTCGTTCTTTTTCACCAGCACCTAATTCATCATATTTTCGTTTATTAACTGATTGTAAAAATTTAGCAATGATTTCTTTCTCCTGATCTTTTGAATATTTTTGCAATGCACTTTTTGCTGGAGAACGTACAATCATTCTGTTGGATTTATCAATAATTGTTCTATTAAATTTCATCCAGTTAATTTCGCTTTTAACCATTCTTGCATTTGGGTTTTGAATCCAAATTAATATAGTGTTGGTGAAACTATATTGATGACCTTGTGCGTTTTTAAATGCAGTTATTATCTGCATGGTTTTTTTAAATTCATCATCATCATCGAGATTAACAAGTGTTTCTTTAAATTTAGCAAGTCTATCAACAACATTTCGTTTTTCATCAGAAGTAATACCATCATCACCAGTTTCGGATGTTTTAGCTGATTGGACTTCACCTATCACAGCATCAAGTGATGAAACCAATGACGCTTTACTTTCCTCTTCAGGAGCACCTTCTAATCTATGTACTTCACGTAGTGCTGGTTCAATAAATTTAGAGTAAACATTTTGCCACTGATCTTTAGTCTTGCCAATATACCAATACCAAATTTTATATTCACCATTCCATTTGGCACCAAAATTTTTAAATATATCTTTGTATTTGTAAGTTTCTTTATTTTCAGGAAGATTGGGGTCGAAGTAAGCAATATTATTACCATTAGAATCTAATCTTTTACTTATTTTAAATGCCTCATTTAAAGTTTTCATTTTCATTAATATTATCAATACAATTATTTACAACAGGCTCAAACCCATCATTCATAAATCCATCATGAGTTATTTTTAATTCCTGCTCAATGAGTATGCCCCTATATTCACTTTCAACACCCAAAATCTTTGCAATATCAACTGGTGTCACTAATTTTGCTTTTTTCATAATTATTGATTATACGTTGTATTTAAATTTTTGTTACGTTAATTTCAGTTAATAAATCCCGATCATTCAATGCCCATAACAGTAACTGCTTTAATTTTTCATTATTCGAATAATCTTCATAGTTATTTTGTAGAAATTCTAAAACAGATGCTGCTGATGGGTCTTTATATGATTTTTCGCCATTTTGTGTGTTCCATTCATCGTATTTACGAACAAAAAACGGAATATTAACTATTTCATCATTTAATTTATATTTGCCATCACCAATTTCATTATATTCTTCAGTTAAAATACCACGGTCATTTAGTTTTAAAATGTTTTTCGATTCATTTTTTGTTGAAAAAATTAATTTATTCCCAATAAACTTTATTTTCTTTTTTAAATTTACAATATATTTATCACCACAACCTTTTTTTACATATGCAATTGTGATGTGTGCATGATATTCAGGAAAATCTGATGTATTCGGTAGCTCTTTTAATACTTTATTAATATTTGTTAATAATTTTGAATTGACATCAAATTTAACAACATCAAATTCATCATTTTCAAATATTGAAATTTTATTTGTTGTTATTTCAATTGGTTTTAATTTAAAGTTTTTTTTATATAAATCAAAAACCTCCGTACTATTTACATTATCGTGGAATCCATACAGTAATGTTAAATGTGGCATCGTTTCAATGCCAAACTCATCGTTTTTTTCATATATATCATCTTTTTTGATAATTTTTGTAAATTTTTTCCAATCTGGAATGTCCAGCCCTAACATTAGTGCGCCATACTCAATTTGTGTTGTTTTTTTTACTTGTTCGTTAAGGCTTTTATCTAACAAAGATAATAAATCATTCTTATTGTTATTAACAGTATTTGAATAAATTTTTAATAGCATCATCTTTAATGTATCGCCAATTTCTTTACCTTTTAATCCTAATTGCATTAAATCGTTTCCATTTACAGCTAATTCACTAATCGTTTTCGGATATTTACCTTCTAATAATTCTTGTGCTGCTGTTTTTATTGCATTTGGTAATATTTGACTATTAAGTGATATTGGTGATGTCACATACATATTATGAGCAATCGTTCTTGCTTCAATCATATTTGTTGTTTCACTGCCATCAAAGGCCATTTCTAATGCCTTAATCTCCTTATATGTATCAATATCACCTCTTAAATTGTTTTTGTAAAACTCCGCAGGATTTTCAACTAGATTATGTGAAATTAAATAAATAAATTCACCCATTGTTTTTACATTATTCCAAATTTTGTCATTAACTAATATTCCAGAATCTCTGCCAAAAATATTTTTTAATAAACCCGTTTGTTTTAATAAAAATGCTGCGGAAAATTTATCACCCTTTTTCACAATTTTATCAAATTCTGTTAGTATTCTTTCTGGTGGAATTTCTTTAATTCTTTCGGCATTATCCCTAATCATTTGCATTGTCTTTGGTTCAATCTTAAACCCAAAACGACTTGCGAACTGTACGACCCTCAGCATTCTTAAAGGATCGTCATTAAATGCTTCAGGATTTGCCGCTGAAATTTGTTTTTTCTCAATATCTTCCAAACCACCCAATGGGTCAATAAATTTACCTGTATTTATATTAATTGCAATTGCATTGATCTTCACATCTCTTCTAATAAGATCATCCTCAATTGGTAAATTTTCATCGCTCTGAACATCAAAACCACGATAGCCACCTTCACCATTTAATTTTTCTTTTCTCGGCAACGCAATGTCGTAATCAACACCGTCCCCATCAACAAATTTAATAACACCAAATGATTTACCAACAACATCGACTTTACCAAATTTTTGTAAGTGCGCTATTAGTGCATCAATTGGTACTTCTCTAACAACCAAATCTATATCCTTATTGGGTTTATTGAGTACAAGATCACGAACTGCTCCACCCACTACGTAAATATCTGACATTAAGTCTTCAATTAATGATTTAATAAATGGCTTACTTATTAATCCATTTCTAAAATCACTAATTTTATTGTTGCTGTTCATTAATTTAGTTTCGTTAATTGCTGAGGTCTTTATCTTATTTTTTCTCATAAGTTCGGATACAATAAAATTAACAATATCATCATATTCTTCACCAAATACTTCACGAGCAATATTTCTATTATAATAAATTATTAAATAATAGAAATATATGTCATCCATATCTTCATCCGAAAGATATTGTTTATTGTTTGCAATATTAATATAATTTTTAATATTATCATAAAATTCTTTCATTTTATCTATGCTAATGTTTTTATATGTATTGCTACCCATTACTTGAAGGTCTTCGGTAATATCATTATCTTTAATAATCTTAATTTGTTTGGGGCTAAAAACAAAATAATCATCATCAAGTTTTGCCCCATCATATCCCATTTCACGTAGCTGACCTAAACCATATTTACTATATTCATTCCAACCCGCCATTTTTTTGATTGATAAATACGCTTTAATAATTCTACTTCTTCCAGCAGCACCAGCATCGCCTCTTTCGATTTTATCTCTATCAGATGAAAACCATATAATTGGTTGTGCGGCATTTTTTAAGCTAAATTTATTAAAATCTTGATTAGTACCATGATAAACAACTAGTGGTTTACCTGTGTTATCAACAACTTTTGAACCATTAAACCATTCGGAGTTAACGGCTTCATCAATTTTTTTAATTTCTAGATTATTGATATCTCCTTGATTACAAGCAGCACTAGTATTTCCTAAACCAGCTAATTTACATTTTTTTTTAACATTTACCGTACTACTACCAGCCATTGATGAAATAATTCTTTCAACCAATTCATCAATTGTGTATTTATCTTGCGTTGCATCATCGACATGATGATATTCCAAATCTTCATACATATCATCACTGGTTCGAATATTATTATCTGTCATTGGCGATGAATCATATTGACTATATGGCGGAAAACCATCCTGTCCTATTGAGTTGTCCGTTGAGTACAGTGAAGTACCATCCTCATCCATTTCAATTTTTTGTGGCTGTTTCTCGTTAAAAGCAATATCACCCCAACCCATGTCAAAAAACCCTAAATTACCGTTCTTTTTATAACCCAAATTCGATGTATTATAAAAATCAGCACTTTTTATCCCATATTTGCGTGCTTCATCAGCAATTGCCAAAAGTCCATAATAAAATTTTGCATCTTCTGGATTTTTTAATAAGTACTTATCGATCTTATCTTTATTTAAATCATATCCGCCATATAAATAATCATCAAGAACAGAATAAAAATTTAAACCTAATATATTGTTAAAAGCATATTGTAATCTTTTAACGATTCTATCAAAATATTGTTGATCGGTTTTTAGTTTTTCTGATATAATCACATATGACTGAGGTATTGGTGAAGTTTTTTGTGGTGTAATTTCGAATACATCATATATATTAGCTAAATGTTCTAATTCAATTCCTTTTACCTTTAAACTTTCAACTGCTTCACTTTTATCTGAGGTAACTTTCATGATTTTATCGTTACCAATATCATATGCAAAACCATGTCTGCCTTGACCAAGATATTGTGGTTGACTGAATCCATGTACCTCAGCAACCTTATTAGCAATTAAATCACCAACGTTTCTATTGAATCTTCTATCAATATCTTCGGTAATTTCAACACTTTCTGGAATATAAACTGTTTGATCACTATTTAATTGTGGTTCAATACTGCGGTATCCACCAAAATCAAAAAATTTTAAAACGCCATTTTCATATCCAAGGTTCTCTACATTACTATAGTCATTTGAATAAATTCCATAGCTCAGCAATTCTTTTTTTATTTCAACGATGCCAAGAATAAAATTGTAGGTTTTTTTTCTGCCTTCATTAGAAATGTTTGCTTCGGGATTTTGACTTAAAATTCCTTGTGCTAATGCAATGATATTATTTGCATCAATACTTTTCTTTTTCATTAATATCATAAAATCAACAAAACCCATTTCATTAGGCATTATCGCATCAACAATATTAATATATCTCCAAAATTCTTGAACGGGTTTATTTTCAACATTTTCCTCAATAAATCCAAAAAATGCCTGATTTTTTTCAGTATCAACAATTTTATATATATTATATACCGCAGCAATATGTATGGGTTTTGCTCCTAATAATTTAAATGCAGCATCTGCTTCACTAGCATCAGATGTTAATTTAAATATTTTATTGTTTCCGATATCAAAAGCAAAACCATTTGAGCCACCGCCAAGTGATTTAATAACGGTGAATTTAAGTTTTTCACCCACCGATTTAACTAAATTATTCGCATATGCCTCATCATCTAATGACATTGACACAACATCAGGCATATTAGCATTTTGTTCATTAATTCCATGTGCTTCTTTACCTAATCTATCCCTATTATAAACACCTTGAGATATTAAATATTCTTGAAGTTTTAGTAAATTATCATAAAATTTGCGTTTATTTGTTGTATGATTTAAAGTTTCTTTTAAATTATTTATGCACTCATGAAAATTATCAACAAGTACTGGTAAATTATTAATTGCTGTTTTAGGGTATTCATTTCTATTTTCAACAAACTCTACAAACTCTTCATTTATTGTATCATCACCATCACCAACACCATATGGGATTATTGCCCACATTCCATGTCTTATCTCATCGCCATCGTCAATATCAGAAAGAATGTCATCATTACCGTCTGCAAAATTATACATTTCGTACATACGATAGTTTTGTTTTCTTTGTGGACTATAATATGTATTGTAAACTTCATCATTAAGACCATAATCTGTTAATACAATTGAAGGCTGACCCCCACGAAGTACTTCACCATATGATGATGGTTTTATATAATCTCCGGGTGATTGATTATAATTAGCAATTAGATTTGTTAAGTCTTGAGCAAATTCATTTTTATTAAGTTCTTCTTTCATTTCAGGAGTTTGACCAAACACATCCCTCTTGCCGTTATTATTCGATACAAAATTCCTGACATAATGATATAATTCATTAAGACTTGGTATGCCCGTTAGTTCTTTAATTCTCTTTTCATTAACCTTTTTAGCCTTTTCTGAGATAATCCAAGTATCATCATCTGCTTCATCAAACACTTCTGTTACAATATCTTGAGCGTCAGGATAACGACCAACATTACTTTCAGCTTCATTTTGGGCAATACCTTTGGTATTTTTTGCTAGTTTTAATACTTTCTCACCATCAATATCATAGACAATTCTGCCACTACCACTACCAATTCTAGTTAAATTAGCATTAGCATAACTTATTCTCCCAGCAAACGATTTTATTTTAAGAAACTCTTTTAAGAAATTTTCAAGAAATTCTACATATGTCATACTTAAATTATAATACTAATATAAATACAAACACATAGATAAAAAGAAATAAAAAAAACGCAATCAATGTTGCGTTTTTGCTTTACTTTTAGCTTGAATTTCTTTTATGGTTTCATAAACCAATGATTTAATCATTTCTTTATTTTCTGTAAGTACCTCTTTTATTCTTTCAACAGCATACATTTCAAGTATGGTATTCTTTATTGCTTCTTCGAAGATTGGTCCTAAATTTTGAACTAAATGATCATTTACAATAGTCTTAACATTTTCAGCTAAATATGCCTCATTAATTTGCTGTGGTTTTATACCGTTATTTTGTGATACTGACTGATTAGTGTTTGGTTGATAGTACCCCTGCATTGACTCAGATAATGTCTGTTTACGTTTATTTTCAATTTCCGCCCATAATTGTTCATCTCTTTCAGGTGACATATTAATTGAAGATAAGTTATTATTTGATTGTCTTTGTGTTGGCGTTACCACTTCATTTACTGGTAACTTAGCATTTTCGCCCTTTTTTATTGCAACTTTATTGTCAACGGTTTTAACTAATGCTGATGATTCTGTTTCCCTTCCAGTGTTTAATGATTCAAGCAATCCATTTAAAAATGCATCACGGGGTGCTGCACCAGAATTCACTCCAATGCCCTTATCTCGTTTACGTGTATCTATTTCTGTTCTCAGTTTATTTAAATCAGGTTTTGCCATTATATTGAAATTATAAATTTTTATTATTTTTTATAAATACGTTATTGTTTGAAAAAAGTCTTTTTTTCGAACGGAATTGTTGGTGATTCAGAATTTTTATCTTCACCTTGGGGTTTATTTAACTCATTTTTAGACTTATCTAACTTATCTCTAAAAAATTTATCATTAACAGGCGTATTATTTTTAACTAATGAATCATATAAATATGATAACGTACCAATAATCGCTGCATCAGGAATATTTTTTTTGTCTTTATCGCCAGCAGGTATTAGTTGAAAATTATTTTTGTCATCAATTACGACAAGAAAGCTACCACGGCTTTTTTTATAAACATTACTTGCAATATCACGTAATTTAACCACATCATTTGCAGTAATCTTTCGTTTAGCTTTATTGCCTCTTCGAATACTATCCCATTTTTCTTTGGTAAGATCATTTTTTGTTTTTTCATCACCATGAAATTCCTTATCGTACTTATATTCAAAATCTGGTTGGTTTTTTGTTGATACATATGCGGTAATGCTGCTCATGTCCTTATCACCGCCTTCATGATATCCAGCGGGTATCATAACCAATCCATTTGAATCATTAAACTTTTTACCTGTTGGGAATATCTTTTCAATCTTATCTAATCGAAACATACGCCAACCCGGTTTCATACCTTCTTCATCAATCCAATAATCATGATTTTGACTATCCCTACGTGTTGGTCTGTTGTCAAAATGATAACTATTTTTTGGGTTATCTTGCCATGCCCGTAGTACTTTATTCCCAGCCTTACTTGTACCTAAAACATAAGGTCTAATTGTTCGATAGCCCTTTTTATTTGTTCTATCACCAGCATAGTAAATATAGACATATTCATGATTTTGAATATATCCTACAATGTCGTTATCATTAACACTTTCAGTTAATAAATGACGAAAAGTTTTAATGTTATTAAATAATATTTTAACCTCAGTTAACATCTTAATTTTTTAACAATTACCACAACCATATGGCTTAGCTACTGTATAGTGATTTGCATTTTTCCCTAATAAAGCATTCCTACATTCAATATCAAAATTGGTACCGATTGTGCTACTAGTACTTGAGTCTTTTGGGTCTCTTCCTCTACAATCACCATCAGAAATTACATCTTTATTACCATCTTTATATTCATTTCCTTCAACATAACCACATGAATTTTTAATTAAACTACATGTTCGATAAGCTTCACTTAATGCTGATAATTTACTTGGGGTTTCGTCTGCCATTTTATTTTAATTTTAATCTTTCTGTTATTTTATTATAAATACTATTATTCATACTTTTTAAAAACAATTGTTATATATTCCAGTAAATGTGGAACAATGTCTAAGTACTTCATTTCACTTACATCATACCACCCATAATTAGTGTTCTCATCATTAAGTTTTATATCTGTTGGCTCGCCATTATATCTACAAGCAAAAACATGTTCAGTAGAATCGGTATTTCGTTGAATTGTAAATGACTTGATGAATTTATTAATCACTAAACCCGTTTCTTCTTGAATCTCCCTTTCAATGGCTTTTTTCGGTGTTTCATTTTTTTCAATTTCACCACCAACAAATGACCATTTATTTGGCATCCAAATCTTTCCATCATCGGCACGCTTAAGTAATAGGAATTTATTATCATTGTCAATAACAATCCCAACAACATTTTTTTTCTTTTCCTTTTTTTCCTCATTAAGCCTAGGAGTCTGATATGGTCTCAACTCTGAATTTGGATTAGCCGTCATATCCCTCTTTATTTCTTTACTTGCCTTAACTGCATGCCTATCAGAATTTAATGTCGTCTCAATGAAAGCTTTCATTGAATTACCTCCAGCAAGTGCATACTGATTTTTATTATCTAACTGTGGATTGAAATGATCAAAAAAATTTTTTAATCTTTTCATTGCTTGATATGTTATTGTACCGTTTCTTACTAAGAATTTTGCACGTTTAACACCATCACCACTAGGATTACCTACCAATGTTGCTTTAATACCATTTAATATGTCCGCAGGTATCTTATATTGTTTATCATATAGTTCTTGGTTTGCCATTACAAATCATTTTCTTTCCAATAACGTAATTAATTTATCAATATCTTTTTTCTCCAATTTATTGATTAACCCCGCAACCTTTTGAAGTTTTTTATCTTTAATATCATTACAATCCCTTTTACCTGACAATTCTTCTTCACTTTTCTTTTCAAGCATTTTATCCTCAACAACAGCTGCTTCATCAATATTTTTCTGTTTTTCATACGTTTTATCAAGATTATCTTGAACAATTTTTAATATTGCTTTTGCTGTGGTTTTGTTATTATTTTCTAATTTAAAATCATCCGAAGATAATTTTCTGTAATCGCTTTTTAACTTATTTGGGTTTTTATAATAATATGTTAATATGTCTAATCGCAAATCTTGAATGAACTTTTCTAAATCATTTAATACATCAACGTCATCATTATCATGTCCATCATTTTCCATGAATGGCATAAGTGTGAAACCAAACCGACCAAGCATATCGTACCTAAATGGTTGAGTCCCGATCTTTGCATTATAATCAGTGGTGTTATTTGCCTGACTTTCTAAGTCCGAACCATTACTTGGCGTATCGTTACCACCAATCAATTCACCGTTTGAGTCAATTATTTCAGATAAATCTTTCTTCTTAAACTTCATAATTACATTTATTTAATATAAATACTAATAATTATGAATATGCTCTTAAATAATTATTCATTATCATCATCAACATCCTCTTCAATTTCTTCGCTAACACTTTCTTTTTCTTCATTAACAAAGTCTTCAAAAGCATAACTTGAGTTTTCAAATTCAGAAAATACTTCGAGCATTGTCATTTTTGCAGGAATTTTGTGTTTCTTCTTGAATTTTGTAAATAATTTTTCTTCTTCACTCATTTCATCTTCAATAACTTCATTTGTATTTATCGAAAGTTCACTTGCACGCAATTCTTCTAATTTTGCTTCATTTTCTTGCCTTTTTTTATCTAAGGCGATTTCAATCTCGCTTTTAGGTATGTCAATTTTACTTCTAATAATTTGAATATAAACATCGTTATATAGACCCAAATGATATTCATTACCATCTTTGATTAAAACCAAATCATCTTTTTTATAATCGTCATTAATTGATTTAATTTCGGGTTTATTTGCATTTCTCATTTTTTCATTAAGAAAATTTAATGCATTTTCATATATTTCAAAATAAACAGGATGCTCACTAGGCATTTTAAACCCATTCCATATTTTTCTGGGGTCATAACCTGTCTTATTCCAAAAATCAATTTCAAGTTCTTCTAATTGCATTGATTCATCAAAATCGTCGGAATCAAAATTTATTAGTTTGTTGTTATCATATAAGGGATTAAAATCATTTAAAACTAAATCACCTTTTTTATTAATTGTAACCAATATTTTTTTTCTGATTTCAGGATCAAACCCAACCAATATTGTTTTCACACGTTTATTAAATGCATCCAAATATTTTTCAACATTATATGTACCAGTCATATTTGGATTATCCATTAAATCTTTATTATTAATTAATGTTGCACAGAATCTTTCTTTACCAGTAATCTTGTCAACAATTTTACGTGAATCACCATGAGATTTTCTATATCCACTATTGACATAATATACAACACTGTCTAATTCAGGCTCTTGTGGCATATAATTAATAACCAATTTCATTTTATCTTCAATTGTTAATTCTTTTTTTGAATTACCTAAATCAAGTTCTGATTGATATTTTTCAAAAAGTTCCTCAGCAATTTCTTGACGCTTTTCAATTAATAATTCCATATGTGCTTGCATTCCCTTTTCTCTACCATTCTTATCCTTACCTCTTTTTGTATATTTCGAAAGGGTTGTTTTAATCTTGCTCTTGCTTGCAATTTTCTTTAATGGTATTTTTAAATAATATATGTTTTGTGCATATTCTTTATAATAATCAATAAATTCCTTACCTTTATCATGAAGAATTAAATCCAACCCCTTATCAATAAATTCTTCGATATATTCAGGCATAACTTTAGACTTAATTGTATTCCCAGTTAATTTAATTTTTTCTTTCATACCGCCAGTCTTTTTATCTTTGGCTAATGATAATGTTCCATAATTAATACGTGAAAGATTTAAACAAGAAATACTTTCCCCGTCATTGTCTACACTCATATATGGAAGTTTCATTTCTTCCGAATTAAACTTTTCGATTAATGCCGCAATCCCACTTTTGTCATTATATTGCCACATTTCTTCAATTACTCCCTCAATTACCCCTTCGGTCACTTTCTCATTCGTTACTCTTATTGTAGTAGTGTCTGGTATTTGAAAATTAATACCATCGGTAACTGCCAATAGTGCCACACATCCGTATTTGCTAAACCAATCAATTGCATGCCTTAAATGCAACCTACCCGTACATGTAATTCTTGCGGCACAAACATTATCGGACCAGTTAAATGAAATGTTTGATCCCAATGCACCAAATAATGAGTTATTTAATATTTTTATTGGCAACTGTTTTGTTTTGGCCATTGCAATATCAGCTGGAGTGAGTTTATTTCTGACATATTTAATATGTATTTCAGGATCAATTTGTTGTAATAGCTGAACTTCCTCAACATCTAACTTAGTTCCATTTGCAATCTTTTTATAGATATTACGTGTTGTTGTGAGATATAATAACAGCTTTTTCGTAACGCCTGTTATATCAAACATTGGAAATACACCCTCGGTTAATTGAATCATTGGGTAAAGACTGGCATAGTCAATTTTAACAATACGTTTTGAATAACCTGTTTTAAAACATCTTGCTAGACCCCCACTAAATTTTTCATATTTATCTGATTGTGGAATTGCTAAATCATTTTCATAGCTCCATGCCGTTAATAATAAATTCCAAATTGCTGCAGTTCCCATTGTGCATATTCGCTGATATGTTGTTGGGACAATCTTTGCTAACATAAATGATGATTGATTATATAATTCATCAACATGCTCAGTTTCCCAAAGGTCATCAAGTAAATATTGTTTCACTAATTTTCTACTACCAATAAAGGTTATTAAATTCTTTGGTAATGCTTCCGATTTAAACCATTCAATAAATTCTTTAGAATCAACTGATTCATTAAAGCATTTAGCTTTTAATTCTCTATATTTTTCATCGGCAATATTAGCTTTATTTACTTGAAGTTTATATAGTGTTTTTGAAATTTCTTGAAATTCATCGGGCACTTGAAGATAATCGTTCTTGTCATTAACTAAAAATATTTTATTTTCAGCATAATATTTGCCAATTTTATTATCCTCACCATCGATATACGTTCTATTTGGTTTTGCAATGTTTTCAAATTTTGCAATATATTTTAATTTTGTTTCCTTTAGATCACTATTTACGGCAGCAGTTCTTTTTGCCGCATGTAGTATGTCAATGACTGAATATCCCCACATTTCGGTTGCAGTATATTTATCAGCAGTATTACCATATTTAACCGAAGTATTACCCCTTCGATATAATTTAATTTTCTCACTAAGCGTTGTAGGTACTTCATCTAAATTCATATTTAATATTTTTGCTCGGCCTAGAATAAATTCGAAGTCAAACATTTCAGAGTTAAATCCAGATATAATTGCTGGTTGAATGTGATTAATCAAGTTAAAAAAATCTTGAATTAATCTAATTTCAGCATCATCATCATCGAGCTTATCTACTTCCAAAATTAGTTCAAAATCACGATTATCCCTAACGCCAATTGCAAATACTCTGGCCATCTGATATCTTAAGCCAGTTGTTTCAATATCAAAGGTTAATTTATGCACATTTTTATATTCCTCAAATCCTTTATATAATCGTGATTGTGTTGAAATAAAAAATTGTTCCGTTGTCCTTACCGAATAAAATAAATCTCTATTTGGGTAAACAATTTTACCCTTATTATCCTTAACTACGTGACCATCACTATCATATAATCTATCGTATGGGTTAATACCACCATCCTTGAGATAATTAAGAATATCATTAAATGATCTACTACTAGTTATTTTAAAACAATAGCCCTCAACAAGTCTTTTTTGATTACCGGTTTTTAATTTAGTTATTGTAATTCCATATTTAATTCGCTTGCTATTAACATAATTTTCAGATACATCTTCGTATAATGTCTTACCTAATTTAGATAAGTCTTTCATATACATAAATGGTTCGTATTTTACATCAATAATTTTTGACTTTTCATTTGGCTCATGTATAATACATTTAGCAATATTATTACGTAGATCGGTTTCCACATTAACGACATATTTTAAATCATTATTATAACCTTCAAGAAAACCCTTGATTTCACCTAAGACTAAATGTTTATCCATTATTTTTTATGTTTATTTTTTATTATTTGAATTAAGTCATTAATGATACTTTGATTAATATCTGATTCATATTTTTCACCATCAATAACTTGTGAAATTTCTGCACGTTTTGATTCAATCAAATTAAAAATATATTCGTCAATTGTGTCTTTATATATGAAAATGTACGCATTAACTGCATTCTTCTGTCCTATCCGGGCAAGCCTATCCGTGCACTGATCTAATGTACCGGGTGTCCAAGGTATTGTTAACATTCCGACTTTACTAGCAGCAGTTAATGTCAATCCTTCTTTTGTTGTCGATTCCGATCCTAAAAATATTTTAATTTTACCATTCTCATCCTGAAAATCTTTAAGTACATTATTCCTTTCATCATCAGATTCATCACCAGTATGTAATGCAGAAATATTTGGGTATAGTTTATGCAATTCATATAAACTATTTTTATAAAAATCGATTGCAACAAATTTTTCACCACTTTCTAATATTGAATCAATCAATTCACTGACATTATTAACTTTCAAATATGAAGTATATTCTCTTAATTTACCCATTATTGCTAATGGATTATGTAGTTCTTTATTAACAAATTCATTAGCAACCCCTTCTTCAAGATCATAATATACCTCATATTCTCTAGGTGTCATTTCCAATACAATTCGCTGATATGTTTTTTCTGGCAAGTCCTTTAATACTTCACTTTTTTTCTTTCGATAAATATATGGTGCAATCTTATTAAATAATTCATCAAATTTTGTCATAGTAAAATCAGTTTCCCAACCAAATCCATCTAAATTATAATTCATTCCACAATAATATTCGTAAAAATATTTTTGTGTGGAAAAATCAATTGGTGATATTTGATTTAAAACACTATATAATTCAGCAGCTTTTGAAGGTGCTGGTGTTCCTGACATAAATACTTTTGACATATTCTTGTTCCTGAAGATGTCCTCCTTAAATAGTTTTTTAAAATTTTTGTAGGTATTTGATTTAGTAGATTTTAATCGATGACAATTACTAACTAATATATTATTGGCAAAATAATTATGATTATCGGCAATTTCTAAATCATATACTTTTTTATTCGATTGACCACATCTTCCAAATTCTCGTCTATTTCCTGATTCCAAAATCTCAATACTCTCCAACCAAACATATTCAATATCTCTGTTTTTCTTTTGTCTAAAAATTTCCATAATTTTCTTTTGTGTGAATTTCCATCCACTTCTATAGCAATTTTTAATTGAGGTATTGCAATATCTACCGAATAATGAGTTGGTGGTGAAGGTACTATTATTCCCATTTCTTTTAATGGTTTCATTATTGGTGTTGAGAATTCCATTTCCATATATGTTATTCCAGATATTGCCGAAAAGAGTTTTAATTGCTGTTTTGTTAATTGACCATTCCCACCTCTCGATAGGAAAGTACGACCCCTTGAAGAATTTTTCATTTTCAATAAAGTTTCTTCTGAATACATTGGATTTTTTAATTTCATTCTCATTGAAAGTGCATTTGCTAATTCTGGTCTTTCCTTGTATACAATTTTTAATGAATTCGATATTTTTACATATGTTTCTTTTGAATGTACCTTTTCTTTTATTTCCACTTGATTCATTCTCCATATTGCAGAACAACTTTTTGAACAAAATTTTCGTGATAATCTTTTTTTTGCTTGAAATTCTTTCCCACAAATTGGGCATGTTATATTCAATAGGGGTGATATGTTTCCATTCAATTCTTTCGTTATTGCTATTTTCTTCGCATTTTCTTTGGCGGTATATTTTGTCGAACAAGCTTTTGAACATAAAACATGCTCTTTTCTTTTTTTCTGAAATTCCTTCTGACAGTGTAAACATTTTACTATTGGCAATGATGGAATTTTTTTCAATTCCCATCTTTTTCTCATTGAGCATGTCGTTGAGCAAAACATTTTTTTTGTATTTTCTTTTGTTTGAAATTCTATTCCACAACATTGACATAATCTTACGATAATTTGTGGTTTTATTCTTCCCCCTTTTGATAAAATTTTCCCCATATTTAAAATCTTTAATTGGTATATATTCATTTTTTTCGATAGAAAAAAATTTATGTTCAGGTGTACATTCAATAATTTCACCATTTGATAATTTTACTCTAATTATAGTTTTATATCCATTATATAAATACCTATTAATTGATTTTGCTTCAATTTTTTTTAGACTATGATTATAGCTCAAAATTTTAACATTTAATTTATTTTCAACAATATCCCCGATTTTAATTTTACCAACATTAGTATCTATTAATGTATCATATGTAAAACATTCGTCACTGATAAGACAATCTATTTTACCTATATTTAATTTTTCGAATTTACTTTTTACTTTATTAAAATCGGATGAATTAAAATACTCATAATTGGTAATAATATATTTAGCGTCTTCGATACTACATGTATTTTTCTTACCAATAATATGTGCTTTAGAATATGTGAATTTCTCGACTTCATTATAATAATTAAATTTTAATGAATTGGGGGTTATAACAAAAACCTTATTAAATGGATTCATTTCACAATATGCAATGGAGATTACAGTTTTACCAGTCCCCATATCGAGTGCCAATAACGCATTTCTAACCACATTTAAGAACATAACACTTACAATCTGATGTGGATAAAGTTTTATGTTTGGTTTTAAAAATTTATGTACTTGTTCCGAATATTCCTCATATGTTTCTTCAAGTTCTTGTTTATATTTAACCCAATGTTCTTTTTTTACATTTAATTCAGCAATAAATTTACGTTTTGCCTCTTCAGCAATTTCAAGTTTTTTTATTTGTTCAATAAATATCTTACGGCTATCTTCATTACCAAAATCGAAATGAATTTTATTTGATCCTTTATATCTTTTTATTAATAAAAATAATGAAAGCGTTGAAATTTCCCAAACCATCATGCCTGCATTCCATTTACGTGTGTCTTCAGGGAGTTCTTTTATTCTTTGAGTGATTTGATCATTTATTGGAAACCTAAGATAATACCAATGTCTTTTTGATATTCTTTCACAATGTACTACGAAAATATTATTGACTTGCATATTTACATGATATTATGCAAATATAATCAGAATAATTAGAATGTCAACGAAAATATTTTAAATAACTGTTGTTTTTGTTATTGTGTCGGTAATAACGATATTAATTTGACCATCAACAGGCAATTTTATTTGACCGCATTCATCACCTAAAAAGTCAATTGCAAACTCGCCTGAGTATCGACCTGATTTAGCTGTTTGTGTTGATTTAAATTTATATGTTAACGTATATTTTTCCTCATCAGGAAATAATTCTCTGTTGGTATTAATGACTAAACTTGCAGGTACGTTAGCAATACGATATCGCCCAGTTTCCGTATTTATCATTGAGAATGTAATTGCAACATTATCAAGCATATCATCGGTAATGTCATATTGCTGTCGAACTTGTTGAAGCAATGGATATTTTAATTCGGGTAAAGTACTGTCTTTTTTTATAAAGAAATTTTTTATATTAAATGTTGAGTAATTCATTTATTTGTTGTTAATTATTCTACTGTTATTGCCTGTCAATTTCTGACATTAATTTTTCTCTATTGCCGCCAATTAAATTGTTCCTTTTCTTTAGTGTTGCAGCAATTCCATCGCCAATTAAACCCAATTCTAGTGAATCTATTTCCTCAAAAGAATGTCCGGTAAAACCAGTGTAAAATTTAAATAATACATATGAACATAATATTGTCGTTAAATATCTGCGCCAATTATCATGAAACCAAAAGTGCCAACTCCATTTTTTTGGCGTGTTTGTACTATTCATATCACGACCACTTGTTTCTGTTAGTCCATATATTATATATCCAATAATAAAATACCACGCATATCCAAATAATTGATTTCCAGTGTAATCTCCAAATATTGTTTTTATTATTTCGTTCATATTATTACTTTTTCTATAAATACAATTTAATTTTAATTCTAAGTATAAAATGGAAAATTCTTATCTTTTGTTCCCATAACGCCATTTGATTGATAATGAATATCTACTAAAATGATAAATGGCTCATTAGTACTACCAGCTGGAGCACCACTTAATAAATCAATTGTGAATGTTGCCATCGGTCATCTCTTTAATAATAAATACTGAATATTTTTGAAATCAACTAAAGTTATTTTAAATTAAAAATGAAGCAAATTTACTTTATTTTTCAATACTTTTTACAACCATCTGTTAAATATATATGTAATTATGAATTAAACAGTAATTAATAATATGTAATTATATTACCAATTTATAGTCGAAACTATTGGCGATACTGCAATCACCTCTATTCCATTATTAACAATCATTTTGCCAATATTTGGAACTGCTTTTCTTAATATGTTTAATGAACCATTTAAATCTGCATTAATTAACCCACCAGATTTTGATTTAAATAGTCCCCGTTTCACCCTACTACCACAATATATCTCATGCTTACATATTTCTTCATTATCAATAAAACTACATTTTGATGTGTAACTCTCTTCATTAACCATTACTGTAATTCCTTCTAATTTAGCTTTATACAATAGCATTTCAATAAACCTACTATGTGGTATATTAACGAAATTTTGATTATTCCTTTTTCCAATATTTATATCTTGCTTCCACTCCCTATTATTACCAATTATTATGGTATTAATATTGTTGAATACTAAATGATTTATAATATATCGGCTTGATTTGTGCAAATAATCATTTATCTTATTATTTCTTTTATTGGTTAAATTATTTATTCTTTTGCTTGTCTTTAATTGTATTTTTTCTCCCCTTTTATTAGTATAATGATTTAAATCGGATTTAAATTTACCCATTTTTTTATTGTAATACTGATTAATTGATTTCAACGGTTTACCGTTTATTATGATTGGTTTTATTACATTACTTCCGATACAAGCTAGATTATTTAATCCCAAATCTATTGAGCAATATCTATTATTGTTCTCTTTTAATTTATTTTCTTGTTTCTCATAAACAACTTCAACCACATAATGATTACCTTTAGGTATTATTCTACATTGTTTTAACGTATTAATATTTACGTTAGTTTTAATTTTTATGTTTGTTTTAGATAGTTTAATTATATTATTTTTTATTTCTGTTTTAGATATGCTACCTAATTCATATATTACTGGATATCTGCCATTTTTATCTTTATATGATGGCAAACTAGGTTTACCCCTATATTTAGACTTATTTCTTGAGTAATCCTTAATTGTAGCAAAAAATGATTTCCAATTTTTATCTAATGACATTAGTGTTTGATTCGATACTTTTCTTGGTAATCGAACATAATCACAATCATTTGTATTAATCATTAATTTATTAATATCATAATAATTAAAATAATTAGCATGTTCAATTAAACCCAATTGTTTATCTCCGCTTGATTTAATAAATTCTTGTCTTACAATATAATTAGCCCTATTATATAAATTTTTTGATAAAAAACATAATTTATCCATTTCACAATAAAATGGATTTGATTTTTTAATAATATGTTTTTCAGTTAAAATCATGGTTATGATTCAATAAATTTAATAATTTCTTCTTTATTTTTCTTTTTTCTTAAGCCATACATTCTAGCAGAAAATGAATAGAATATTGAAATCATATCGTTTAATAAATCTTGTTTATCAACATCAACATGATTTATAATAACAATTTTTTTACCTTTTAGACTTAAAAATAATGATATATAATTAAAACCAAATCTAGTTAATCTATCTTTATTTTCAATAATTATAATATCCCAATCATTTCTAATTAACAATTTATTTAATTTAGGTCTATTATCATTCATACCCGAAGCAATTTCTTTAATTTCATCAATAACCACATAGCCATTATTGATTGCAAAATTTCTAATTCTGTTAAGTTGATAATCTAATTCTTTTTTTCTATCATTATTAGATACTCTTGCATAGAGTATAGCATTAGTTTGATTATTAACTTCAGGAAATAATGGAATTTTAACATGATTAGTTTCATCTAAAAAAGCGTTTTTTATTTTACCTGCATTGAATCTATTCCATGCCGTTTTATACGTAACTGAATTTTCTTTAGCATATTCAGATAATTTTTTATAAATTTGTTGCATATGACAATTACAATTAAAGTAATAAATACTATCAATATGGAAAAAGTTTCAATATAATGGAATAAATTTACATAATATTTATAACTTGTAATTAACACCTTATTCAACATTTGTAATTAATTATAATTAATAGTGTTTTCCAACCATACTTCCAGCCATTTTTACGATTCCAGATGATAATCTTATTATTGACATAATTTTAAGGAATTGGAAATTGTTTTATCGTTCCATCAAACTGCCCCCGCATTGGTGGTTCAAATACTTTGTTACCTACTGCGTAGCCTGTGGGGTCGATTATTGAATCGCCTACTGCTAACAATGGTTCATCAAATAATCCTGCGAAGGTTCCTCCTATAATAGCCATTAAAGGAGTTGAATAATCGATGCTTTCAACTTTTATGGCTTGTGTTTGACCGTTAATTAGTAAAAATAGTGTCCCAGAAATTCTAATAAAGCAATAATATTTATATCCAGTAAGCGTCTGAGAGGCATACGTTTTGATTAAATTTGTTTCAAAATAGTCGTTTGTAGAATCCTTACCTATTTTTATATCCGTTCCAAATCGCAAAATAACTGCATCAGCTGTTGGATTAGCCCAAAATCCTATAAAAAAATCAGATATTCCAAATGAGTAAGTATTTGTACTTTGCAATACCTGACCACCAGCAAATAGTAGCCCTGTTTTAGTCCATTTGGGTTTATTTGTTGAATATGTAAAAACATCAGTGCCTATACTACACTTAATACTTGTAATATTATCGTTCACATCAATAATCACTCCGTCCAAAAATTTACTGCTTAAAAAGAACTCTTTTAAACCGTCTGCTTTGTAACGTTTAAAGTGTGTGAATTTTTCTTTATATAACTTTGGAATGTCATTTTTTAAAATTCTGAAACTACTATCAATTGAATGAATTTGGAAGTTATCCATTATTGCCTCGCCGTAGCTGTTGAAGCCATCCCACCCAAAAATCTGTAAGTTATTTGTGATTCTTATTTTATTAGAATCAGTTGAAAAAATATAATACTGCACCACTCCATCTATGGCGGCAAAATAATTTGCACTATAAATAATACCATCAACAGACGTATAAGGTAATTTTCCGAGCATGACTTTAATTGGCACATCAAGTCTATCAATAACTCCTGAACTAAATGAGAATATATGTGAAAATGTACCCAAATTAAATTCAAGTGTGGTTCCATACCGTAACCCAAGATAACCATAAACCGTATCTCGAAAAAACATAAGATACCTGTTGCCGTAATCGATTGATTTAAACTCAATTTGGAATTGCAATATAAAAAACTCCAGCTGTTGATCGTATGCTCCGCTTGCCCAAACTAAAGGTTTTTCTCCGTCAAATCGGACCCCCTTACCATATTCAAACGTAGGCTGCTTATTAACGTCAGTCTGAACAAAAGCAATATTCTGAGCTTTGTCAGTTATTTGACTGACCTTATTTGTCGAATCTTTAAAGATTCTATTAGGTAGTTGCATGTCAATATCTATATGAAGTAGTATCTTGCTCATAATAATGTATTTGGATAAGTTGGAGGTGTGAAGACTTGTTCATTTAAACTCCATTTTAATGCACTTCCATCCCATCCTATTAATGTTGAGTTTTCATACCTAACTTTTAATTCATCAAAATTTCCAACTAAGCAGTCAGAAGTAAACCCTATAAGCATTCCAATATGACTTTTAAATGTTTGAGGATTAAATCCGATAACAGAAATTTCACTTTTAACGTAACAAATACGCCCATCAACAAAAGTAGTACAAACACCATTTTGAAAAGTTATTAAGTTATGTACCCATGTATTTGAGGGGGTTGGATAAAGTGTTGTACCTCTATCTACCCCTAATTGGGCTGACAGTAAAAATGTTGGTAAAATAGAATACCCATAAGCCCCATTTGCAGTTAAGACAAGAGTAAACGCATTACTACTGTCAGTTGGGTAGTTAGATATATCAAAAAGTCTTTGCGAAGAGGTAGCTGCGTCAAACTTTACCCAAAACTCCATTATAAAATTCTGAGAATAGTTAAATGGTACACCCTCTAATTGTTCTCCCCCAACATCGAAGCGCAAACCGTCACCGTTTTCACTTGGAGTACCTATTTTTTGCCTAAACACGTTTGAATTGTAACGGTTCTTAACCTTAGAAACAAGATTGCTCCCATCCTTAGTAACACCATAAGAACTGGATATATCAATAATAGGAGGTGTCTTTATTATCTCTCCAGATATATTTCTTATTATCTTATTATCTTGAAGGATTAGACTCATATTGACGGTGTTGTAGTAATTATCAACTTATCGGGGTCAAAACTAGGAAAACATTGTATAATATATTCTTTGATTCTTTGGTCAAAGAAATAAAATACATTTGAATCATTAGTTGGGTAATTGAATTTGAATTCATATTTATCTCCCTCAAACCCCTCAATTTTCAATGCATTAGTTGGAGAATCGAGCATCTTTTCTGCGCTCATAAAGAACCCAATCTGTGCTCGAATCCTCACACTATCAACTTTATCGTTTGATATTTCAACGGTATGTGCTGAAATAATGGTTTGTTCCAAAGGAACTCCTGCATTGGAGATTATTACTTGATTTTGATTAATTATTGCCATTATAATATTTTTATAAATATCTATATTATTTTTTCCATTGTAAAATATATTGAAACCACACCAGAACCCCATGAACTCGAACTCACGTACATATCAGTATCATTAACTGAACTAAAATAAACTCCATTCGTATTAACTAGTACTGCTTTTACATCAGCACTTGCACCAACAGTTTGAGCATTTACAATATCAGTTCCACCGCTTGTACTGCTAATCGTAATATCACCAGCAGCATTCCCTGATGTTTCAATGATTATGATCGTATCTATTTGGTATCCTGCTGGTAGATAAGTGCTTAATATTTTATCTGTGCTTATATTTGCTTCAACGCTTCGTAAAATATCTGTATATGGTACTGTTGGCTGTGGAACTGTTTTGCTGCCTGCTACATCATAACTCCATACATCGCCATCTGCAATTCCTGTTGGATCAACATCTACTAATGAATTCAATCTTGGCGATATATCCGTAGATGTTGCTCCGGCATTATCAGCAGCAATTTCAGTACCAATTCCATTTGTTTTAAATGTAAGATATGTTTCTGGACTCAATGCAGTACCTGCGTTATTCTTTATTGTATGGCCACCACCAGTTGAGTTAATTGTAATTTTAGTGCTACCAGTTGTTATCGTAATATTTGTTCCTGCACTTAATGATTTGAATCTTAAATCAACACCGGACTTGCTTGCATATATTCCAACACCACTGCCTAAATTACTTGCAGTATTTATTTCAGCCTGTGTAATTGTGCTACAAAACGTTATGTCCGTTGTAGTACATGACATGGCAATGCCCGTTCCAGCCTTTAGTGATTTAAAAGGAAAATTAACCCCTGATTTTGATGTGAATATACAATATCCTGTACCTAAGTTACTTGCGGTATTTGCTTCACCAGTACCACAAATCGTTATATCATTAGCAGTGTTTGTTATAATAGTGCCAGTTCCAGCTAATAATGATTTAAATCTCAAATCAACCCCTGATTTGCTTGCATATACACCAGTACCACTTCCTAAATTACTTGCAGTATTTGCTTCAGCAGTACTATTAATTGTTATATCAGTTGTTGTACAAGTTATATTAATTGCTGTTCCTGCAAGTAATGATTTAAATGGTAAATTAATACCGGACTTAGAAGTAAATATTTGATAGCCACTACCTAAATTACTTGCTGTGTTCGCTTCACCAGTACTGCAAATTGTTATATCATTTGCTGTACATGACATGGCAATGCCCGTTCCTGCAAGTAATGATTTAAATGGGAAATTAACCCCAGATTTTGTAGTAAATATACAATAACCACTACCTAAATTACTTGCCGTATTTACTTCGCCCTGTGCTGCTGAATTACATATTGTTATGTCATTTGCAGTACAAGACATGGCAATACCTGTTCCAGCACATAGTGACTTAAATGGAAAATTAACTCCTGATTTTGTAGTAAATATACAATAACCACTACCTAAATTACTTGCCGTATTTACTTCGCCAGTTATCGGTGCAGTACCATAACTTAATTCTTTAGTACTTGTATCATAAAAAACAATGTTGCTCTTACTAGCATTTGTTAAACCCGATATGTATGTTTTACCTCTTACGCATAATTTTTCATTATCAAATTCACCATATATTAATGACTTTGCAGCTGAATTTGCTATATATAACCTGTTCGAGCCCGTCTCATTTAAACCAGCATTATATCCGATTGCAACATTACTATGTCCTAATTCATTACTAGCTAATGCATTATGCCCAATACCAACATTATTATTACCTGTATACATATTACTTAATGTATCAGCACCGATTGCAACATTATAACAACCAATGTTATTATTTAAAGCAAAACTTCCAAATGCAATATTATGATTACCTGAGCTATTAAACGCAAGCGATTGATCTCCAATTGAAATGTTATTTGTACCAGTAGTATTACTATGTTGTGAATTACATCCAATACTAATATTATTACTACCACTGGTATTATTACTAAGTGTTGACATGCCGATGCCGATATTGTTACTACCAATTGCACCTGATGCTGTTAATATATTGCAACCAATAGCAACGTTTCCTTGACTACTAATTGCATTATTCATAATTTTCGATCCAATTGCAACGGTACCATCAATAATTGATGTTGCCAGAGATAAAACATCTTGTCCAATTGCTATTACATCATTTGCACACGTATTAGAACATAATGCGTTATTACCCATTGCAACAATTCCACAACCATGTATTATACTAAGACCATCAACGAATGATGTAACGTTCGCTCCTGCATTTACACCATAAAAAGTATTTCCACTTAATGCTGTTGAGCTACCGGGTGTACCACACCCAATGACTGTCGATTGTTTGGTTAAATCCGACCAGCCAATATCACTTCCAGTAGTGCCACTAGGTGTTGTTCCATAACTTAACTCATTTGTTGATGAATCATAATATATAACATCAGTTTTTGTTGAGTTTGTTAAACCCGATATGTATGTTTTTCCTCTTACACAAAGCTTTTCATTGTCAAATTCACCATAAATTAAAGATTTATTAGCTGAATTTGCTATATATAACTTGTTTGAGGTTGTTTCATTATAACCCGAACAACTACCGAGAATAACATTACTACTACCAGTTACATTTGAATATGCAGCATTTGTTCCAATAATAGTATTATTACTACCAGTTGTTATACCTTTTCCAGCACATACTCCATAAATTGTGTTTCCACTATATGTGCTACCACTAATAATCGTTCCACATCCAACAACTGTTGAGGTATTACCAGTACTTGACCAACCAACACTTGTTGAGGTAGTTACACCAACTCTTTTTGTTGTTGAGTTCCAACATAAATAATTACCACCACCAGCTGGCGTACATAATATCGCCAAGTTCGGTATTGCAACATAGTTAGCAAATGTCGAACTTGCTAATGTAATACTTGTACCACCAATAAGCGTTGTGTTAGTATTTCCACTACAAATTGTGTTATTATTTCCGCCGAATATACTAGCATTTACTGCGCATGAAACGTTGTTATATCCAATCGTTGTAGCACAATCACAAATTGATTTACTACCATTACCTATTACAATGCTCTTATTTCCCATTGAGCATGAACTACTGCCAATTGCAATCGACGTTGACCCATTAGCATTTACTGATGTACCAATAGCTAATGAAGCATTTCCTGCGACATTATTACATCCAAGTAATAATGTATTTAATTGTACCCCAGTTTTTAGTATAGTTGCACCAGATATTTGATAGCCAGAATTTGAGCTAATTGTTCCACCAGTGCCACAAACACAGTTATGTCCAGCCAAATATAAATAGTCAGTACCGTTTTGATCGAATTGTTTACAATTTAGATTTGGTCTATTATCGTATCCCATAATTTATTATTAATTAAATATAAATACTAAATTTATAGTAATGTTCAATAAAAAATCCATCGAATTCGATGGATTTAAATTAATGTGAATGAATATTGTTCAGGTATTAACTTTTAATTACCTTCTATTTCTGCTTATTTACTGCATTAATAATTTCGTTAATATCAAATAAATTAACGGTATCATATGGGAATTGTTGTATTTGGCCTGAAATATCATCAACCAAATATGTGTACTTGTCAAAGTTATTAATAATATTAGCTTGTGGTGTAATATTAATATTATTATCATATCCGAAAACTTTCGGGGAATTCCCAATATAAAGAACAGTTGATTGTAATCCCAATGCTGCTGCAATATGAACCCCACTGGAATCAATTAATATCCTTTTTGTTGTTAATGGAAAAACTGCCATCAATTCACGCATCGGTAAATTAACCATTTCAACACCCTGTAATGCTGGTTGTTCCGGTAATCTCATATGTAATATTCTATATGATTTACTATAATAGTTAACCAACTTCCCCGCAATCTCTAACGGTATATCCCTATACCACGATTTTTTCGAATATTGACCTTGTGGGGAACCACCATGTGTTTGTAATAGCATTATTGGTCTACCATCCGGCTTTATCTTATCCCTAGCAATCTCCAACTCTCTTGGGTTTAAATAAAGTTCTGGATTTATCCCATCATGTTTAATACTGAACATTCTACACCATGTTTCTGTTAAATGTTCTTTTCTTAAAATGTGATTAGTTTCGTTATATGGGTCATGTTTCATTATAATTGTATCATCTTTAATGAACTCCCTAAAATATTTGGTTTCACCATGTAGATAAAATCTAAAAATATTTGGGTTATTAAAATAAAATGCATCCCATGACCCAACAACTATTAATTTACGGTCTGGATATTGTTTTTTTATTGCACGTATTACGGCTGTCGCCATTCCATTCTTACCTAACCCTCCTTCTATATGAAATATTATGTACTTGTCATTCTCATTAACTCTTGTATCTACTAACATAAGTTTTTATTAATTATATATTATTATTTTTATATTTCCAAATAAAACCACCACAGTTATTTGTACTTTCTACTATATGATATTTTATCTTATCACAAGATATATTATTTTGTCGTGAAGCATCAATAATTGACTCATATTCAAAAATATACTCATTCTGAATACTGTATTTAATAACTGGAGTTTTTCGTTTATTAATTTTCTTCACATACGGAACAATCAAATCAGGTAAATTATCTGAATAATAAAAAATAAATTTACCATATGGTATTGATTTTTGTATGCACGTAACAATGTGACCAGAATTAAGATTTAATTTTCGTGAAGCATCACTAATTGATTTAAATTCATTAATTAATTTTCCATCTAAATCAAATTGTTTAATTGCCTTAACCATACTCGAATATTTATCATGTTTACCAATATTAGTAGGTATATTGTCTTTATAATACCAATAAAAATTATTAAATTGTTTACATCTACCTCTTAAACAACAATTAATTCCAGATTGTAAAATATTAGTTTTTCTATAAGCATCCGCTTGACTTTCATATTCAGAAATAAATTTACCATCTAATGAATATTGAATTATTGGCGTTTTATGTTTTAATAATTTTTTAAATTCAAATATCTCAGCATTTTCTTTCGATGAAAATAAATATGTACCACGATATGCACTACCTCCCTTTTGGTCAATAATTCTAAATATTCCCTGTGGATTAATATTATAGCATTCTGAAAACGCTAAAACGGATTTATATTCTTTTAAGAATTCCCCATCTTCTGTGTATTGAAAAACTTTTCTTTTAAATGAAGAACCACCCTCTCCGCCATCAGTTAAATTAGTTAATCTAATTCCATCATCTCTATATTTCTTGATGTAATAAATCTCTAAAATTTCATGTTCATATTTATTTATTATTTCATTGAATTTAATTTCACACTCATCAAGAACTTTCATTTCAATTTTTAAACCAAGTTTAAGTATTTTATTAATAACATTATCCTTAAATGTATTTTTCTCTCTTTTTTTACCACATATATTCAAATGCGAATTATATCTTCTTTTTAGATTTGAAGTAAAACCAATGTAAAATACACTATTATTTCTTGGGTCAATCAATCCATAAATATATACTTTATTATCAATTTTTTTATATACCATACACTCACTCTAAATTTAAAACAATAATACATTTTTATTTATAATTTTTTATATTTTTTTATAAATACAAATAAAAACGGAAAAGATGTATTTTTTCCGTTTTAAATTAAATATTTTTACGATTAGCTTATAAATGCTAAACTAAACCATTGATCAAGTGCTTGATCATACATTAATTCCAGTGCACCATAATTTGTATTAATAACACCATTTCCAATCCCATCAATGCCGCTACTACCCCCAGTAATTGTTATATTGTTAGTTAATGCCAATCCAGATACGTCTTTAATCTTAAATGTTTGTCCATCTATTGGTGGTGACGGTAATGTAATTGTTGTACCACTAACGGTATTATTAACTAATATTACATACGAACTACCTGTTGTTAATAATGTTGAACCAGTAATGATTGTTTTTGAATAAATATTGTTATTCGATGGTGCTATTGAATAGGTTAACTCATTGGTGTTATCGTCATAATATATGATATTGACTTTACTAGCATTTGTTAAACCCGATATGTATGTTTTACCTCTTACGCATAATTTTTCATTATCAAATTCACCATATATTAATGACTTTGCAGCTGAATTTGCTATATATAACCTGTTTGAACTCGTCTCATTATAACCCGAACATGTACCTAAAAATATATTCGATGAACCCGTTACATTATGAAAACCCGAATTAATACCTTGGGCAATATTACCTGAACCTGTAGTATTAAACATTAATGCAGCACTACCATTAGCAACATTGTTTGAACCAGTCGTATTGCAATGCAATGCACATAAACCAATTCCAACATTATTAACTCCAATATTATTAATATTATTTCCCACTTCTTGACCAATATATATTGAAGTCAGAGTTGTTCTAAGAATTGTTGTTCCACTAATCTGATAACCATTATCAGTACTTAAATAACCACTAGAAATTGTTAATGTATTTGTATTGGCATTAATTTCGGTATTACCTGTTAATGTACCACCTAAAACAACAGTAGAACCAGATATTGACAATCCATTTGCCGCAAATGCGGTGTTAACAAATTTTAATCTCAAATCTGTATCAGTAATACCATTATAATACCAATATTCATCATTACCAACATTTACTGTAAGTCCACTATATCTTAATGCTAATGGAATTACTGTATTAACATCTGATGTCGAAGAATATGGTTGATTTGAACTATTTAAATATTTTGTATCAACAGGTTTACCTGCATTAATTTTTATGTTATCATTTAGTATTATTGCCATTATATACTTATTTTATTTTTCATTTTAATATTAAGTCAACGACATTGATGATGTTAATGATGTTTGATAATTACTAATATATACATTATAGCTTTGATTACTCCAACACGCTGAATCAGCTAATACAAGATCAGCTACTGGAAATAGATTACATGCCGGACTTACACCACCACCAATTGATCCGTTATTTAATGCTGTTATGTACCAACAAGTTTTTGCCGATACACTAGCTGGTACTGCAAACCATAAATAATCATCATCTGTCGTATTAAAATTAATACTGATTGAGCCTGAACTAGTTGCCAAAACTTTTGTTCCACCAGTTACCATTACGCCACTTGCGACTGGACGATTTTCACCAGCAGCACCCGGACATGTACATTTTCCCCAATAATATGGTAAATATGCTGTTACTGTATAATTACTTGAATTGAATTGTGTTGTGCAGCTATTTTTAGCACTACCCCTCCATGATTGTGTTTGTCCACATGAAATAAATGTTTTTGTTGTAATTGTTGCCGATTGTGGCGAACTGGTAGAACCACTTGAGCTTAATGTAAGTGCTGCGGTTATATCCAAAATACACATCGTATTTGCTTGAACATTAGCTCCATTAGTGAATGTCCAACTAAATGGCTTAGAGCCACTTATCTGACAACCAACTTCAACAGGTGTGCTAATATTAGTGCTAAAACTACTAAATGAAGGTAATTGATATGGTACTAAAATATCTTTTAATAAACAATTAGTTGTTTTACCGGTTAATACACTTCCAGCAATCAGTCCACCAACAGTTGTTGTAGAAGGACTTGATAGATTATATAATGCACTGCCACCCAATTCATCAACATATTGTTTATCAACGATCTGTGTATTCCCAGTAAATGTAGGATGTATGCAATAATATAAATTACCTGTTGTTGCAATAAATGTATCACCAGATAACGTTAATGCATCATTACCGCACTGATAAACATGTTTATTTCCAATATTAATTTTATTTGTTAATGCCATCTTATTTCATTAAACATTCTATTTTAAAATTATTAGTTAACAAATGCAGTTGCACTCCAAAAAAGTCCGTTATATATAAATGTAATTGAACCATAATCGGTATTAATAAATGCACATCCATTAGATAAACCATTAATACAATTACCATTGCCATCAACAGTTACTGGATACGTTAACGATCCACCTTGAATATCAGAAATTATTACCTTCTGTCCGGTTTGGACATTTGGCGATGGTAATAAATATATACATGCACAATCAAATGCAGTATACCCAGTCACACCAATATATTCATCACTACATGTAAGATAAAAGGGATTTGAATCTGTAAATCTTACGCTAACATTATTTAGCCTTCTATCAACATATTCTTTATCAACAATACTACGATTAGTATAGTATGCACTATTATCAGTAGAATATGTCATGCCTGAAACAGTAATAACACATATTTTACCACCAGAACCCGATAATGCTGAACTTCCAAATATAATATCTCCACCTTTCGTACATGTTGTTATGGTACTACTTGTTTTATTAAAGTTTAAATACGCACAACTTAAAGAATTTGTTGAGACAATACAAGTATTTGTATTAGTTAATGCTCCACCGAGACAAACTTGATGACCAGAGCAGCTAATACCATTTGTGCCACCAGTTACGTAAATCGTTTCAATGTTACCAATTCTAGTGTTGGTATTTCCGGTATATGTACTATATGTTGTTGTGTTTACTTTACTATTTAATGCCGTACTTAATGTACCCGTATATGGATTAACATTAAAAGTATCTCCAGACCATGTAATTGAGTTACCTGCAAGCGATGATCCATCAACAGAAATTGTATTTAAACTAATATCAATGCCCGTTCCTGAAAGATATGCATTAGGTAAATTAAATAATGTAAATGTAAGTGTATCACCGCTAACAATTGGATTTGGCGTTGTTACAGCCCATAGTGAATTATACTGTGTTGCGCCACTTGTTACCGGAATTAAGTCACCGTTACTAATTTCGCCAGAAGGAATAAAATTATAGTCATCAGTACGACCCCAAGTACCAGTACTTGCACTATATATACCATTATAAACAGAATTAGTTTGATTCTTAACCAGAACTCTCATTCCCGCAGTTGTTTGAATACTATCAACAATCGTTAAACCGCTTAACGTAGTATTACCAGTTGTTGCAACAGCAACCGAATCACGTAATTTCAGCCCAACAGCAATACTATCTACATAATATTTTGTTGGTATCCAACATGTATTGGTTGAATAATAATTTCCACCATAAAATAACCCCTCACTTAATGTTGTAGATAAATTAACAGTACCGCCTGTTGTTGATAACATAACACCCGTACTATTTGCGCAAACAACGTTATTATTATTCGCAATGCTTGCACTTGTACTTGTTAATTTAGCATAACTATTACTAAATTGTGTTTGAGTACAATTAGTAGTATAATAAATACGACTATTATTAAAGCTATCACAGGCGTTAAAATTATTAATATTTGCTAATGTAAGTCCATATAAACCCACACCATTTATTGTTGTTCCAGAAGTTAAATTACCACCAAGTGCAATTGTTGCACCATCACTAAGTATACGCACACCATTTATTGCAGCAGTAATTGTCCCTGTTCCACCACCACTTGTACTTGAAAATATTGTAATGGAATCAGAATTTTGCACAATTGTTGTACCCCCACTACCGACAAGCGTTCTAAATTGTAATGTACTACCACTTTTTTGAGAGTATACCTGATAACCACCACCAACATTTTGTCCATTTACAACAGCAGTTGTACCAGATAAGTAAATAAATGCTTCATCATATGATATATTAATATAATCTGGTGTTTTTGATTTAATCGTTCTATCATATATTAAATTGTTCAATGTTTTTGCATAAACTGGTCCACCAATTGCTAATGTCGATCCTGTTGATAAGCTTCCATTAACTGAACTAACAGTTAATTTACCTTTTGACAATGGTGCAGACCATGAAGTATTCATGAATACCTCAGATGAATTAGTATAATATGTACAACCAATTTCAAATTGTCCTATTTGACTTTGAATGCAACCATCAATTAATATCCACCCAAGTAAATTTGAACTACCCACATATTCATTCCAAATAAACGATTTTGCTGGTGTTTCATTTTTCACATAACCTCTTTTTGCAATGCCATCGGTTGATGTACCTACATGAACTTTTCCATCAGTACCCCTATAGTAATTATTATAAATTGAACAATAATTACCTTGATAATCTAAATAATTAGCACCTAAAGTACTAAAGGGTATGACACATAATTGTTGAACACCACTAACACCACTAAAAGCACCAATATTTGTACCGCCAGTTACATAATTGCCTTGTGGAATCAATGTATCATATTTTTTCTCAACTAAACACGTATCCAATACACCCGTCTTATACCAATGTTCTTTACCGCCAATATTAACCGTTAATCCAGTATATCTTTCACTTGAGATGATTGTCGTATTAACCTCAGTACATGCAGAATATGGTAAATGACTACCGCAATAAACTCTATTACTTAAATAACGTTTGTCAATTGGATTAGGTGCTGCAATTTTTATATTTTCATTATATTGTATTGTCATAATTAACTATTTTTAAACGTCATACTATAATTTATACTTGTTGGGTAATTGCTAACATAAAAACAATAATTAACACTTGACCAACAACTACTTGGTGAATCAATTGCTGCCGTCGTTGCCGCAGAAAATAAGTCACCTGAAATTGTTCCAGTATTCGATGAAAAATTACCAGCAATCCATTTAGTTTTTGCAGTAGATGTTGCGGGAATTGCAAGCCAAATATAGTTTCCAGTTGTATTATAATTTGTAACAATTGTATCGCCAGTACTATGTCCAATACAAACATTACCAGCAGTACAAGCATTATTTATTAGTGCTTGACCGATTGTTGGCGTGGTTCCAGTACTTCCCCAAAAATATGGATATACGCCTGTAATTGTAATTTGTTTTGAAGGTGATGTGGTTCCAGCAGCACAACATGTCATTCCAATAATTGTTCCATCGCTTTTCTTCGGATAGTCACCTGTTAAATATGATACATTTCCATAAACAACATTATTTCCAATTTGAACTGCTCTTGATGCGAGAGCCACACTATTAGTTAAGCTAGATGATGATACATTACAAATAACACCACCAATATCGGTATAATTATATGTTGAAGGCAATCCTGTTCTCACCGAAGGTCCACCACAATAAGCGGGTACGACACTACCTTGACTATATGTTCCACATGCAGTAAATGCAATTTGACAACCCGCTTCAAATAATGTTCCTGATGGCGTTAATGATAACGTATTTGAATTTGCAACACATGTAGGCGCTAGTGTTGGTGCTAATATTAACTCAAGAACTCTTGATAAATCACAACCAGTAATTGATGTTAATGAGTTTAATCCACCAACAGTACATGTTGTTGGAGATGTACAATTATAAATTGTTGAGCTGCCTGATGCTGAAGATTGAGCTAATTCAATTTGATTTTTTGTTGAGGAATATGTTAATACATATCCATTAGTTTCACCTGTCACTATAATAGGTATGCTACCGCCATCACCAGTAAGTGATAATCCACTAACACTTGTAATTATGGTTTGTCCATCTAATGTCAATGTTGTTCCACTTAATTGTTGAAACTGAAGAGAATCTAAATTCGGACGTGCAAAAAATGTCATTTTATCATGTTTTTATATAATTATTAATTCTAAACTTTTGAAGTTTAGCTTTATCTATAATAAATACAAAAAATTCTAATTAAAAACGACATAACATAAAAAACCTCATAAGAATTTTCTTATGAGGTTTCTATTTAAAAAGTTATTATTAATTTAGTTCTTTTACTGCAATCACATTTTTTAAAAATCCTGTAATTGACTATTAATTTTCTATTTATCTTTGACCCAATTTCTTCCCTTATTATATAATTTCAACCATAAATACTATAAACATTTAAAAATAAAATTGAGCAAAGTTTGATATGTTCAATGTCAAATCTTTGCCCAATCCATTTTGGAATTATATCTTCTTATATAAGAGAAGAAGTTCTTCCATAATTTCAGCTGTTCAATAACTTTTATCAGGAATCTTGCTAACCATAACAATGTTATGCGCTTCACACACCATAAAAGAGCTGAGTATTTCTACTTATCCTAAGTGTGTACCTTTGAGTAACTACTCTTTTAGCCAAGTTATTTACTCTTTTTTCACAGCCAAAAATCTTTTTTGAAAAAGACTGTACTTCTACAGCCAAAACCATTCTTAATCATCAAATGTTAGACAGCACGCCTCATTTTTATGAAAAAACTGGTACTGACAGCTAAAAATAATAATGTGGGAATATTTTAAAAGTATTTTTTGTTTTTTATGCAAGTTCTACGGACTTGTGACTTAACCGCTTGTCTAATCATCCTCTAAGAGATAATTGTGGATTCGAACCACTGATTTACTGTAAACACTTTACGTTTTCCCTTTGTATTTTAAAGAACTCTACCAAAAGACCAACCATTTGGTATATTATCGCTCTTTTTTATTTTTTTAACACATTTGAATTTGCCATATTATACTAAATTTTAATTTTAATATAAATACCAAACAAATTCAAAAAAGCCCAAGTAGGGAGAACAGGACTCGAACCTGTAACTCATTGTTTTCAACACAATTGCTTTACCTTTTACTGAAAACACCATTAGTTCTCCTTGTGTAAGGAGCATTGAGATAGTATTCTTTGTTTTTTATTTTGCTATCTCCCCATATTAAATATGATAAAGAACTTTAGAAGAAATTTGTCAGTGTAGTTTTGTTTTTGAAAAACCATCAATTTACTTGGGTAAGTGTAAAACCCATTCATCACGTAGTATGGGTGAGATGTAAGCGGCCACTATAATAAAATGTAAATAAAATTTATACTTTCTTTAAACTTTTTGATTTTTCTTGGTATTTATATATGATGTTGAAAGCTTTTAAATATAGACTTAACCCGAATAAAGAACAAATTGTTCTTCTTAATAAGCATATTGGCGCAAGTAGGTTTCTATATAATTTAGCTTTGGAAACTAAACAAATTGCTTATGCCGGTAATAAACATAACCTTTCTTGTTTTGAATTACATTCACAACTAAAAGAATTAAAAGAAGAATGTCCTTGGTTAAAAGAACTTAATTCACAATCTCTACAACAAGCTATAACTAATCTAGATAAAGCATATACAACTTTTTTTAAAGGTCAAAATTCATTCCCAAAATTTAAAAAGAAATCTAATGGTGGTAGTTTTAATATACCACAAAGAGTTATAGTAGAAAATAATAAATTAATTATACCTAAATTTACAAAGAAAAATGGAATAGATATAATCTTACATAGACCAATTAAAGGTGAAATAAGACAAGCAACAATATCTAAAATACCTACCGGTAAATATTTTGTAAGTATTTTATGTGAAACTGGTGAACAAAATAAACCAAAACCTAAGATTAAAGAAGAAACAACAATAGGAATTGATTTAGGGATTAAAGATTTTGTAATTACCTCTAATAGTGAAGTGTTTGACAATCCAAAATATTTAAGAAAGGCACAAGATAAATTAAAATATATACAGAGTAAATATTCAAAAAATAAAGGAAAAAAAATAAAACAAAAATTAGCTAAGTTACATGAAAAAGTAACAAATAAAAGAAAAGATTATTTGCATAAAGTATCAACTAAATTAATTCGTGAGAACCAAACGATTTGTTTAGAAGATTTGAATGTATCAGGTATGATTAAAAATCATAAGTTAGCACAAAGCATTAGTGATGTTGGTTGGTCTACATTTGTGACTATGTCAGAATACAAAGCTGAATGGTATGGAACAAATATACTTCGTATTGGTAGATTTGAACCTAGTAGTAAGACATGTTCATGTTGTGGTAACATTAACGAAGAACTAACATTAAAAGATCGTGAATGGACTTGTGTTAGGTGTAACACTAAACACGACAGAGATATAAATGCTGCTGTAAATATTAAAAATTTTAGTTTAAGAAATATCTTGTCAGGGACTGACAGGAAAAATCATGACGAACTGCCTACGTTAGTAGGAGTACTGACTCATGAAGCCCAACCCATCAGCACTGCTGTGGGTGGGTAGTTCACTGAAATAACGAACAGTTTCCTTTTTATTTTTTCATTAATTTAAAGAACGTTGTCCTAAGACGATACAAACATAAAATTAATTATTTTAATTTGCAAGCTTTTTATAAAAAAAATATAATTGTCTTGGGTATATAAATACGTAATGTTTTTACAAAATGTTATATTTTTAATAAAATATTTATTCTTTTTTTATAACAGCTTGACCTTTACGTAGTTTCGTTAATATTTCTTGAACGTTTTTGTTTTTATTATCAATTTCATCGGGATCAATTAGGTTTTGCTCAATAACTGATAATGGCAAATCCTCAATTATTTTAGGTTTTGGTATTATCAGTTTTTCTTCCTTAGCTTCTGAAATTATCTTAACATCATCTAGCTCGATTTCTACTGACTCGGCAATATTTTCAGTTTCTGTATTACCTGTCCATTCAAAAAGCGATGTATCAATATTTGATGCTTCGATTTCATCGGTGTCATTAAATAGTTTTCCAGTTTCTAAGTCATCATTATCCTCACAAATTTCTATTAATTTGTTATCTTTAACCTCATTAATAATTATTTCAGGTGATTGTTGTATGTTTGATTCAACATTCATATTTATTCTTAATAATTCATTGATCTTTTGTGGATTATTCATAACACCATCACCCACATCATTATTATTTAATTCATCAATTAATATTCTTTCTCGATTAATAATTGCCTCATGAATATTTATTGTTGTGGACTTTTCAGCTAATTTATCAGCATTTTTTTCAAGATTTTCAATGTCCTTTTCATCATAATGTTTTAAATTTTTATATGTTTTAGTATATATGTATCTAGAGTCATTGATAATAATTTCCATAGTATCATTATTAAAAATGCAGTCTTCAAATGTTTGACCATCCTTTGCAAATCTAGCTTTTAATATTCTAATGTTTGCAAAGTTTGCCTCTTGTTGTGCTGGTGTTTTAGCAACGCTCATGAAAAAGTGTGCTTTTTGTATTCTCTTAATACTACCACCTGACTGATGTGCTTCAACAAATTCAGCACCAAAGCCTGAACGGTTTGATTGTATAGCCGACCAAGCTGGTATATTAAAATCTGATGATAATGCTTCAAATCCTTTAATTATTGCCAACTCAGCTTCATTTCTATCCGGGGACTTTTTATGTGATTCTACACAATCAAGATAATCCAAAACAAGTAGATCGAACTTAAATCCATACTTTTTTTGATAATTGGTCATCCAATTTCGGATATCCATCATCGTAGTATTTTCTTGACTAAATCTTTTTATTATTAATCTACCTTTACCTTCAAGGGTTTTAACCTTTTCATGCACTACTTTAGTAACTCGCTCATTTTCATCTTCATCATTAAGCTTACTTAATGCTGACTTAGCCCATATTGTATAATGTTTACGTTTTATTTGGTCTTTAGTATCTTCAAAAATTATTTGTGCAACATTTTTTTCATCTTCATATGCAGTATTTGCGATAATTGTTAATGCCGTGGTATTATGTGTTAATACATAATCATCAATAACATATAAATGATCATCATTTTCAACATATATACAAGTAGCCTCTTCTTCATGAGAATATTCAATATTTTTTATAAATTTATTGTATTCATATTTATTTCGAAATACAATTCTATCGAGTTTGGCAGGTAATGTACAGGGAATAATATCGTTATTTGGGAAACTTATTGTTAAACGATAATTATTTTTACCGGGAATTTTGATACCAATTTTATTAGTATAAAATTTAATTTTTTCGGTTGTTCTACAGGTACCTCCTAATGATAAGACTAACTCTTTAACATTTTTTGATAGTTCTTTTGATACTGTTGTATATATAATTGCCCCATTTTTTCCAACACCACCATTCGAATCAATTAATCCTTGTAACAATTTTTCTCTATATTCAATAGAATTATATAAATAATTTTGTGGGATAAATTTTGTACTCGAATTGGTTCCATATAACCCAAGCTCATTTTCTAATACGCTTCTTGAATTTAGTAAGGATAACCTATACAATTTTTTATAATTCTCTTTTCTGCCTTCATATTCATGGACAACAATTGATTGATCAATATTTTTTATTTTATCTACTATGAATCTGTCTGATGTTGTTATATACGGTTGATTTTTTCTCGTAATACATCCATCTCCCAATAAAACACCCATAATATATGGGTCAATTTTAACATCAACTTTATTAAATTGAATTGGCATTACGTTTGGTAATCTATAATTCAAACTGCCATTTAGATTGAAGTCTTTCATCATTTCTGATGTCGTTAATACTTGAAAAGTATGATCTGGAATGCTTAGCGTTTTACCATTTATTTTTGTTTTTCGATTTCTTTGTTTAAATGAATTAACCGACCATAAATGTTCTGAATCACAAAACGATGTTGTTTGATCTGAAAAAATGATTTTATATATTTTTCTTATACCTTGTGGATATACCGCTAGTATTTTTTGTGGATTACCATCACTACCAAATATTGTGTCATTTACTTTTAACGTACCGTTTTCTACCCAACCATTTAATGTCAATACTTTATGACTGTTAGGCAATGCTTTTCCTACACCACTTGGCGTTAATATTAATCCAATCTCTCCTTTACCTAAGCCACCACCAGTAAGTGAATCAATCACGCCAATACCTGTTGGTATTGTTTCTCTGAATTCTTTTCTTAAAGCACGATCAATACCCTCAGTAACGTCCTCACAGTCATCCTCATCATCGCCAATATGTGTTATTTTTTGAAATCTATCCTCGATTGCAACTACAGCGTATTTATTTTTAATTTCACCGGTTTTAACTTTATCAATAATACCCTCAGCTAATTTACGATATTCTTGTTGTTTAATAAATCCTGTTGTTGATTTTTGAATTACATCGCCATCATAAAGCATTTGCTTATTTATTATTCTAGTATTCCATAACTCAATACGCTTTAAAATACCAAATAACGATTCTTCTTCAACAACATTATTAGGTTTTTTATATCTATTTATTGCATGGTGAATACTTTGATTTTGAAGGTTAGGTACTTTTTGAAATTCTTTATAATACTCTAAAATTATTAAAAATAATCGTTTTAAATTTGGATCATCGAAATATTCAATTGCTAGATCGGGTATGACCTTTTCAGCAAATTCTGGCTCAACCAATAATTGCCACATTAAATGTTCTTGAAATTCAATGCCTAAATATGCGGATAATGTATTCTCGGATGTGTTTACCATTAAACTTTTTTGTATATGAAAGTCGCTGTAATTATTAATTTACAGCGACGTTTTTTGTATGTAGCTAATTAACTCTAATTCTTCTTAACATTTCTTCCCTTTTTGAGATGGAAAGTTCTCTTATTTGATTAATTGATAATCCTTTATAGTTTATGAGGTTATAATCATCCCACATATTTTTAATATCGCTTTTTTTGATTTTTTCGAAAATATTATCTGCTATATCAACAACAGCATCTGTTAATTCAATTGACCATCTTGCCACAGGATTAAATCCTTCAACATAAAACAATCGTTCAACAATTGGGTTATTGTTAATGTAAAAACCAATTTTACATTCAACGCCACGTATTGTTTTATCATCAATTTGATTTGTGATTGGCTGTGGGCTATATTTCATACCTTGTCTAAGGTTAGATGGATATGAATTAATTATATTTAATTGATATTTATATAATTCATATTCAGTATTTAGTGAATTAGGTTTTGATGTATCTATTCTACCAGTTTCAATATCTACGATATATTCCCGTTTTGACAACATCTTTTGCAATTTAGTTATCGCCCTTGGGAGAATATCCCGAATATCAATTGAATATCTCGTGAATGGATTAAATTGATTTGCATCAAAAATTTTTTCACATAATAATACGTTTTCTTGATGTAAAGAAAACTTAAATACATTATTGTCCTTTTCGTTCATTTTATTTATTATTAATAAATTATTTATTACAAATATAATTAGATTTAATCAAATTTGAAAGCATTTTTATACAATACCTTTATTATTTTTATAATATTCTGTAAGTAATTGCTTTTCATTCATAATTACAGTATAAAAAGGTTCGACATAGCTTGAGAAAGTACTGTTATATACAGATAAAAATTCATCTTCTATCATCATTTTATATAAATTTTTACTTCCCCTATCTTCAGGTGATAATGGTATTTCTAATTGTTTTAATTCTTCAATTGCTTGTTCATTAAGTATTGGCTCTCTTAAATTTACCAATTTAAAATTTGTTCTTAATCTATCGATATTATTTAAAAGATTTGTTAATGATTTTAATGGTTTCTTTTTTTCTAAAATTCTTTGTCTATTAATTTCATCAGCTTTTATACATATCTCTTTAACAGTTAAATGCTTGAACTTTAATTCGGGAAAATATTTCAATAGTGTATCTTCCTTAATACCATCAATCCCTTTTACGTTGTCTGACACATCACCAGAAATAATTTTAATTGCTAATGCATTACTATAATGATGATTAAAATGCATGATATAATTTGTTTTATTTACTGGTTGATTAATGTTGGGGAATAAAATTGTTATATTTAAATCTAATAATTGAGCAAAATCACGGTCATTGGAATATAAGAAAATCTCTTCTTTGTTATTATGTTCAAGACAATATGCAGCGATTAAATCATCAGCTTCAATATCGTCAACCTCAATTTGTCTTAAAAATAATTCTTCAGCGTATGCCTGAATACGTTTCCTTTGTTTTAAAATTGATTCGTCCTTTTCTTTTTCCCTACGAATTTCAGCTGCGGTCATTTCAATTTTCTTGTGCCACTCTTTGCTTTTTCGATTTGCTTTATATGCTAGATCAATTCGATGCCGATATATACCCGCACCTTCACCGTCCCAAACAAGAACTACTTTATTAATCATGTGTTGCTTAACCAACATGCGTGTTGTTGTTAAAAATTGATACAAACCACCAATATGACCGAATTTGGTGGTTTGTACCTCTTTTGCCCCATGAAATGAACGTTTTAATAAATTTGATCCATCAATTAAAAGTGTTCGTATTTTCATTATTCAATTAATTTTAAATGTTGACGCAATTCAGTTATCCAATTATTATTACATGCGATTCTATATGCACAAGTGAAATTTTTTTTAAACTCATTAATACTAGTAAAATCATTTACATATTTAATTAAATTCTCTTTTGACCAAAATGATGATGGATACCTCTTTTTATAATTCAACATTGGATATATTATGTCTTTCCAACCATTATCTCTAATTTTCAAATACAACGCATTGTTTCTTTTCATTAAATCCCCAACAGATTTGTATTCTAACACTATTAATTTAACATATTCAAGATCATCATATCGATGTTTTTTTCCTGTCCATCCAATTGATCCGGTTTTTGCCCTATTTAATATTTTCCAACCATTATTTTTATATCTTACAACATATTCTTCCTCTAAGTTAATTGCTTGATCAACTTCCACATAATCAGTCAATTGCTTATATACAGGAATAATACCGGTATTATTAATAAACATCGTTACCGTATCTCCTGATTTATTCATTCTTTTAATTTGTCTTTGCTCCATTGAATATGTTAAGCCAATATATACTGAATTGACTTCAGAAAATTCAAGTGCATAAATACATCGATGATGTGCATTATTTAATGGTTTCATATGAGAACAAATATTTTGCAGATATTTATGTCGCTTACTGGCTGAATATGCAGGATTATCATATAATCTAAAATCACGTTTATTATTATATTTTAATGCAACTTCTTTACACGCATCAAATGTCCAATATCCTCTAGGTTTTCTCATAAAAAAATAAAAATCTCCGACCATGTTAATAATCAGAGATTTTTTTTATTATTCCGATTTATCAATTAAATCATAAAGTAATTTTCCATCATTTCCTTCAATTCTTTCACCTGTATCAATATCAGATACGTCCAAATTATCATTTCCAAATAAATTACGAAAATATAAGATGTTCTTCTTTTTATATTCCTCAATACCTTCTGATGTTATAAATCCATGTGGTACAGAAATTATTGATCCTTCCATCGAAATTCCACCAAGTGGTCCATCTATCTGATTTTTTAGTACGTTAATCTTCACAGATACCCCATAAGAAATTTCACGTTTTTTCGATACTGCTGTAATTCTTTTAACCCCTTTAGTTAAAATTCCGCCAAAATAATATTGTAATCTTGGCACATATTCCCATGTGCGACCACCTTTCATTGTAATCGCATTGTTCATTGCATCACGTCCAATTTTTTGGACTGCAATTACAGTATTTGTATAAGGCTTATCAAGTTTTCTGCTATTTGGGATTACATCGTTAAATAAATACATGAATTCTTTTTCATATGCCCCTGCATTCCAAAAATTACTATCATTTTCATTTTTTTCCGCAGCATTAATTGTTTTATTACAATTTAATGTACCAATTGAATCAATTGCAAATAATAAATCATATGGTAAGTTTCCATCATTTTGCTCACGTAAAAAATAACGAATACAATTTGCTAAATCTTCAATTGAGGCATAACTTCTGCTTTTATCTAAAGGCCTACCAAAATGTTCAAGTAAATATTCATTATCAATAAAAATATAATCACTTGTAAAATCAAAGCCCATTAGCCCCAATCTATATTTTCCTAAATTATTTTCTAAATCAATTATTATTGGAAGTAATCCCATTTTTTGTCCAGCAACAATACCTAACGATACCGCAGTTGATTTCCCACTATTAGAGTAGCCACAACATGTTGAAACATACCCTTTAGGAAATCCGGGTAACCCCGTAACATTTTCCATTGCTTCATCGATTTTTATCCATTCAAGTGGTTTGTCTGGTATATCAACCGATCCTGTTTTTTTCTTAAAATCTTCTAAAGAAAAATTCTTTTTAGGTGTAGGTTTTCTTGTATTTACTTGAATATTATCACTATTCAATATTTCTTTTTTTGCCATAATTAAACTTATATAAAGTTAATATTAGGGGAATGTTTCATCCCCTAATTAATAATTAAATTTTCATGATTGTTTAAAAGGGAAGATCATCGTATTGATTGCTATCTTCGATACTTTGATTACTTTCTTCAGCACTAGCACTTGCCGTAATTTCCTTACCAACATCTACTGCATCATCAGTGTATGTACCAACATTAGCCTCAGTAATATTACTGATCGTTACTCTTGGGTATTCTTCTTCATCTAAATCCGTTGCGTATTCAAAATTATCATCGTCAGAATCTAGATTGCGTGTACGAGTATTTGCTGCTTCTTCAAGATCAGGACGACCCGGAAATACCCAATGTTTATTATTGGCATCAGTATCTTCCCAATATGGATTGGTACCGTTCACAACTGCTTTGAGAAATTCAAAAGGTGGCATTCCCGGAGCTTGTTTTGGCTTAAATACATCTCTCCAAATAACATCATCTTCAAGCCACTGCGTCATAACTTGGTCATCAGCACTTAATCGTGACTTTCCTCTAGCAGTAATTGCAGATATTGATTTATATGTACGACCATTAAGCTCACTATCGGTCATAATAATGCTTAAATCAGTACCTGTTATTGGATCAGAAAAGTCCGCTTGTTGTGTTGACATATAATCTTCTAGAATTGGAAGTAATTTGTCAAGAGTTCCTTGGTTTTTATAGCTATGTTTAAATCTCCAGAACTTAACACCATCCTTTTCAAGACCTTTATCAATACCACGAACAATGTAAAATTTCTTAGCTTCCCATTTAATTGCCTCTTTGTAAATTTCATCATTTTTTGCTTTAACCCGTAGTTGCATGTCATTCATATTTTCCTTTTTAATACCCTTTAATGATGGGTCTTGTTCAGAAATTTTTGATTTATACTTTGCACATAAAGGGCATGGTGCAGGAACCAAAATTGGATTATTATTTGAGTCAAACATTACTTTTCCTTCAGAATCAAGTTTAGGAACTTTAGGATCATTATGTGCGGGACAATAGATTATTGTTCCGTGCTTTTTCTTTCCACCTGCAGCATTTGTTGTTACAACATGGAAGAACGCTTCTTCAATATGTTTTTTACCGGCTTTGGGGGAGAGAATTCTAAAAATTTCTTTTGATTTTCTTGGAACAAAATACTTTGACAATAAGTCTTCTCGTTTGTTTCCTTTTGATTGTGATTGTTTTTTCTGATAGTCAGAAAACATTTTTTTTAATTCTAACAAATTACCGCCTTGGGCATTTGTTGTTGTGTTTTGATTTTCCATTTCAATTTAATTTTTCAGTTACTATTATTTTTCAATTATTAAGTTACAGTACAAATATATCTTCAATTTAATATAAATACAAGGATTTTTAAAAATAATTAGTTATTATTTAACAATTTTGCTTGAAACTATCGTAAATGATAATGTTTGTTTATTTTCATAATAATCACCATTTTTCATTCTAATTTGTAAATAATAATCTTGGGGTATTAGCCATGATGTATCGAGATTAAATTCATATCCGGTATTTGTTCTATTTATATTGGTGAACGGTATTACGTCAATCTCATATTTATTCCCAATTGTTGTAAATAATCTATATTCAATATCTAATGGTAAAAAATTATTTTGGTTTGGATATAATTCTTTTATAGTTAATTGAATTTTCCTCATATTTCCCGCAACAATTTTCTCTCTTTCATTTATTCCCCAAAAATAAAAACTGTAATTATCAAAATTTATAAGATTTGACCTATCGAACGTATAATAATTTTTTTCTGATATTAAATAAAACTCACTTGAATAAGTAGTGTTCTTATTATTTATTGTTAAATTCCATTCATCTCTAAATAAAACTGCATCAGGATATGTTTGAGAATCAATGTTTAATATTATTTTATAAACACCTTTACTTACATTAATTATTGAGTCACCCGTTAATGCGCTAACTAATTTATCCTCATAATCAAATATCATGACATTATTAACTACAATATTTTGTGAAAACCCACCAATATTTACATAAAGATATAGCTCATTGTCTTTATCAAGATAAAAATAATTTCTATCGTCAGTAATTGTATCATCAATTATTGTTTCAATGTATGGTTCATACCAAGTATTAGTATTTTTTGCATAAAATGCTACGGCTTGTCTAAATTCAGTTAATAATGACTCATATTCATCAGAAAATTTAATACCCAGACCATACGAGGTTCCACTATAAACAGAAGTACCTGTATATCCAGTGTTAAATAATCTTTGATTGACATAATCAGTAATGTCAATACTAATGTCCTCATTACCTTTATCAAATCTTTGTGTTCCAATTATTTCAGTTGTTCCTGAATTATAAATGCCATCATCATGCCAACTAGTTATTGTTGTTGCAGAATACCAATTAGATGCCTGTTCTCTTATATTTGGATTTAATGTATAATCATATATGAAATCATATCCACTCCCTTCATCCCAATCTTGATTAATATTAAATAAATCCAAATTAAAACTACTTGCTCTTTCAATTATTGACGAATACGAATTTTTTGTTAATGATTGTCGTGAAATGGTATTAGTTAAATGTAATACATGACTTACAATTCTATTTGAATTAATTATGTTATTTGATATTTTATTTTGTAAATTAGTTAAGTCAACATCAAAGATAAACCTACTTACTTGGGCATTAATTGTACCAAATGAAATTTCAGCCACGGGATTCTGCGAATTATTTGTAAGATTATTGGCTATAATCGAATTATTTTTACTGAAGTATGACCTAAATATTGACATTTTTCTTTTTACTATAAATACAATATAAAAAAAAAGACTACACTTAGTAGTCCTTATTTTCAAATAAAATTTAAATTATTTATTATCCCGATATTTTTTCCATAATCCAAAGAATTCATCTTTTTGATCTTCAGGTAAGTTATCAAAATCTTTATTTTTATATTCCTGATATTTTTTATAATCTTGAGAATTTTCAGTATTTGGCGTGTTATTGGTGTCGCCGCCAACGGCAGATGTTGCACCCGCAGCACCCACAATTGTCTCATCCAAATCATTATTTTCATCATCCAAATCTTCTTTATCCCAATAATCTCTTTCATCCGCAGCATAATCAAATTCTTCTCCGACATTTTTCGGTTGATAACCTAATAATATGTCTTCTAAATTTTTATCGCTTTCAGCATCTTTTGCAGCTTCTTCCTGTGCCGAGTCTTCCGGTGTATCCATAGCTGTATAATATTCGGGATTTTCAGATAAATGATCTAACACGATTTCTATTGCGATTAACGGGTCAGTAGTATGCTCTCTCTCAACATCTAATCCCATTATTATTTGTTTTGGGTCAAAATTTAGTGGGGATTTTCCATCACCCTTTCCACCATGAAGAATTTCACCTTGTTCTTCTTTATCTTGTGCTAATTGTTTAATATCATCAGGTTCTGGCTCTAATGACATACCAACTTCTTCCTCATTTAATTTTGATAGATCATATTGTAATTCAATATAGTCAAGTCTTGGGTTCCATGACATGATGTATCCATCCTTTTCATATACCTTATCTTCTCTACCATGACCTAAAGTATTAGTTCCGTCATGTTCACCGGGATAATGCCATTGTTTTAAATATTCCAATGCAGCATCCGGTCCTTCTCTATCTAATCGCTCAAGTGGTTCATATGCCTCATCACCCTGCAAAAAAACAACGTTCTCATATTTATCATGGTCAGTTGATTCACCAACGCTAATTTTAGTTTTTTTTGTTCTATGTTTTTTTGGTTTTGGGTATTTACTTCCTGTCGAAAACTCCTTACCAATTTCCATTTCCTTTGGGTAATCGGTTTCGTTCATCATCTCTAAATCTTTATGATAAAGATCAATTGCACGTATTTTAACTAATTCAATTAATTTATTTTTAGGTATTTGATATAAATTAATTCCTAATTCATTCATTAGTTCTTTTTGTGCTTTTATTATTAATTCTTTTTTGAATTCTGGTGATATTGTATTATAATAATTTTTTACAGTGTCTTTAGCATTTACCGTAGAAATATCATTTTCAAGAAATGGTTCCGCTATCGATGGATAAACCCTTTTTCTTCCCATTGCCATGTGATTACCACTATTATTTATTTCAGTTGGGCTAGTGTTAACACCATTTAATCTTTTTATTTCATTTGAAATCTCATTATGTGTTGGTGAATAATTCGGATTTCTACTTGTTTTATTTCTAGCAACTAAGTTATCATATGCTTGGCTAACTTGAGCTTCTTCTTCAGGAGTTAAATCATCAACAGGCTCATCAATATCGTTGTTATTATCATCAGCGTCGAAATCGATCTTTTCACCAGTATAATCGTGAGGTAAACTTAAAAAATCATCTTCTTCGGCATCGTCATCAATTTCTTCACTAACAAATTTATTTAATTCAGGTGAACTTACTCTAAGCTTAGAATTTGTTGGCTTTTCATCTGCATATGCCTTATTTGTTTGCATATTTTCAGTACCTTTTCTATATGGTATTTTATCAATAAATTCAACAGCTTTTGCATATTTTTCATCAAGTTCACTACTGTTTTGATCAATATCTGCATAATTACTGATTGCATCTATTATTTCATTACCATGTTTTTCATTGAACTCTTTAACACTATTACCATTTTCAGGTAAGTCCATTCCACGACTATTTGTTGAATTAGTGTACTTAAATCTAATTAAACTTGCACTATCTACTGAAAGTATTCCTTCTTGATCACCCTCAGTAACATTAATTCTGAATACAAAAGTAATTTGATTGTTATTATTATCAACACCACTTATTTCAACAAGTGTCTCATCATTTTTTGTTTGAGTATTACTACGATCAATTTTAAATGTCCCGTTAACTAATTCACTGAATGAATTTTCAATAACATTTAATGGCGTTGGGTTGTTACCTAAAATATCTTCATTTAAATGCATTTTATTGACACCCTGAAACATTTCAAGAAATCTTTCTTTACTACCAACTGGATTATATATTTTCATTTTTTATAAGTTTTATTCGAATATTATTGGATACTTTTTGCCAAATTCTCTCATAACAACACCAGCAAACGCATTTGCCTCATTTTCAATATCAGTGCCATCATTACCTGAATTTTGAGTTATTTGTCCTTTTATTGATTGATCCGTATGTTTTAACTCATGTGCTAATGTTCTTAATGTATCAGCCAGATTTCTATTTTTATCAACAACTTTAATTTTTTTTGCTGTGGGGGCATTTACACCAAACGATTTCATGTTTTTAGCTTCATTTTCACCATAAGAAATTGTAATTTCTGGCATATTTTTATTTAATTTAAGTTTGTTGTCAACAAATTTTATAAATAACTTAATTATTTTTATTCTTTCACTTCTAGGAATGATGTTTTCATTTAACATATGTTTAGTCTCACTTAACACGATATTATTAACTTTTTGAGTCATCTCAAATAAACGTTCTTTTGATCCATATGAATGAAATACTTTCATAATCTTAGCTAATATCATTAAAACTGTCCTGAATATCTATTTTTGATTTTTGTGGCAGTTCATCAAAATCAGCAACAAATGTACCGTCAGGAAGTTTTTTTATTCCCTTTTCCATTTCTTGATTACGTTTTTCATTAAACCAATTTCCCGACCAAAAATCGTTCAAATTAAAATAATATGGATATGAGACATTTGTTTTATTCATTAGTTTTTCAGTATCTGTTGGTTCACGAACTTCTTCTACATCAGTATTAAGTGTACTTATTTTATTATTTAAGCCCTGAACAACAGTATTTAAACTTTCCAATTGATCATGAATACTTTTCATTGCCTCAATATTGTGTTTAATAATTTCATTTTGAATGTCATTTACTTGATTTTCAGGTTCTTGCTGTATGGATGAAGAATCTGCATCAACAGACATTTCGGGTGCAGGTGGAACTTGTGTACTATCTTGATCATCACCTTGATCAAATTCAGGTGTTGGTGTTTCAGCCGGAATTGGTATATCATTTGATGGCGCAGGTGGAACACTTCCCTCTGGTTTTGGTGCGTCTTCTTGTTCTCCAGCTTCATTTGTTAGCTTAGGGAACTCATCAAATTCTTCATTTGCACCCACTAATGGACGATATTTAGCAGTTTCATTGATTTTATAATCAACACGATATTTAATCTTTCGAATTTCTTCAGAGAGACTAATTAAATTTTCTTTCTTCATTAAATTAATATATTAATATTGTTCTCTAAGTAACATGCGTCCTTGATTATCAATGAACTTACGATCTATTCTTTCGATAAGACCCTGACGATCATTAATAATAACTGTCTTAAAATTTTTATCTTTCAATTCATTATCTTCCTGAACTTCAGACTTGTTAATAAAATTATTAAGTACTTTTTCTATTTTATCTTCCATAGTAAATATATTTATTAAATATAAATACTACGTTATCTTCATTTTGACTAAATAGAAACCAGATATCTTTTAAGATTTGTGAAATTTGGAAAGAGTTTATAATAAGATTGATAATAACTTCCATCAATATCAGAAATTAAGGTTTTGGTTCGTTCTGCAATCTTTATTATAATATCGTCAATATCAAATTGGAAATATTGAAATAATGTTAAGCTTATCCCCCATATTTTATTATCATTTGAAATATAAATCATTTCATTTTTGAAATTATATGTGGATTTAATTTCTTTGGGGATTATATCTAAAAGGTCTTGAATGTCTTTTATTTGAAAAAATACTGGGTCTAGATTTATATACGTATATTTTGGTGCAAAATAAAAATCAGGTACGTGATTTATAAAACTATCAACACCTTTAATGTGTGAAGGCTTGCTTTCCTCAAAGCTACACTCCCAATATAACTCATTTGTTATTATCTTCTTTTTTAATATGTCAGCATTTTGTATTATTAAATTATTTGGATTACATTTTTTCATAAACGACCATCCCACATATAATGTCGGTAATGTCTTATCTAAATTATCATATTCAATAGGTTCACAAATATAATTAACATAGTCAACACCATTGTGATTAACAAGTTCCTTTTCATAGATAACATTTGCAATTTTCATAATTTATTTTTTATAAATCTTTTAATATTTCATATATATACTCAGCAGAATGTCCATCACCAAAAGGACAATCATAATTAATTTGATAATTATTCAAATGATTATTAAATGCAATTCTTAAATCTTTTGGTTTTTCAATCATCCACGTACTTTGATATTGTGCTTCGGGCCTTTCAGTAATTTTTCGGCAAGTTAAACATATTTTATTAAAAAAACTACATTCTTCTTGTAAACCTCCGCTATCAGTAATTACTAACTTAGTTTTAATTAATAATTTTAATAATTCATCATGTGACATTGGTTCAACGACATTGACATTTGTTAATACATGCCTATGTTTCTGTACATTTGGATTTGGGTGTAAGGGAATGATGAATTCTAGTTCAGGATGCTCAATTGCTAAGTTATTTATTTCGATAAACCACTCATTTATCCAATGATGGTTTTCACGTCTATGTATTGTTACTAAAACTTTATTGGTGTATTCACATTCGTCCTTATACATTAATAAGTTATCTAAAACAGTATTACCAACAACAAACTTATCACCTAAAATTCTCTCATTCTCAAGATTTTGCTGATTTAATAATGTTGGACATAAGTGAATGTCAGTTATTTGTGAAACTAATCGTCTATTTTGCTCTTCAGGATAAGGATTAGCATTATCATATGTTCGTAGTCCAGCCTCTAAATGAATTACCTTAATTCCGTGATGAAATGCGGATAATGCAACTGCCAATACAGATGTTGTATCACCTTGGACTAATACGTGTGAGGGCTGTACATCATGAGTAAGAATCCAAGAAAATGTTTCAGTCATTGTTGATTTAATTATATCATTTAATCTATTATTATTGGTGTTTGGAATTTTTAATTTAAAATCAACTTTCACTTCATTTAACAAATCCTGATGTTGCCCAGTAAATAATAATTTATATTCAAAATTATTATTATTAAACACATTTATTAATGGTAATATTTTAATAAATTCCGGTCTAGTACCAAACGCTATAAGTAAATTCATATTATCCTCATTTTAAATTCATTTGGTGCTTTTATTGCTTTAAACCAATCGGATGGGACTATTGGGTGTAAATTAGTTGTATTTTCATTCCAATTTAACCATTTAGTTTTATACCAATTTTCTTTATTGAATTGATGTGCATGTCCCCATGTATTAATTTTAGACCAACATTCTTCATCTGTTAAAACATATGATGCATGACCACATATTGATGTTAATTGTTTGATTTTTGTACCTGATGGTCGCCTACACCTAACAAATCTATTATTATAATTTAAATTAATGCAAACTTCAGGATATCCACAAACAATATTGCCGTCAGTCTTAATAATAATGTGTTCAAAATCTTTCCAATATGTTACCCAAGGAGTCGTATAATATTCAAAATTAGGATTTAATTCAATATCATTAATTAATTTTTTTAATTCATTAATATTATAAAATTCATCAGCATCAATAATTAATAAATAGTCCATTCCATCACGCTTGGCTGCATCAAGACACGCATTTCTTTGGTCTTCATCTAATTTCCAATCGCCGATAATCAATTCAATTTTATTATAATACTGTGATTGTTTTAATATATCTGGATTTGATTTATTTTTAAATAAATCTCTTGCTTGTGGATTATACGACCAAGGATACTCACTCCATGCCACATATATCTTATCAACGAACGGAGCAATCATATCAATGTTTTTTAAAATCCATCTATCCTGATTAAAAAATAATAAATGTGTAGCTATTTTCATGTTAAAAAAACTTGTTTAAATTTGTTCATTACATTTTCAGGACTATAATTACGGTATGAATTCCAATCCTTACTATTATCGGGTCTAAAATAATTTAATATTTCTAACAAATCATCTTTATTAAAATATGTTATTGCTTTATTCCCTAACATTTGAAGATGCGCTGATTCTCGCTGAGTACCACCAAATGTAATAACCGGTTTATTTCTTATTGAAAACTCAGCAACAGATAAACCAAATGTCTCACCCACTGTTCTAGCATGCAGCATTGCATTACATGTATTAATAAATTTTGTTTTATATATTAAATCTTGACTTCCATCTAAATAAATTACCCTTGGAGAATCAACAAATTTATTAGTGTACATAAAAAGAAAATAAATATCTTTTCGAGAAGTAACTATTTCTTTAACAGCATTCTGAGCAAATAATATGTCAAATGTTTCCGCACCACCATGCCGCCCAAATACCATAACATCTTTTGGTATGTTAAGCTCTGTTCTTAAGTCATCATCAATATCTGGTAAGTTGACCATGTGAGGCACAAATGGTTGATTATATTTTCTTCCTAGCCATTCTGAAACATAAGCATATACATTACCATGTGGTTGATAATTCTGAAACACTACGTGGTTGACAGATTTTCTATTTTTTGAAATAATACCATCATTCATTCCAGCCTTAATTGCATAAAACACATCTACCTTATTTTCATCAAGTATTCTTTCAACATCATTAAAGTCTTTATAAAAAAAAACTGGAAATCTTTTTTTAAAATTTTCAATGGCTGATGGATGTGAGTAATTCCATATTTCAGGGTGTTTTGTAATAATAATACTTTCATTACCCAACAATCCCTCATTATACCTAGCATAATCATATAGTGCTACTTCTGTTCCTCTTAACGATAATTGATTACTATGAAATGCTATTTTCATTTAAGTATTTTATTTGTCATAATATTACAATTGTTTTGCAATTGAGCAACCACAATTACTATTAGAATCTTTAAAAGATTGAAAATTATTAAATTTATTCTTCATCTCATCCCATGCAAGCCAAACGCCACAATCAGGATGTGTTCTCATGTAATAATCATGTGCCCAAATAAAATAATTATTTATTACATTATTTTTTAATATTAATTCTATTTCTTTTTTTACATGTTCACGAGTATGATTGCCATCTTGAACATATAAATCAAAATCTAATGAAGATAATAGATAATGTAATGAATCATCAAGAACCCTTTCGAAATTATTTGAATGTAATTTGTTATATTCTAATCTCTCAACTATATCAAGTAAAACTACTTCACCAAAACCATTTTTATCTATTGCCTGTAAAATATGGTTTGAGCTACGGCCTAAATAATTACCAATTTCTAAAATTCTCTTAGGTTTTATTATACGAATTAGAACATATATTGATTTACCTTCACTTTCCCAAACGCTTCCACCGGGTTCTTCAGGATATCCCCCATATATTGCTTCATCATAATAATTCATAAACGTTTCTAAATCAACACCAGTTAATTTATTAAAACCATCGTAATACGATTTTTGAAAGTCATCTCTTTTGTTCATATATTTAAAAAATTTAATCACTCCAACCTCTAATACCAGCATTTTTATGTAAAAACCCTAGATTTTCGGCAAGTATTTTATTATAGTTATTATTCGAATGTTCATAGATAATTTGTTTTATTTTAACATCATATTTATTTATTGTGTTATATAACCAAACTTCTGGTGATGGGGAGAATCTCATATCAACAGGTAATTCATTTTCGTTTGAAAATGTTCTTTGTGCTTCAAATAATTTCTTAGCAGCTATTTTGTTTATATAAAAACTTTCCATCATGTAATAATTTTTACCGTAACAATGTGGTTGCCTACAAATAACATCAACATCATTATTAACTATTTGTTGAATATTATTTTTAACAACATCAATATATTTGGGGTTTATTTTAACGTCATCGTGAGAAAATATAACCACATTACTATCATCATTTAACGTTTCTTTTATAGATGTAATACATCCATTAACACATCCTACTTTATGCCCATTACCAACATATCTGATAAATTTTATTTTTAAATCATTAAAATAATTTAAATTAAATTTATCGTCATTATATGCTACAAATATATTACTATCAGGAAAATAATTTAATTCACTTTCAATTGTTTCCCTTAATGTTATATGTCTATTCTGGACGTTATGTGCAAAAGATATCTTCATTATTTAATTTTATATATTTTATAATTTCCACCTAAATTCCATTGATTTAGACTTCCAGTATTTGATTCATACATTAATTCTACTTCGGGAAATAACATTTGAAATCTTTCAACAAAATCATAATGATTATAATCATCAATGACAACATATGAACCAGAAACTAATCTATTCTTACCATGTAAAAACGCAATGCTTCTACCATTACCATGTGGGCCATCAACAACCATTAAATTAATAACATCTGGTAATTGTTCATCTAAAATATCATAAAACGTATTTCTTTGTCTTGTATGAACAGCTGTTATTTTATTAAAAAACATACTGTTATTATATTTTTTATACTGAAATTGAATGTCAAAATCACTATCATTACATTCAACTAATTTAGTTATATTTAACTTTAAATTAGGATGTTGTATTTTACAAGCATATTCTATATTATCATCAAATGAGGTTATATTTAAATTATGTCCATTAATAACTAAGTCAACGAAGAATTCGGTGGAGATACCAGAACCAAATTCAACAACATTTATTGGATTAATTTTCATTGATTCTATAATAGTTTTAATATTACTAAAACATTCTTTTGACAAACCCCAACCATCATTTTTATACTTATCTAAATCTACCATATACAAATCTTATTTAATGTTGATGCACCTAATTGATATCCTCTTGTTATTTTTAATTGTAAAAATTGATCTAAAATTGAGCCGATATCTATATATGTGTTATTTTTACTATAATTAAACCATAATTCATATGTTAATATATTAGATAAAGGACCCGCAGCAAATAAAAATAACTCATTTTCGACCTTATTGTTATTTATATAATTTCCAATTTTACTAATTAAATAATAATCATCTTTCCATGCATCAGTACCAACATACCAAACACTTTTAGGTTTAAATGGTAAATCATTTAATTTTGAATTTTTATTAATTACTAAATTTATATAATGATTAGATAATTCTGGTATTAATTCATTAATTGTTCTTTTATAATTAGCATTTACGAATATATTTGCCCACGTAAGGTGTTCTTCGTTTTGACCAGACTTATCTTTCATGTATTCATATTTTTCTTGTCCAACACAACAGGGACAAGCAACACCAATATAATAATTATTATCTTTACTTACATATGATGTAATTAATTTATTTCTAATATCAACGTATTGAGGCATATTTGAATCATATCTAAATTCACCATTACCTTTACTGCGTATGTCAATTGATTTGCCCTCTAATATCATTAATTCGCCATCACCCCAACGAGAAAGAGAGAAATGCTCACCTAATTTAATTTTATTTAGAAACATATCAAAATCACCACCAAATGTTTTCATACTATTTAATATTGTTTACTGTCTTCCACCCATTATTAATACAATCAATACAAACCTTATTTCTAGTTTCAATGTGTGATCCTTTTAACCATGAAGCATTTTCATCACTACCAACCCTGATTCCAGTAGCATAATCTGAACTCCATGAATCTTTATTGTTTTCAGGGTGTGGTGGAACAAAAGTGTTAATATTTCCATATTTTTGGGCTAAATATGAAAACATAATATCTTCACCATTATCCCAAGTAACAGGTTTTTCATACCAAATATATTTTGACCATTCTTGTCTAAAAAACCATGCATGTCCAACTAAATCTACTCTAGCTGTGGTGCTTAAATGCTGACCATTCCAACCAACCTTTTCAAACGGTGTATAACCCTTTCCTTTTAATAACACACCGCTACCGCCTAAAATACCATTGGTTTCAGGATTTTCAATTGTTTTGAGACAATTTTTAAACCAATCTTTATTCGGAATTGTATCATCATCAAATATTGCAATATATTTTGTTCTAAGTAGTAACGGAATTGTGAACCTTCCAAAAAATTTAGTATTCCAATTACATTCATATGTGTTAATTTTTTCATCCATAGGTAAAAATTGTTCAACATCACTTAAATTATACCAAATATGAATATTTTCGCTTAAAATACCTACTGATTGATTTTTAATTGCCAAAATTTGTTGCTCAAGTATATGTGGTCTTTTATATACGTTTAAAATTACACTAATTTCATTGTTCATAATTAATTTCTTTATTAATAAAGTTTTTTGTATAAACCCTTTTTGTTTTTCTAACTGTTGGGTGAAGTTTAGAATCATCATTTCCATCATGCCACACCAACGAATTTTCAAACCGATAAATTTTAATTCCAAACTCAATCATTCTTTCTTTTATTCTCACCCATGTATATGATGATGTCTTAGGTGTAACACGTTCTTTAATATTATCTAATTCATAATTAAATAGCTTTAAAAACTGTGTGTCTAATAACATGCCGCCATCAATAAATATTTCTTTCTCATTAAACCAAAATGATTCAATTGGAGCGTTCTTGTTAAAATTATAAAGATGAAAACTAAACGCCATGTAATTATTAGAAATCTCCTTAACTTCAAAAAATTTACTCAATAAATGATCTAAAAATTCATCACACAAAATGAAATCATCATCTAATTGAACTATACCACACGATTTAAAATTACTTGCCAGATTCCACATTGAATTTATTGTCAACCAATAATTTATTTTACCACCATTAATATCATTTTTTAAGTATATTATATCTGGAAACATAAACTCTAATTCCGAATATCTAATATCATTAGAGCCATCATTCATTAGTATTATTTTAAATGAATATTTTGTTTTTTGAGAAAAAAATTGTTCTAATAATCTAAGTATTTTCTCATATCTATCAAAAGATGAAATACATATAATAACATCATAATCCGTTATCTCAGGTTTAATATATTTACCATAATCAATTACGTTATTAATTTTATTATCAACGACATTAGAACTACCTGCAACAACATTACCCATTCTTAATAAAGTTCTTTCATTATTACTTAATTTAACGTCTATTGCCTCTGTCTGTCTTGCTAATTTATTTCCCATAGCAATTTTTTTTTTATTGTTTTTTTAATACTAAATGGTCTTCTTATCATATTTAATTTTGTTTTAATACTTCTAAATACAAGTCATGTATTTTTTTCGCTGAAATATTACTATGATATTTTTCAATATCATCTGGAACCTGCTGTAGTTCTTTATTTAAAATTTCTCCTTTATTGTTCACAGTATAAATCCATCCGGGTTTACCACATAAAAATCCTTCAATTGTTGTCCGACCTTTAAATATTCCAGCGGTATAATCACATTTTTTTATAAAATCCTCTACATTTGACTTAACACCAAAATATTTTACATGATTATTCATATTAGTAATATCTATATTAAGAATATTTTCACCAATAATCCATAATTCTTGATTGTTATTTTGAGTAGTCCAAACTAAATCGGAAATAATTCGTTGTCTTAAATGATCAATTGTTCCTATAAATAACACTACTTCTTTTTTGTTTTTTATTTGTTTATAATTGACATTAAATCTTTTTGTATCAAAAGGATTATCAATAATAGTAATGTTACTATCACTTATATTAAATGTTTTAATGTAATCTGTAATTGTCTCTCTAATTGAGATGTATTTTTTTATATTAGAATTTATTATTGGTTCTTCAAATACTGGAATAACTTCACTTCTTATATGCATTACCGCCGGTGTATTTGGGTACATTTGTAATATTTGTTCGCCAATCGGTTTATGATTAATATGAATGATATCAAAATCAATTTCATTTTTATAAAAAACTAATTGATTTTCATTGTTAATTCTATAATTAGGTGCACTTGCAATATGATATACTTTTACACCATTTTTTTGTGCTTTACTAAGTAATGGTTCACCAACAACTGATGAGATTATCGTTACATCACACCCTAATTTAACTAATTCTCTAGATAATTCATAATTACTAACTTCGGAACCAGTATAATTTTTAAAAAACTGACAGCAAATTAAAACTTTAAGTTTATCTTCTGATATGTGTTTAATAGATAACTCATTTTTATATTGTTTAATAAATTGTTTTCGATTATTATCCCATTGATTATTAACTTCTCCAACAGATTTATGTAAAATTCTTATTGAAGTAGTTACACCTATATTACAACCATCTAGATAATTGGGTATACAAAAACTTAGATCATAAAAATGAAAACCTTTATAATTTTCATCAAATTTGTGAATTATTGTGTCGGGATTAAATGACATAAATACACCATCAATTAACACAACATCTTTAACATTATAGATTTCATTTGAGTATTCACTTATCCATGTATTATTACCATCGGTATGTCCCACAATACCACACATTTTACTTCTGTCTTCCCACCACATACCTGATTCTGGTAAATAGGTGCTGCCCGCTAAACCAACAATATCAAAATTAGTACAATTATATTTAGTTAATAATGATTTACCCCAATTTTTGGTTTTAATAATAATGTCATTATGACACATAACAAAAATACTGTTTTTTTCATAATATTCTTTAATTCCTCTATTATATATCTCAGATAAACTATATTGATTAAAATTCGGATAACAAACTACTTTATGTTTTACACCAATAGTATCGTGTATATGGTTAATAAATTCATTATTAGCTTCCTCACTTAACTGCGAGGAAAATATAACAATAATATTTGTTTTCATCTAAATATTTTCAACAAATATATTAATTATATATAAGATTGTCAAGTAATTATTTAATATATTCAGTTAAATACATTTCGTAATATGACTTTGCTCTATCTAATGGGTATGGAATTCTTATTAACGTGCCATCGGGAATATCAAATTCTGTTAAAAAGCCACCATTAGCATATATAATTAAAAAATCATAAAATGGATTTCCATAATATTTCTGAGATAAAATATCTAATCTACTTGTTTCACCATTCCAATATTCATATTTATCACTGGTACTTACTGGAATGTTAATAAATGGCATTAATTCAGTCGTTCCATCTGACTTTTTTAATATTGAATATCTATTATAATCTCTATACGGCATAATTTTATATTGTATTTTTCTTATCTGTAATATTAATATTTTCACGATATGTTGCATTATCAGTTGCTGCCTTAGATGGCTTTGCATATAATCCTTGACCACTATACGTTGAATTTGCATAATAATTATATGCAATCGCATTTTGAAGAGCATCAATTGGTCCAATTAATGATTGACCGCCAATTAACTTCATTTGTAATGTAACTTTTGCAATCATTGGTTGTACACCAAACCCCTCTGGGTTCATATCCCAAGGTGCCTCATTATAATCAATTGTAACGTTTTCAATAATAATTTTAGTATAAAAGAAATCTCCTACACGAAGAATACAAATTGGTTGTTTACCAAACACTGAATTTTTTGCACGAATTTCATTTGTTATTGGATCAATAATTGGATGATCTTTTGATGCACCTTGTCTTGTACACTGTTGTAAGAACGTTAACCTTCTATGAAAATCTTCGGGTGTTTGTGTTTGTAATATAGGGTAATAATTGTGATTAATTACTGCTTCATGGCCTTCCAATATTGCTTTGTCTCTTGGGTTAAACAACACGTCATTAATACCATTATCGAAATTAATTATTTGTGACTCTAATTCAACGATTCTTGTTTCTAAATCACTTTTTGTGTTAATTTGATCAATTGTCAGTTTTTGTTCTTTTGATGGTATGACTTTACTATTTCTTGCAATTTTAATTGATACATATCTTTCTTGTTTAACTTTTATATTATTTACTTTTGTTGGATCACCACCATCAATGCTACCACCAACACTACCCAAATTTATTGGCTGATTAAATAATGTATCAGTTTTCATATCAGGAAACATTGCTTTTAATCTTGATGTAATTAATGTTTCAACAGCATTAATTCTTCTTTGAGTAAGTTCTTTATTATAACTATCACCATTTAATATTGTTGAATGACCTTCAAGGGTAATTTGATAATAATCACGATTTAATTCATTTGAAAATGCCTTGATTAAATTATCATTTAATTTACAATTACTATTAAATTGACCAGAGGTTCCTGTTGCCTGATACTGTGATATTGTTGATCCCAATAAACTGTAGGTATTATCAGTGTTTTTTATTAATCCATTAATAAAATAAGCATTCATATTTAAACCATCACTATCACCCGCATTATTACCATTTGGTAAACCTTTAATTATTTCATAAATATAATTATTATACATGGTATCGATAATTGTGTTTACTGTGGCATCATTATGTGGTGTGTCATTAGGAAAATATACTGTGACTTCATCAAAACTTAAATTTGTATCAGGTTCTTGATTAGACTCAATAGGTCCTTCAATTGCAGCTAATTTAGCTTTTAAATCTTCAAGTTGTTTTTGAATATTATCAATTGTTGCTTTTGTTGTTAATGGATTTCCACCAAAAGCAAAAAAGTCAGCAACGTTCTTTTTTGAATTGTTTTTATCTTTATCATTGTAAATATTTATTAGATGTTGAGGATGATCCATTAATAACGTAAAGTTTAATGTTGCACTTCTTTCAGAATTCATATAATTATACATTGGTTCATTCCTACCCAACATAACTGTTGATTCATATTTTGCAACAGAAGTTTCATTAATTTGTATATCATATGGGGGAAACCACATCATACGTCCATTGAATGGACCAACTTCTGTTACAGGTATTGGAGAATCATCATCAATAAATGCATTATTACCACTTTTTCTTGCTGTAATAGCTAAATTTTCAATACTAAACATTAAGTTTCTATTGTCAATACCACTTCCAACATTATTTAATGTTGGGTGAATTCTTGGTATAACAGTTCTATAATTAACAGAATTTGGATTTCCACCATATCCTTTATTACCGACATATCTTATAGATTTATCAAATCTATCGTATTTATCAATAATTGAATGTTGGCGATTGCCAATTTTATTATTAGTTTGACTTGCAATTGCATAATCACTATTATTTCCTTTCCATAATGGTGAACCATTAAATCCAACAATACTATCGTCATTAATAAATGCTTTTCTTGTTATATCAACAAATGCACCAGAACTTGCATTTAACAAATTTCTTGTATATTCTAATAAACCCCGTTGTATTTTATATTCATATACAATATCAACGGATTGTGAATTGTCCAATATAGTATTATCATCATCGCCACGTAAATTAGATAATTGGCCTTTAACATTATCAGTAATTCCATCTCTACCCCAAATTAACTGATTATCAATATTATTTCTATCTTCATTACTAATATAATCTTCGGGAACTCTATCGTGTTTTATGGTTTTATCAACATTTCCAAAATTATTTTTTACATAAGTAATATCAGGAGCATATTCATTAATTCCATTAGTATTACTATTTGCTAAACTAATATTCATTTCAGTATTAGCAATACCATCAGAATCCCAGCTTGTTGATTGAATTAATAAATATGGATGTTGAATACTATTATAATAATTAAAAAAAACCACATTTCTACTATATATTGTCGTAATTTGATTTTGTAATTTTACATCAGCAAATTTAGAACCACTATATTTTACAATTGCAGTACTTGTTTCATCGCCACCAGCATCAACATATGATTTATATATGTTTCTGTTAATGTTCAAATAAAACTGTCCTAATTGTGCATTACCAGTATTTGCAATATAATTAGCATTAGATGTTCCACCACTAAATGTATCTGGTACAGATACTTGATTGAAATATAGTGCATTTTCAATTTTATCTAAAAAACTTGCATTTCTATCTTTTGTAATACTCCAATTAATTGGTGATGAAAATAATTTACCTTTACCAGTAATTGCACCTACAATGTCAATTGATGGTAAATATTGTTTTGCAATATGTGATGCAGAATTATAAAACATTTGTTTTCCTAACATCACCGTACCAATGTCAGTTAATGGTGTTGAATTACCAATTCTTGAGATTAAACTATTTTGAAGATTAACTGCATTATATTGAGGAATTACACTAAGAACACTGCCAATTCCTTTTGCAATTTTTCCTTTATCTTTAAGTGAAAGTTTATCAATATTTTCATATTCATTATCAAGATTATAAGGATTACGTGAAATTAAAAAATTTCTAAATTCTTCAGATGTTTGAAAATTATTATTAATACCACTAATAATTTTATCTGTTGTTAATCTTGAATCACCATCAGCCATTATAATATTTATTTTTAATAAATACTTGTAAAAGAATTTTATTGTTTATATTTTTACATTGCGAAATTCTTACCTAAGCGCAGGTTTTTAAAATAAATATTTGTTTCAAACATTACTTGGAATAATGTATTATGATTACATTAATATTTTATATATTTTTGAATTAGAATTAAAATTTCTGTTAAGAGATGAATATAACATCCCCTTTATGTCAATTTTTAATTAAATTCGAAGAAGTTAATAACAAACTTGTAAATTTGTTCTTTGTTTATAAAAACGAAGAAAAAGTTTTTTGAACGGGTTTGAAAGAAAATTTAAATTGTTTGCTTGTTTTGATTAGTAAAAAATCTTGTCAAAGTTACAAAAAATTATTTTAATATCCTAATATTTATATTGATTTTAGGAAAAAAAAATTATTTACTACTTTTTCCTCCCTTAGCAAATTCATTTTTTTCAATTGCGATAACAGTATTATAAACTTTATGCATAAATTTATCACCGTCAAGATTTAATGTAATATCATTTGATAATAATACTTTACCATTATTTGCAAATTCAACTTTTAATGGAGATTTTAATAAGTTTGATAATTCAGCTAACATACCACCACCCTTAATATTCATTCCAGAAATTGATTTTACTGCATTTTCAACGGCAATAAAATCATCTTTGCTTCCAGACATCATTGTATTAATTTGCTTAAATGCATCACCAACTTTTTCTAAATCAGGTGCATGTTTTGCAATTCTATTTAATAATAATGAAAATGCTGCAACACCAACAACACCAGTTGTCATCCCCATCATTGCCAATGAAATAGCACCAATTCCACCAGCTAGTGTAAACATTGATGGGCCAGCATCTTTTCCAGCGATAACTAATTTAGATAAACCTTCTGACATATATCCAATTCCTGCAGCTGCAATACCAATACCTGCACCAATACCTAGCGCAACAACCCCTAATGCCGCTAATCCAGCAGCACCAACAGTTGCTGTGGTTCCTAAAATTGCTAATGGTATAACAAAAGCAGCAATAGCACCAGCTAATGATAAAATAACTTTAGGTAGTGCATTTAATCCTGTTTTATCTAGTTTTGACATAGAATCAGCAAGTTTGCTAATGCCTGTAGCTGCTAAAGCAATACCACCACCAATACCTAATGCAGCAGCACCGATTCCACCACCAGTAGCTAAATTCTTTATACCTTTAGCTTTTGTTAATTCAGCAGCCCCTTTACGTATTCCACCTTTTGGTGTGAATAAACTTCCACCAGATGTTGTACTTTTATTGTTTGATAAAAATTTACCAACACTACCTCTACCTCCAAGTAATTTTCCACTTTCAGCCCATTTATTGGCACCAGTAATAATTAAATTTGAGGTAATTCGCCATGCACCTGCTGCGGCAAGTAATATACCAGCAGCAGCAGCAATTCCTCCACCGCCCTTTCCAGCAAGTTTACTAAATTGGTCTGCTAGTCCACTAAGTGGTTTTAGTATAATATTTATACCTCTTAATAATGGTAATAATGCAGATTTTAATGTTTCAATTGTTGCTTTAAATGTTTCGTCAAAAGTCATTGCATTTTTTGCTCGATCTTGTAATAAAACTTGTTCTTTAGCAAATGATTTTGCTTGTTTTTCAGTTAAGGTACTAATATCTGTCATAGTACCAGCAAGTTCGACTTGAAATCTTCCGGATTGTTTGTTAAAAATTGCTGCACCTTGAATAAGTTCCTTTTCTCTTCCAGTTAAGCCCGTACCTGCTAATTGTCGATTTATTTTTTCCATATCAGCACGTCTTTCAGCAATTTCAGTAATACTTTCTTTTGACATACCTAATGATTTAGCAACAGCAGCTAATCTATCCCTATCAGCTGGACTTATAAATTTTTCAAAACTACCATCAGACATTTTTCTAAATGTTACAATACCTTTAGTCATATCTGATATTTTTTCAGTAAATTTGGCTGGGTCATTACGTGATAAAAATAACATTTGAAATGGATCAGTTTTTGCAAATTCACCACCCATTACCTGTAATTGTGCGGTTAAATCAATTGCACCTTCAAGTGTTCTAGAAACATCTGCAGCATTTAATGCATCACTAATATTAATTTTAAATTTTTCTGCATACATTGCCATTTGAGCAAAGCCCTTAACTCCTTGTTGAAAGGTATATGTATTTAATTTTTTAAAATTATCACTAACATTTTTTAATACTTTAGTTGTATTAACACCCATTCTTTCTGAAGTGTCAACAACACCTTGAACATAATTCATTGTGGATTTCGCATCAAATCCCATTATTTCAAATTGTGCACCTAATTTTGTTGCTTGTTCAATACCTAATCCAGTACCTTTACCAATTGAGGTAATATCCTCAACCATTTGTGCAGACATTACACGTGCTCTACCAGTTTCATCAGCATAACCTTGCATTATTGATTGAGTATCAGCAAGACTTCCACCCATTCTTGTTACAAATCCGGCACTTTTCTCAAATGATCCTCTCATCATTTCAGCTTTAGCACCACTCATTCCAAGACTAAGAATAGTACTTCTAATTATTTTATCTTGTTGTTGTAAATATCCCCAACCAATTTTAAATAAATCATTAGTACCTTTAATAAGTTTAATTGTATTTTCTCTGGACTTATTAGATTCTTTTATGACATTATTATACTTTTGTTCTTGCTCAACTAATATTTTTTGACGTTTTAAAAGTTCATCATAGGCAATTTTAGCATCTTCATTGCCACCATTACTTTCTTTCTGTAATTCAGAAAGTCTTTTGTAATTATCATTAATTTCAGCAGTAATAAGTTTTTGTTGAATTAATAAATCTGTTGATGATTTTAAATCGTCTTTTGCCATAAAAATATATTATACTAATATAAATACAAAAGATCAAGATTTTTATTTTCTTGATCTCATGTTATTTTTATTTCTTTCTCGTTCTTGTATTTTTTCTATTTCTTCATTTTCCTTTTCTAATAAGAACAAAAAATGTCGTCTACGATATATTGGTAAATTTTCAATATATTCGGCTTGAAATTTAGCATGTTTTGTTAAAATGTAAATTTCTTCATCAATCATTTTTTTATATTCCCCCGCTAGGTGTTTGGGAAAAAAAAATCTAATCCAACACTTAAATCAGCATTAAATGTATATCCATCTTTAGCTGTAAAGGTATATTCCATATCAACATCAGGACCAACAGCTAATATTTTTTTACGAATAGTAAATGCATCTAATGCAGGCATTGCATCAACAAATTTATCAATATATGTTCTATCGGTATTATCATTAATTGAAATAATACCGGCTTTTAATCTCATTGTTGAATATTGACTATATTCTTCACCATAAGCCTCTTTAATTGACTCGGCCTTTTTAAATATCATATTATCTTCACCTGATGTAAGTAATTTAAATTTAACCATTTTTTTACGCATTGGTAACTCAACAAAAAAATGTCCATTTTGATCGGGAAATTCAGTAATTTCTTTATATCTTAGTTTAAGTAAATCAACTGTTGTTTTAAATGGAATATTTGTTCGTGGATCAGTAACTTGTACTGTATAATCTGAACCATAACTTGAACTACGTAAAAATAAAATAATTGCATTTCTATCACCAGAAAGTAAATCATCAGGATTAACACCTTTAGTCTTTATTTTACGTTTTAATAAAATATTTAACACTGTACCACTTTCAATTAGCGATGGTGTTGTTAATAAATCTTCATCTTTAGATGTCATATATTCAACATTAACCTCAGATAACCCGTTCGAGTAAAACAAACCTTTTGATGGTAACTTAACAATTTCATATGTAGTTATTAAATCAGGATCGGTTTCTTTTGACATTGTTTTTTCAAAATCATCTTGGTTAAATGATGTTGATTTTGAAGTAAAATTGGAGTTTAATTCTACTGGTGTATTAACTGATTCAGAAGTATTGTGAACATCTTTATATTTTTTTAACATTTCAGAAACAGATTCTTTTTGTGGTATATTTTCTTGTAAATTCATTTTATAAAAATTTATATTTTATTATTATTTTTAAATAAATACTCTAAAAAAAATTTTAGATTATTCAAGATAATTAATTAATGTTCGTATTAGTATATAATTAAATGAATATAAATTACTGCTGTTAATTAAAGTAAAACTTGAATATGACTAAAAATAAATTTAAAGATGAGGCTGAATATAATAACATGTTATCAGTAAATAGTAATTCACAAATTTTAAAAGTAAAAGAAGAAATAAATAGACTAATACCGAAAGACATTAAAATAATTGCTAAAAATGAAAGTCAAATAAAATTAATAAATTCAATAAAAAATAATGAGATAACAATATGTTCTGGATTAGCTGGTTCAGGTAAAACTTTTGTTGCTGTTGCATTTGCTTTAAATTTATTGACCAAATTAAATAATCGATATAAAAAAATTTATTTAGTTAAGTCAGTAACTGCGTTGAAGGGAGAAGAACTTGGATATTTAAAAGGGGATTTAAATGAAAAAATTGGTCCATTTATGTGGTCATTTTATAAAACGGAGCGTAAATCCCACCCATCGTTTTTACGTGGGTGGGATGTAAGCGGTCACTAACCTTGTAATAATATGTATTGACGAATGGTATCTGGACTTGCTTCACCAATTGAGCAAACGAAATAACCATCACTCCAAAGACGGAACACTTACAAAATAATTTGTGTTTTTGTAAAAAAATATTGTGCTTTTACAAAAGTTTAGACTATTTAATAATAGATGAAAGTAATTAATAAGACATATAGATTTAGGATTTCACCTAATAAAGAGCAGGAAGTGTTACTAAATAAGCACTTTGGTTGTTCTCGCTTTGTCTATAATTACTTTTTAAATGAACGTAAAGAGCAATATCAACAAGATAAGAAATCAGACAATTATTATGCACAAGCAAAAACTCTAACTGATTTAAAAAAGCAAGAAGATACTATTTGGTTAAAAGAGGTAAATAGTCAAACCCTTCAATTTGCTTTACGTTCTTTAGATACTGCTTACGTAAATTTCTTTAGAGGTAATGCACAATTTCCAAAATTTAAATCAAGAAAACACAAAAATACTTTCACAATTCCCCAATTCGGAGTGTTAACCGATGACAAAATATCAATACCTAAATTTAAAGAAGGAATTAAAGTAAAATTACATAGAAAGGTTAATGGCAAAATTGGTAAAATGAGTATTACCCGAACACCTACTGGTAAATATTATGTATCAATATTCACGGAACAACATATTGAAGAATTACTTAAAACAAATAAACAAGTTGGAATTGACCTTGGAATTAAAGATTTTGTAATTACATCTGATAATAAGAAATTTAAAAATAATAAATATACAAAGAAATATGCAAGAGAATTAAAGAAAGCACAACAGCATCTTTCTCGTAAAACAAAAGGTAGCAATTCGTTTGAAAAACAAAAACTCAAAGTTGCCTTAATTCACGAGAAAATTGCAAGTTGTAGATTAGACGCTTTACATAAAGTTTCACATCAACTGGTTAATCAATATGACTTATTATCAGTTGAGGACTTGAATGTAAAAGGTATGATTAAAAACCACAAATTATCCAAACATATTGCTGATGCAAGTTGGGGTACTTTTGTTACATTACTACAATACAAATGTAATTGGTATGGAAAAGAACTTGTAAAAGTAAATCGTTTCTATCCTTCAAGCAAGACTTGTAATGTTTGTGGATGGATAAATCAAGACTTAAATCTTTTGATTAGAGAGTGGACTTGTAATAATTGTGGTGAACATCACGACAGAGATGTTAATGCAAGTATCAATATTCTAAAAGAAGGATTAAAAATATATCGTCAGGAACTGGCGATTACAAAGGTGGAGAGTAAATCAGACGTTAGTAATAACGCACGCTCAATGAAACCTGAAGCCCAACCCATCGCCTTTGGCGTGGGTGGGTAGTTCACTAACGGAGGCAACAAATGGAAATTAAAATATTGGTTATATATGTCGGTGTTATGGGTATTAGAAGTGAAGATATTGACACGTTTGTTAATAAAGTCAGTAAAAAAATAATACCCGAAACCTTTCAGGGTGAAATTATCATAATTCCAGTACAATCATTAGATACAAAAATTGAATGTATTAATCCAAAATATATAACCGAAAGTGAATTAATTAGAGAAAATACAGAATTAATAAAAGAATTACAAAATAATCTTAAATATCAAGCAGAATTATTAAAACAAAAAAAATATGAGTAAATTACAAATAGGTATTGACATTAATGAAATTTTACGTGCAAGATGGCTTCAATTTGATAGATTTTATGTACAAGAATTTGGCGAAGAAGGTGCACCAAAAGATGAGCCATATGTTTACGATTATTTTAATAACTATCAATTTAATGATGTTATTGAAACAAACAAAGAACTGCGAGAACCGGAAGAAACTCCAGACGCAATCAACCCAATTGATTATCAAGTAGATAATAAAACTGGAGAAGCACCTGCGGATTTTTTATTGTTTAAAAAACCCGAAAAAACAATAATTACAGCAAAAGAAGTTTATAATCGTTTTATGTATGAAGATTATTTATTTGAAATTCATGGTGCGGCACCTGTAATGTATAAAAATATGGATTTACATGTAAATAATTTTTATTTAAAATATTCAGAAACAGCAAATTTTACATTATTTTCTGTTGAAAATAGATTTAGTATACCTCCAACACTTTTTTTCTTAAGTAAAATCTCAAGTAGATTTAAAAATATTTCATTTGTTGACAAACCATTAGAAATGTGGAATAATATCGACGTATTAATTACAACCGATCCTGAAATATTAAAAATGGGTGCACCTTGGGGTAAAAAACTAATTAAACTTATTAGACCATATAATAAAAATATTTCTGTTGGTCAGCTAGAAGTGTTACAAATTGCAGATTTAATAGATAATAAGTCATTTGAAAAAATAATTAAATATAAAAATATAAAAAAATGAGTGAAGAATTAAAAACTTCAGTACAAGATGCTGAAACAGAAAAAATTGAAAAGGTAAGACAATCATTAAATAATATAGTTAATAAAAAATCAAAATTTCTATTTTGTATTCCAGATTCTCCATCACCAACGGCTAGTGTATATGAAATGTATTTTCATGCAACAGTTGTAAAAAATATGGGATACGAAGTTATTATAATGGTTGAAAGAGGTGATTATGTCGTACCAACATGGATTGAAAGTGAATTAACTAGTTATAAACATATTTCAATGTCTGATCCAAAATTAACTGTTGGACCTGAAGATATTATGGTAATACCTGAAGTATACTCAAACATTATGGAACAAACAAAAAATTTGCCATGTGTAAGAATAGGATTATTACAATCTGTTGATTATATGATGAATGCATTAATTCCGGGAACTGATTGGACATCTTTTGGTATTCATGACATAATTACTACTTCTGAAACACTTAAAGAATGGGTTGATTTATTTTATAATAAAAAATTTAAAATAAATGTGTATAACATTGGTATTCCCGATTATTTTGAAAAATCAACAATACCACAAAAACCAATTATTTCTGTTGTTGGTAGAAATCAAAATGAAATTTCAAAATTTGTTAAGTTATTCTTTAATAAATATCCTCAATATAATTGGGTAACATTTGATCCTATGGTAACTAAAAGTAAACCACCACAACCAATGCGTAGAGTAGACTTTGCAAAAAGATTACAAGGTAATTTCGCTGCGGTATGGGTTGATAGAATTTCAAGTTTTGGTACATTTCCATTAGAATGTATGAAATCTGGGGTAATTCCAATCTGTTTAAAACCAGATATTATGCCAGAATATATGATAAATAGAGATGAAAATAATATTCCTATTAGTGCAATTGATGGTGCTGGGGTATGGACAAATAACTACTATGATTTACCGATATTAACTGGTGAAGTATTAATTAAATTTCTGGATGATAGTATTAATGAGGAGATATACACAGAAATGAATAATGTTGTTTCCAAATACACACAAGAAATCAGCGAAAAACAATTAGTCGATATATATACAGAATATATTAATCAAAGAATCAGTCTGTTTGAGTCAGCACTTCAACCAATTGTTGAATAAAAAATAATTTAAACTTAAATAAATAAAAATATGAATAATATAACAATAATAATTCCTATCCACGAATTTAGTGAAAATATAAGTACTTATTTGGATAAGGCAATTGAGTCAATTGAGAAACAAGAAGGTGTTAATGAAAAGCCTAAGTTGATTGTGATTTCAGCTGCAGAATGTGGTGATACTGTTTTAGAATATTTAAAAAGTAAAGAAAATCTAGTATATACTCATGTAAAAAATGAAGAAAAAACTGATTATCAATCACAAGTAAATCTTGCTGTAGAATCAGTAACAACTGATTATTTTTCAGTCCTTGAGTTTGACGATGAGTTCGGCACAACATTTATTAAACAAGCAGAAAAATATATATCTGCATATCCAAGTATTGATATTTTTTTAAATTTAATTATTGAGGTTAATGAAAAAAATGAGGGAATTAAATTAACAAACGAAACTGTTTGGGCACAACAATTCGTTGGTGAAAACGGTGAAATGGGTTATTTAAATGTTAACGCATTAAAACAGTATACTGATTTCAAACTTTCAGGGGCAATAATTAAAAAATCTGAATTTAAAAACATTGGTGGATATAAATCAAATATAAAATTAGCATTTATGTATGAATTTCTACTGAGGGCAATAAATAATGCTTGTAAAGTCTTTACAATACCTAAGATTAATTATAAACATTTGGCTGTTCGTGAGAATAGTTTATTTGATAATTATCAAAAAACAATGCCAGTCGCTGAAAGAAAATTTTGGTTTGAAATCGCAACCAAAGAGTCTAATTTTATGAATGATAGAATTATTGATATGTCAAGACTTCAAAAATAACCATAAAATATTATATTATGATAAATGAAGAAAACAAGTACGGGTGCATATTATTTTGCTGAAAAGGAAGAACAGGCTGTTATTGATTATATTAATTCTGACTCAATTGATGAAAAAAATAGAATATATAATGAAATATTAATCATCCCGTTCAGAAAAATGATTGAAACTATCATTAGGGTATACCCAATACACATAGGTAATTATGAAACAAGTGAGGTTGAGTCAAATGCACTTACACATCTTATTGAGCATATGGTTAAGTATAACCCAAATAAAATTACAAAATCTGGCGAAAAAACAAAAGCGTTTAGTTATTGTCAGACAATAATAAGAAATTATTATAAAGATCACAGTCGAAAAAGTAATCTTGAAAAGAAAATTAATTTATCGTTTGATGACTATGTTGACGAGGTTAATGAAAATTCCGAATATACATATGAACTTGAACTTGAAAATCAACAACATCTAGAAAAATTAATTAATGATGTCGTTATTAAAATTGAAGATAAAATTAATAATGACGTTTTAATGAAAAAAAATGAAATAATTGTTGGTGATGCAATAGTGAATGTATTAAGAAATTGGCATGTATTATTCATGGAAGATACACCTGATGGAAAATATGATAAAAAGGTAACAAATAAATTTGCAAAAAATAAAATACTTTTTTATTTAAAGGAACAAACGGGATTATCAACAAAAGAAATTCGTATTGGTATTAAGCCTTTTAAGGAAATATATTTCATTGAAAAAATGGATTATTTTGATGATTAATATTAATAGTATTAATTTTAAAACTATTTATATACAAAACCATATAAAATGAGGCCACAACGAAAAGAATTAAAATTTGATGAAAAGAGTGTAAATAACCTTTTACAGGAAATTTATAATGAATCTCATAACATAAAAGCAAAAATTACCAGACTTTTTACAAAATGGGAATTGAAAATTAAAGAGACTGGTGAAATTGCCGCAATTGGTGATCAAATTGTAAAATTAATTGCTGCTGAGGCAAAAAACCAAGATCAAAAAATAATGCTGTTAAAATATCTAAAAGAAGTCGTTTTTGATATAAAAAATGGTAATACAAATAATGATTCTGGTGGTAATACTCAAAAAAAAGACGAAAAGGAATCTGTGATAACATCAGATAGAAGAAACGAATTACTTAATTTTGTTGCAGAAGAAATCGAGAGAAAAGAAAAGGAAAGGAATAAATAATGAGTTTGGCAGATAATAAAAAAAGTGTTTTTACAAAAATTAAAGCATATAATTCAATTGCTGCCACAGGTAAAATGCCAAAGCAGACAAATTCCTATTCTTCAATTAATAATAGTAAAGAAGTAATTCCATTTTTATTGGACACATTAAAATGTGTTGCTGGAACAGAAGCATTAAAAATTTTATTAGGTAAAATGCTTACAAACATGTTAAAAAATGTTGAGCCAAACTTAAAAACAGGTATAAAAAAACAATTTACTCAATCAAATTCTGATGATGAGTTATCAAATGATTTCGTAACAAATGGTGTGTCAATGTCAGTAAAAACAATTGATACAGCAGGAAAACTAAAAATATCACCAACATCAACAGAAACCGGGGGAAATTTAATATATGCATCACCAAATGATAATAACTTTGATTATAAGGCCCATGATGCAATCAGACTTGAAGGAACAAATATCAATTGTAATAACATGTCAATTAAATACGACTCAGTTAATGACGGATTTAATATTAAACCAAATATAAATAATAATAACTTAAAAGTTGGTACATATTTTAATAACTACATCGATAAAACACAAATTATAAATACACAAGAAATTGTGAGTAAAACAATGGATAAAATATTTGGAACACTTTCCAAAGATCAAGATAAAACCGAAGATGAAATTTATGATGAATTACAAATAGAAAAAATGTTAGAGCAAGTGATCAATGGCGATGACTCATTTGAGATATCACCTGATGTATTAGGTCAATTAAGACAACAAGCAACAGAAATTGCTAATGGTGCAACTAGTTATGATTTAGGTTGTGGTATCATGCCAGTAACATTATCAATAGACACTTTAAATAATATTATGACATCAATTTCTGGATCAACAAATGCATTTGCTGTTGGAAACGCTATTGAAAGTGCACTTAATGATAGCATTGATGATACCGATGAAAATAAACAAACAATTAAAGATAATTTTCTTCAAAAGTTTATTAACATTTTAGTTATAAAAATATTACATGCAGTAACTACTGCACCACAAATACGAGTTCTCATGGCGATAATGGGTTCACTACAAAATCAGGGGGATATACTACTTAGTGATGCTAAAGCTGACATGAAAAAATGGAAAATTTACATTAAATGCATGGCAAAAGATATCTTAAAAATGGTTGCAGAATTCATTTTTAATTTAGCTATTGGATATTTAATAAAACTTTTAACACCAATAATAAAAAAAGTAGGTAAAGAACAAATTACACAATTTTCAAACATAATTAAAAGTTTTTCTGGTAGATTTGGAAAGTTAGCGGAAAAAACTGCAACGGGATAAAATAAACATAAATATGATTGTAGATCAAAAATCAAATAAACAAATTGTAGGTGTTTACCTTATTGATAATAATATTGATGGTGCTCAGCTTGCAACAACAACCAAACCCGGTATAATTAGAATTTTTCTAATAAGATTACTTTTGGGATGGAAGTGGATAAGTATTAAAGAATTAAAAAAGTAAAATGGCAATTGATTTTAGTAATACTGACTCTATAATTGGTGGATTTAATAAAGTTTTAAATCTTTCGTCTGTTGGAAGTCCTCCACCAATACCAACAGCACTTATTTTGACAGGTGTTCCACAACGATCTGGGTTATCACCTATCAAAATAGCAACAAAAATTATTTCTAGAAAGAGTGAGGCTGGACTACCAATTGGTCCTCTACCTAATGGTAATACAAATCCTGATGAAATTATGGAAAGAATTAGAATTGAAGAAATAATAAAGGCATTACAAGAAGATGCAATAATCAGCGTAGGAATTCCACCGGGAATAACATTATCAGCAGCAGGTGTTTCACCAGCAGGTCCAGTTTCAGTATTTGGGGCAACAATTTATGTTGCAAAAGGTTATGGAGTAATACAATAATGGAAAATCTAAAAGAAAAAACACCGACGGAATTATTAAAGATTGGTAATGATGTTAAAGCAATGCACGATAAATTAAAACTTGAAATAATTAACGATACAATAATTGTTGATGAATTATCTAAAAAAATTAATGATAAACTAATACAATTAAATAAATTAGAGGAAAATTATGTTCTAGTTGTTGAAGAGATTAATAATAGAGAATAATGAGAAAAGAAGGTAATCAAATATTACATACAAGTAATCCATATAAACAAAGTTCGGCATCTATCGTTCCTAATAGAACAATTTACTATGGAACTGTTGTTAATATTGATGATGGCATGGATGGTGCAAACCTTCAAGTAAGAATACCTGATTTAGATAATAGAATTAGTGATGATAATTTGCCTTGGTGTTATCCGTTAATGCCAAAATATTTTCATGTCTATCCTCAAGTTGGCGAAATTGTTAGAATATTTCTTGAAGACATTAAGTTTTCTGAAAGAAGTAGATTTTGGTTAGGGAGTGTTATATCACAGCCACATAAAATCGGATTTGATTCTAAATTAACAGCACTTTCAACAACTAATTATGCTTTAGTCCAGCCAGAAAAGGCACCATCAACATATCCTAATGCACAAGGGGTTTTTCCTGAAAAATCTGATGTCGCAATTGTTGGTAAAGTAAATACCGATATTATTCTTAGGTTAAATGAGGTACATATAAGAGCAGGTAAGCATGAAAACGATAATATTTTAAATTTAAACACAAAAAACCCCGCTGAAATTAGTATGGTCTTTGAACCACAACCTAATTTAAATGGTGTTTATTATAGTAATACCATTATTATGAGTGACAAAATTGCGTTAATATCACACAATGGAAATCCGCAATTTAAAGCAGCACGACAAACACCTAATGATAGAATACGCATATTTGACGAAGCGCACCCAATTGCACGTGCAGATGTTCTAATTGAAGCACTTAATGTAATTAGAGATGCACTAATAAATCATATACATGGATATTCAGGGATTAATGCTGAAAAAACTGAAGTAATTACAAAACTCGAAAATTTAAAATTTGAACCAATTTCACAAAAAAATGTTGTAACTAATTAAATTAATTGTAGATTTGTAATCTATGAACGTACCTGTTGAGCTATTTACATCTTTTAATGAAATATCCTTTATTGATGACATACATAAGTATTATATCAATAATAAAGAATTAATATCAGTTACAACATTAATTCATAAATATCAAGAAGAGTTTGATGTTGAATATTGGTCTGAATATAAAGGAAATGAATTAGGAATAAAACCTGAAATAATTAAAAGGGCTTGGACATTCATTAATAATAAAGGAACTATTAAAGGTTCTGCAATACATGACTATGCAGAAAATTTATTTCAAAATAAAATATATAAATATCCTAAAGATTTAGTTTTAAATAAATTTGGATTTGATCCGGTTTGGAATGAATATGTTATAACAAAAAATCATGTTGATAAGTTTTATAATGACGTTCAGGGAAAATTAATTCCAATCCGAACCGAAATGGTCGTTTATGATAAACAATCATTAATTGGTGGAATGTTGGATATTTTATTTTTTAATGTTAGATGGAACTGTTTTCAAATATACGATTGGAAAACTAATAAAAAATTTACTAAAGAATGTAAAGATAGACGTTTAATTAACGATTTATTCGTATTGGAAGATAGTGATTTAGTTATATATTCGCTACAGCTTAGTTTATATAAGTACATTATAGAAAAAAATACTGGAATTAAACTTGGAAAATCATATGTTGTTTGGTTTTCACATAATAACCCAACATATGAAATTATTGAAACTATAGACATGTCATATTATGTTAAATTGATAATTACTAATCGCATTAATGACCTTAAAAATTAAAGTAGTTTAAATTGTATACGCTTTCTATATAATCCCAACTGATATTCATCATAATCTGAATATAAATAATTTTCAAATTTTACCAAATCTTTTTTATTCGTAATTCTTATTTGTGAAGATTTTCCACCACGGCTTTCAACAATTCTTATTTTATAATTAGATATATTAATTGATTCAAATAATTTAACAATAAAATTCCAATCTTGTATTTCATTTCCTGTAAATGCAATAGAATGATGACCCTTATTTTTTATTGTCACTGAACCATCACCATCAAAGAATCCCCTAAACCAATATGGTTTTAAATTGTCAGGTATTCTATTTAAAATTAATTCTGGTGATTTAGTTTTAATTCTATATTCATTTTCAATTAAAAACTCACCAAATATTCTACCTGATACCCAATTAACTGATATTGTTTTTGGTGATTTTGCATATGTGCCTACGTTATTACACGTAAATGTATTCCAATTTCCAGAAAATTTTAATATTTTACTGAACGTATGATTATCATCTTCTTTTGCTGAATGTTTTACTATTGGAGTTTTTGCTGAATTATTTGCAAATGTAACATGACCATCTGCCCACAGTAAACCTAAAATATATGCAACTTCTTTATCTTTAATATCTTCAAATAAAGAAAAATTTATTCTGTTTTTCATGATAATTTGTGTTAGTTTCCCATTGTTAAAGTTAATAAAAGACCACAAGTTGTGGTCTTTTTAATATATTTTTACTAACCGTTTGATTATAAGTTAAGAATACATCTATATGGTTGAAGTTCTAGTGTGATGTTTGTTAATTCATCATTTCCATAGTCATTATCACCAAAATCAATACTAACGATTTGGCATTGATCTAATGTCCATTGCTCAACCATAACACCGGTTGGGTCAAGTGATTTTAATAAGATATTTTTCTTATATCCAGCTGCATAACCCATACGTCCAGTAAGTGATTCTGCATGTTCCCGAACCCATTCCATAAGAATTTGTGATGTTGATGGACCGATTGGATCGATAAACGTTACTGATACTGTATCCCAAGTATATCTACCAGCAACATAATTTTGCTCATTCATATATTGGATTGGAACACTATTAATCTTCATCGATGGCCTTTTAAATTTCTGAACTTGCCATACTTCGGTACCTACAGTTTCATCGAATTCTGCGAAGAATCTATTTACTCTTTTTGGTTCATACGTAAATGGTATTGACCTTATCATTTCTCCTGCCATGTCTTATATTTATTAAATTTTACTTATTATTATTCTACTATAAATACTCATATATTGAAAACAATTCGGAATAATTTAATTATTTTGGAAATTTACCGGTTCTTAAATACATTCGATAATCACTTTTACTTAAACCATCAATAATTCTTTGTTTATCAACAACATTATTATTTGTCGTATTAATCACTTCTTTTTCAGGTGTTATTATTTCTTCTACGTTTTGTTTAACTTCAGTATTAATAATTTCGTCATTAACTAATACCGGTTCTTCATCTGGAACTGCACTTATTAATTCATTGGTAATTTCTGAAGCATCTTCATTAGAGGTTAAAGAAATGATATTTTCATTAACAAATAAAATTTCTTTATTTGAGGTCATTTCCTCAGCATTTTTTGTTGAGTCTTTAGTTATTTCTTTATAGTTTTTCTTTGCCATATTGTTTTTATTTTTAAAAATAAATACTTGAAATAAAAAAAGAGACCTAAAATATTTTAGGTCTCTTTTTTGTCATTAATAAAATACTATTCAGCAAATGAAGCACCTGATGGTGTTATTGTGAAAGTAATTCCGATGTATTCCACCGCTCTTGTTGGTTTTAAGAATATCTCACCATAAAGTTCATTTCTATCACGGCTTTCTGGTGTATTATTACTATCATCCATTTTAACTCTAAAATCAGTTAAACCTCTTTCTCTTTTAATTGATTCTAAAAGTGGATTTGTTTTTGCTAAGAATTGATCTATTGTTGCTTGGTCATTTTGCTCAAAAACTAATCTAATTGCGATATTAGCAATTAATACTTTAATTTGAAGCAATAATCTACGAACATTAATTCTATCCAATGCACTTTCTTTAACTTGTAATGTCTTTTGTCCAAAAATTGCTGTACCAACATTTGCAAAATCTGCAATTGGGTTAATTCTATTTGAATATAAGATATCACGAGCTTCTAGTGATAATTTATATTTCGATTTTCTTGCATTAGTTACCCCACGATTTAAACCTGCGGGTGCAAACCAAGGAAACTTAATATTATCAGTAAATGCCATTGCACTTACAACTTCACCAGTTGGTGGGATATAAATGTTTACATTGTTTTGAGCATCACGCATTTGAACCCAAGGAAAATATGTACAAGCATAGCTAGTATCAATATCAGTATCAGACATAGCCTGACCAATTTGTGTTGAGGCATCAACATCAGCTTTTCCGCCATCACCAATTGATGTATCAATACTAATATCAGGCGAATCAATTATATACAAACTATCAGTTCGTTGCTCTTCAATCATATCGATTGTATCTTGAACTAAGATAGTGTTATTCATCCAATCAATACCCGGTGTTGCAAATAAATTAATCGTTACATCTTCGGGGTTTGAGAATGTATCAATTGCTGTTTGCCATGCCTGAAAGTCATTCTTTGGAACAATTGTTGGATTATCTGGATATCCACTAAATATACCACCTTGTTGGAATCCATCGCCATATGAGCGATTAATTCTATGTACATCCCAACCATCAAAACCACCAGCGGGGGCAAATGTAAATTTCCTTGTCTTAATACTATAATAAGGATTTGTTACTTTATCAGTATCTTTATAGGTTTGTATTTGCCCTGCACCAACTTCAAATTCACCAACATAATCAGTACCGTCATAATAAGTACCAGTAGCACCTGAGTCTAAGTGAAATCCCTTTGTTTTAACGAAACCATTTTGACCAATAAAATTAAAGAAATTTTGATTAATACCCGTACCAGTTGAGTTCGATGTATCATAACCACGCTCTGAAATACCTAAGTAAGTTTTATTTACTTTATCTGTTTGAGAATATGATGTTTTATAAAAGATTTTTGGTGCAATACCTGCGGTTGTAGGATCACTTGTTGCTGACATAGCATAATCATTAAACATATAACCTTCAAAACCTGCTGGAAATACATTTGCCGGAATATTATCAGCAAGTTCTACCATAACATATGAACTATTAAGAGTATACTCACCATCATTTGTACCAATTTTTTGTGCAATGTAACTATTTAAACCTTTAATTAAAGTACATTTACTATATGTCTCTAAGACAGATACATTATCATCGGTATCATAAAAATCACGAATTACAACATCGAATTCATATGTTATTGGGTCAATATTAGCAATCGTTATTTTAATTTCCTGATTTGCAGCATCACCATCTGAAATACTAATAAATTTAAATAATTTATCAATACTATTACCTTTTAATTGAGATACAACCCAAGGTGTTTCTGGTGTAGCAAATGTTGTTTTGTAATCTGTAAAATTACTTGATGTACCCGAAACAAATAGATTATTAACACCATACCCATAGCCCTCATTGTCGATTTTCTTAATTAAATCAGGATAAATTGATTGAACCCATATTTTGGCTTTTTTGTCCTTAGATGTGCTACCAATAACATTCGGTAAAAAACTTGCATCATTAGGATCAAGTGATACCGTATATGTTTCTGGAATGTCTTCAACATCACTTGGATTTGATGCTGTTATTGTAAACTTACCAAATAAATCACCTGAGCCAACTAATGATAAATTATTAGATATATCCAAATTACTTGTATCAAAAGCCGTGCTTTGTGCTTCATTAACAGCAATCGTTGATAACCCCCTGCTTCTAATCACGGCTAATACCATATTTTCATATTCACTATATGATGTACCAGTCCAAGTTGTAACTACGTCATTAACATTACCAGCACCTAAATTATATGTAGTTGCAGTAAATGTATGCACATATTGTAAGAAAGTACCATCAGTTTGCTTAGTATAGCCAGTTGATGTTTGGCCTGTTACACCATTTGATGCAATTGTAATACCTAAATATTGATTATCGGTATATGCGACACTTACAGTTCCAGCTGTTGCAGCTAATTCTGCAGTATCTAAATCAATACCAGCATCAAGGGTCAATGCCCATGCAGTTCCTGCATCATAACCACTTAACCCCAATATTCTTGTAACCCAAAGCTGATTAGTTTGTGCTAAATATGCATTAGCCACATAAGGTAATTGATATTGAAGACTTCCATCGGAAAATCTTTTTATGCTTTGTCCGCCAAAGCGATTTGAAAATTGAGTTTTATCCTGTATATAAACAGGTTCAAAAGCTGGACCCTTAAGAGTTTCACCAACTAAGCCAAGAGTCGTCACGCCTACATTACGTGTTACGTATGTTAAGTCACGTTCTTTAAATTTTACTCCCGGAGATGTAAATACAAAATCTGCCATATTATTAATTATTTAATTTTTATTATTATTTCTGTCGATAATTATCATTTAATTCTTTTCAATAAATACTAAAAAAATATTGAAAAGGTGATTTAAGAATGTTAATATAGTATTGTAATTCTTTATGATAAATCAAAATTTGGCTAGATTTTCAATTTAATTGTTTGTATTTTTTTAAATTCCGAATTTTTTGTTGTAAATTCAGTTAAATTTTAATAAAAATTAATTTAAAATTTTTTTATATAAAATGAAAATAATCTAAAATGTATTTATAATAAATTCAATTTATTATGAATACATCACAACGAATTTATTTTAGTACTGGTGATACTGGAAATTCTGGTTTGGACAAATATGTCAAAGTAAGGCTTGAACAAAATGTAAGAACACTTGAAGTAATGACATTAAATCTCAGTACCGAAGATGTTTATCGTAATTATAATTCAAATTATGGTGTTTTGGTTGGCAGAGTATTAGCAAATGGTGGCATTGGCGTTCCAAACGCTAAGATTAGTATATTTATACCATTATCTGATGATGATGCTAATAATAGTGACATATACAGTATATACCCATATAAAACACCTAGAGATAAAAATAACGAGGGAAAACGATATAATTTATTACCACGTGTATCACAATATGAAGCAAGTACTGGCACCAATAAACCCAAACAGCCTTTCGGAAGTTTTCCAATTAAATCTGAGCTAATAACAAACGAGCCAATATTAAATGTTTATAAAAAATATTATAAATACACGGCATTAACAAATCAATATGGTGATTATATGATTTTTGGTGTCCCAACTGGAACACAAACCGCCCATTTAAGCGTTGATATTACCGATATTGGCAAGTATAGTATGACACCTGCGAGTATGATAAATGCTGGCTATCCCGCAAATTTATTTACGAATAATTCAACAGCAATTAAGCCTAGTAATGATTTAGGAGATTTACCTAATATTGAAACACAAGAAATTTCGGTTGAAATATATCCGTTCTGGGGTGATGTTGAAAATTTTGAAATTGGTATTACCCGTCAAGACTTTAGAATTAGGGCAACAATTAGTTCTGATTTTGTCGTATTTGGTACGACAATGACAATGGGATTATATGGCATATTTGGTAATCCCGCAGCACGTAGTGATAACTGGGGATTTTATTCACTAGATACTGATGATGGTGGTACTGGCGGTGCCGTTAATAATAACATGGATATTAGAACATACAGATCGGTTCCGCCAATTATTAAAGTTTTTACATATACAAATGACATTCCGATTAATCCAGATGATGATACCACGTTAAATTTACCTGTCAATATTGATTTTAATAATCAAATACGTGAATTAGATAAGTCCGAATATTTTGAATATAATGTCAATGGAAATTTTTTATTAAATATCCCCTGTAATCGAAGAAAAGTAATTGTTGATGATAATGATAAAGAAATTGTTGTTGATGATAGTACTTCATATGGTGTATTCACGAGATTTTATGGTATGATATTAATTGAATACCCAAGTCTTAATGAATTACCACAAAATTCGGGTTGGTCACATAAATATAATGGTCCTAACCCACAAAATAAAGCACGGGGAAGATTAAAAATACCACAATCATTAGGTTTAATGTATGAAGGTAATAACAATGAGGATGCCGCAGCAATTACTAACAATAATAATTGGAGAAATGAATATTTTTCATTTAGTGGTGGAGGAATATATAGTGTCGCACAATTTTACCCAACAAAAGTTGCTTATGGTAGTGTCGAATCAGTAGCAACACAACCAAACACTGAAAACGTATTTATTAGCTCTAGTGAGGAAAGAACTGCGGGTGCGTGGTTTAAAGTGGCTGGCGAAGATTTTGTCACACAAAATGAAGACTTTGATAGTGGCAATTATATCAGTACTCCAACAACTGGTGATACTACAACTTCAACATATGTTTATGATTTTTCACCAAATGTTGAATCATTCAGTGCAAGCCCAAATAATAGGTTTTTTGGTGGACAATGGCTGAATTTTTGTTTAACATTTCCACAATATGGATGGGCATATGATGCAAAACATGAAAATCAACACCCCGATAGAAAAAATAATGTTGCTGATGTATTTCATAATAATTATAACCTAAAGTATTTTATGGCAAATAATGATATGCCAATATTTGCTAATTTAAAAAATACCGTAGGTTATCTTAAGGGTGATGCGTTCTCAACAACATTCATTAATATGCCAAGAACCGAAATTGGAAAGTTATTACAAATACCGCTTAAAGGTATTAATGCTAGAAGAATAAACAATGATACTGATAGTAATTATCATTATACTGGAGAAGCACTAATTACCTCATCATATAAGTATTTACCTGTTAAACATTCAGGTGCACCTTCGACAAATGGTAGAGAATATCTTAAATATGGTTGGGATGATTATCACTCTGACTATACCGACATACCAAGTGGAGACCCGATAAGTGCATACTTATTTAAGGGAATGTATGATAATGACTGTATTCAAATGCTTTATGATTTAAACATAGTATAAAAAAAAATCCCTCTAAGTGAGGGTTTTTATTATTTCATTTTTTCTATTAATTCTTTCATCCTATCAATAGAACCAATTCCACTATTAATGGCTTTATCCATTAATTCATTATTAATGATTGTAATTATTATCATAGAATTATCAAATTGTCTTAAATAATTATTTTTATCTCTAATTACAGTAAAATCAATTTTAGTATTCTTTTCAATGAAATTACCTAATAAAATATTGTCTTTATCGACATTTAAGTAATCTAAAATTGTTGATTCGGTTGTTTTTCCAAATCGTGTTGCTAAATTTATTGAACCACCATAACTTCTATTATTGGCATTTCTTATTAGATTCTCTTTAGTCATTAACGTTTTATCGGTTAATTTTTCAATGTTATTTGTTGGCAATAAAGTAAATCTAAATTTTTCAACTAAGTCCCCATTGATTTGTCCTATCGCTATTCTAACATTTTCATGGTTGTGAGTGTAGAATATTACGGGCATTTTTGCTTCGCAAAACATGTCACCGAAGACGAATTCATAATAATATTTTTCACAAGTTAAATCATCTATTCTATCACTAATTTTATAAATAAATCCCATAATCAATCTTTTTAGTTTATGTAAAAACCATTTTCTTTCAAACCAAGAATGTTGATAATACCAATCATTATTTACATTAATTGCAGTGGTTGATTTAATAAAACCAAAACAATTTCTTAACCAATTAAATATTTTATTAAAGTACTTCATAATATTTATGTTTATTCATAAATACTATAAAATTTTATAAAAATTAATAAAATAAAAGCTCTAGGGAATTGTGTGCTTTGTTGTTTATATAAAACAAAAAATCCCTCTAAGTGAGGGATTTTAATATATTTTAAATCATTTTATTATTTACTTAAATAATAGGTGTATGTTGTATAAGTACTATTATGCTCTTGGACGTAATTTAAAACCATTTTACCATTCGTTGGCGGCGTGACGATATCGTAATATTCATAGAATAGGGCACCATCCATTAAACATTCAATTTGACCATCAACAATTTTCCAAGAAGAATAAATTCTATGTCTATTAGGGTATTGTTTTTGTGTTTCAATTAATTGAACATCCTGAAATTCAAATTCTGATTGACCTGTAATCTCATCCTTGACTCCATTAACATAAGTTGAGTCATTATACCAAAACCCCAGATATTCTGACTTTTGATCGGGAACTACGGTATTGTCTTTTGTACAACTGGTGTTTATAACAACTACAGTAAAGACCAACACTAATAAATAAGCTAATTTTTTCATAATTTCAGTTTTAAATTTAAGTGTAATACGTATAAAATATAATAATGTTACAATTATTGTAGAATTAATTAGATTTTTATTTCAAAACTATTTATATGATATGGACAAAAAAATTCAGATATTATTAGGAAGTGAAAAGAATATTAATTCAACAATTGTTGATACATATGAAAAAATTAAACTTTCAAATAATACATTAAATTTAATTGAGTATAATATTAATGACAGTGTTAATGCCACAGACCAATTCGATGCAGAAAGAGAAGAAAATAATATCTATCGGATTTATGGTAGAATTGAATATCTGTCGTTATTAAATGGTTTAAAGTCCGATTATTCTCAGTTTCAAGATTTTTTAGTTCCACAAAACATCCTGACATCAAAAAATATAAAAAATTCGTTTAATTTTTACTTGGTAAAGCCCGGTACGGGTTATACAAATATTACTGGTGAAACGCAACCAGTTGTTGTAAATACTGGTGGAACAATTAATTATGCTATTAATGAAGATTTTACTAATTGGGTTACGGCATCGCCAACTGACTATCCCTTGGGGTGGAATGCATCAGTTTCTACTAATTGTTATATTCAGCAAACCGTAACAGATCAAGCTGAATTTGTTATGGGGACCGAATTAATTAATTTATCTTCGGTATATAAAGATATTTCGCCAATTACCGGTGATTTTGTTATTGAAACCGATGTTAGTGTCTCATCTGGATTTAATCCTGCCACAGATTTATTATCAGTATTATTATCATCAAATGGAGTACTTGTTCAATCAATTCCATTATTAACATCAGGTGTTGGGTATAAAAAAATTGACATTAACATACCCGAAACTTCTGGAATTACTAGGGTTACAATATTTGCAAATAGTAATGGAAAAAGTATATTTATAGATTATTTTCAATTATATAGTATAGGTACTGTAACAACAACTGATACAATAAACACCGTTGATTTGACTAATTATGATAAATATGAAAGATATTTTGAGGTAATTGCAACGCCCGATGATTTTGATGTATTCCCCGTTGGGTATTCAAATAATGTTTATGGTGAACAGGGATATAGTTTTATCATAAAAAAAGATATTGATGTTTCAGCATATTTTGATGAATTTGGATTTCCAGCAACAGAATTATTCATATATGCCGAATATATAATGGGAAAAAATGGTTTTGATGAGCCAATTGATGAAATGATGTTAAATACAAGATTTTTACCTGATGCTACAACATCAATTGAATCGTTTGTACCGGCGACATTAAATATTGGTGATTACGTAAAGACAACTGATAATAGAAAAATTGGTGATTATATTGGTTATAGCCTCGATGATTATAATCAAATACAATTTTCAGGACAAACATATTACATAAAAACTACATGCAAGAACATATCAGGAGAAACAATAACATTATCTTGGAAGTACAATCCATTTATTTCATTAAGACTTAGATATTTTGGTAATGACATATACGTTGTAAATTCTGGAACCACAACATATGAGGATGTAATGTCAATACCAGAATATGCTGCAAAATTAGATGATAATGGCAATTATATTTGGCGAGATATATTACCACAAGGATATACTGATCCAATACTAGAAGTTGGTGTTGATTATCCATTTTTTAATGGTAAGCGATATTTATTCTCGGTATTACAATTACCAATAATGCCAGACTTAAATGATTTAATAACAATTGACGCATTTAATGAAATTTGGTATAGTAGATTTGCATATAGTACACATAAAAATCCGCTGGGTGATTTAAATAACATAGGTAAACCATGTCAATAATAAAAGAAACGATATTATTTAATAATTTGGATATTAACATCAATTTTCCAATTGATTCAAATTCGGAATTATATGGTTATCAACAAGAAATTGATAATGAAGTTATTTCGGCAAAAGCCACATCGACAAACCCAATTGTCGATAATGAAATTCGTAGATATAATTATGACGGCAATGCCGAATCTGCACGTTTGGTTTTTTATTATTCACAATACTCAAACGATATATTCACCAATACCTTTATTGATGCTGGATTTACTGCAAATGAGATTGGTGGTAATAACACCAAACTTTTAAACAGTTTTTTTATTTTAGATTGTTACGATTCTTTTGATCCTAATACACAAACAAAAATATTTACAACGTACTTAACAAAAGTATTGGATGGTGAAACCGACACAAATATTAAGATTCCCAAATACATAATTAATTCTTTAATAACCAATCAATTTTATTATTGGCAAATACCTTTATCGTATATTAACGAACAATCATTTTCTGAGGTGACTGTCTACATTAAATTTAGTTTTTATAATGCTAAAACAGGTGTAATTAACCTATTCTACAATCAAGACAATAAAGACTTAACAACACCAGAGAAAATGTATTTTAAGGCCGTTTTAAACCTTGCTTTAATGACGTGGAGATTTGATGTGTTGAGCTTCCCTTACATTAAAGCATATCAAGTAAATACTAATTCAGCATATGCAAAAAGAACAAATAACACCATTAGTAATTTTGATAATAAACAACAAAATTATCCCACAGGAAGTATTTTAAATAAAGAAACTGGTACTTATTCAATTGATTGAGTGAATTTTGGCTTCCTTGTTGTTTTAACAATTTCAAATTCTTTTTCATCTTGAATAAACCCCAATAATTTCAATGCATATTTTGATACAAAGAATCTATCGCCATCGATGTTCTCTATTGTATTTGATTCAGCAAATCCTTCAAATAACAACGGTAAGGGATTGTTATTAATAAAGATATATTCTTGACGACTGGCAAAATTTTTTAAAACTTGCTCGTCATATTGATTTACATCAACACGATATTTTGTAAATAATGCCACTTCATATATTAAATCAACATTAGTTGGCTCAGGCATTTTAAAACGTAAGTTAATAACTTCACCTTCATCCAAAATAGGGACATCTAAATATCTGAATTTACGACCCTGTGGAACACGGTACTTAGTACCTAATCTTGTTCCAGCTTGCTTATCTATACGTCTTATTGTAATATATGGGGTGGGAACGTTTTTATCACCATCCATTAATTTCCATGTTTTTGAATATTCCCCCCACCTGTCATTATCTAAGTAGATGACTGACAATGCTTTACCATCAATAACAGCTTTCATTCCATCACGACTCACATAATCATAAACACCTTGATCCATGTGCTCAATAAGAATTGTTCTAGGCAGGTATTTTGTTTTTTCATCAGTTGCCTGCATCAATTCTTCAATTCTATCAAATCCATATTTAAGGTATTCAGAACCAATTTTTGGTGGATTAACGTCAAGAGTATATTTAACTTTTTTTGGTAATGACATTATTATTATTAATTTTTATTATAAATACTGCTTGGATTTAAATTTTTTATTTATTAGATTTGTGTTCTTAAATTAAGAACATGCTAGTAGAACATAAAGAATTTAAAGATGGTGATGAAATTGGATACATTGAATCAGTTTTTAGCTCGGACAATGTATTAAAATCAACATATTTTCCTAAAAAACAAAGACTTTACATTGCTTTTAGTCGTGGACATACGTATTCGTATGCAAATGTTAATACGGAAATGTATGAGGAATTTGAAAAAGCTGAATCACAAGGAAAGTTTTTTCATCAAAAAATAAACAATATCAAACATCCTTCTCGTAAGGAGTTCACACTTTACCCTAGTGAGGTAAAGGAATTAAAAGAAGTTGTTGAAAATAATAAAATTATTGAAGATGAACAGTAACGAAGATTATCAAAATTTAGTTGGCTTGCTTGAGCAAGCACTGAGGTTTTATGCAAATGCTGATAACTATAAGATCAATAGAAAAACAAGTGATCATATATTTTCATTAATTGAAATGGATTCAGGCACACAAGCAAGATTCGCATTAAAGTTAGTTGAAGATAACTCCAAATTAATGGATAATCTTAATGAAGAATATTTAAAAGATTTTACTGAAAATACCGACGATGATAAAATAAAACAACAATCAAACGAATCATTAATTGATGGTATTAATGCACTTAAAAATCTATTGGAAAATGAAGATAAAATTTAAAAAGTTAACGCCATTAGCACAAACACCATATCGTAAATTTGACGTGGATGCAGGATTTGATTTATACGCCATATCAAGAACAATAACTGATGATTATGTTGAATATGGAACAGGAATTGCCATTGAAATACCCGATGGATATGTGGGTTTAGTTTTTCCACGTAGTTCTGTAACCAACTATGACTTAATGTTAAAGAATTGTGTTGGTGTAATTGATGCTTCGTATAGGGGCGAAATAGTTTGTAGATTTTTTGATAATAAACGATATATATCGAAAGATCGTAAAAAATACGATATTGGTGATAGAGTCGCTCAAATCGTATTTGTTGAAATACCAAAAATAACATTAGTTGAAGCAGACGAACTCTCAAGTACTGATAGAGGTGTGAATGGATTTGGCAGTTCGGGTAAAAAATAAAAACATTTATTCTATGAACGACAATGAATTAAACATTAATAATGGAATACTAACTTATGACGGTTCGGGAATGACAGGTATAATTCCATTAGAAATACATTGGAACCCCAAAGAGGATATTACGGTATATGAACTTGCAATGTGCATTTCATATATTAATCAACCATATCCTATTATGCCATATATGATTGATATCGATTTACCACATTTTAATATAATTGATCATAATAAAGACAAACATTTAAATAAATAACTATGAAAGGTACATTTGGAATTAAAATGAGAAGAGAAAGTGCTAAGAAACAACTTGAAGCACAGTTAAAATCTGGTAAAAAGCCAGAAAAAATCGATGGTAAAACCACCAGCAAGATGGTAGCACTGACCGATGCTGATAAAACACGTATTAATCGTGAGATTGATGTACTAAATAATCCCAAGAAAAATAGACCTAAGATAAACACGTTATAATTAATGATTAAAGCAGATGCATATTATATCTCAAATCTAAATGAGATTATCGATAATGGATTTAATGATGAAAATCCAAGACCAAGGTATAAAGACGGTACATTGGCACATAGTAAGTTCATAACCCAAGTTTTTGAAAGTTATGATATTAATAATAATGAGTTTCCGATTACAACGTTGAGGAATACTGCCATTAAAACAGGCATTAAAGAAATTTTATGGATTTATCAAAAGCAAAGTAATTCATTAATTGATGCTAGAGAAATGGGTATTAATTGGTGGGATGAATGGGAAGTGGAGAACGGAAATGTTGGACAGAGATATGGTGCAACAATAAAAAAATATAATTTAATTGATGATCTATTAAAGTCTTTAAAAAATGATCCTTTCTCACGAAGACATATAATTAATATGTATCAATATTCTGATTTAAATGAAACAAAGGGATTATACCCATGTGCATATGAAACACTTTGGAGTGTATATAAACATAATAATCAGTATTTTCTTGATTTAACTTTAATTCAAAGGAGTAATGATTATGTTATGGCTGGCTATATTAATAAAATTCAGTATGTTGCATTACAAATGATGATTGCATCGCATTTAGGATATAACGTAGGCAAATTTTCTCATTTAACACAAAATTTGCATATTTATGATAGGCATTTTAGTGCAGTAGAAGAAATGTTAAATAAAAGACCGTTGAAATTGCAGCCAATTTTAAAATTAAAGGAAAATAAAGATTTTTATGAATTTACTGTTGATGATTTCGAAATAATAAATACTGATGGTATAACTAAATTAAATTCAGAATTAGAAATTGCAATATAATTGGCATTGAATGACAGTACTATACATATTAATAATATTACTTGTAATAATAATATTACTGCTGTCATTGACATTATATTATTTTTCGAAAAAATCAATTTATTTTTCTGATAAAGAAAAGGAATTTGTTAACTTTACGATCGATATTTTTAGTAATTATGGTTTGGATTTAGGTATACAATCAAAAGATCAACATGAAAAACTTGTTGAAGAATTAAATAAAATTAAGAAGAAATTATGAAAAAAAATGAAGTCTTAAATCGAATAAGAATTGATAAGTTAGGCAATAATACGGTGTTTATTCAAAATAAATATTTTAACTTTTCATATACCATAGCAAATACTGTTGTGAAAGATGAGTTTAAAGATAAATATAAGTATTTTGGCGGTTTGCAATGTGAATACAGTCAAGATTCTAATGAATACAAATCTCTTGAAGAATGGCTATGTGATATTGCCGAGTCAGTACTTGAATCATGTAAGAATTAATATTTTTAAAAAATGACGGTGATTACAAATAATTACATTCCTTGTAAAGTTCGAACCATAAGAAATGATCTAATTGGGCTAAAAGAAAAATACAGTTATAAACTAATTGATTACCCATATACAGCAGCTTTTAAACAACAAGTATACAATGAATTTTATGAATGGGTTAATTATTGGAATTTAGAAGGATTTAGATTTAAGTTACTGTTTGAAGACAATCAAATTATTTTTGAACCTATAAGAGATATAGATAAATATGTTGTAATTGGTATAATGAATCAGTAACATTATTTAAAACTAACACAGGTATTATGCAAAGAAAATTTAATGATTTCGTGAATAATGTCTATTGTAGAAGAGATTCAAATCAATATAAAGCACATAAATTATGAAATGAAATAAAAGTAATGATACCAGATGATGTGAGAAGTTTATTTGAAATAGAATGGACTCATTATTGTATGGGCGAATTTGATTCAGATAAATTTGGAATGGATATTGAAATGTTGAAAAATTGTTTTACCATATAAAAATTCATAAAAATGAAAAGATTAAATAGTATAGAAGAATTACAGGATGCAATAATGTTAAATAAGGAGATTTATTTTTCATTATACCATACAAAAACAGAAGGGAAGTTATTTCAACAAATGTTACAACCAACTGAACATATTGATAATTTAAAACAAAGAATTATTGAATTAAAAGATAATAACATTCAAGGTGTGTTTTCGAGTGATGAAATATCAACAAACTCAAAACAATTTTTTAATTAAACATAACGGTCGGCAATATGAAAGCGTGCTGGATTACGAAGCACGAAACTGTCAAACCGATACAACGATGATACGAGAGAAAACATTTAATAACCGCACGAAGCCCAGCATGTTTTATATTGCGTGTTGTGCGTAGTGCTTTAATAATCAAAACAATGAAAGTAAAATTAACTAAATTATCAGAATTGGAAGATGCTTTGCACCCAAACAATATCGAAACTGGATATGAAACAATCCGTGAAGTAGATGAAAAGTATTTTGAAGAACCTCAAGTAGGTAGAAGGTTTAATGTTGGAACTTTTTCAACGAGTGGAGTTCAAGAAATCATTGATAAAAATACTTTTCGGACTTACAGTAGTATTTATCGCTGGGAGATAGTTTCTTAGCATTACGCACAACGGACGGGGCTATGAATATGTAAAACCCTTTTTTGTGCGGTGGGGTTGAATACTGCACACTTAATTTAATATATAGTATTATGAATGATTCAAGTAAGTTGGAAAACGAAAGAGACCAACAAGAAATGAGGATTCGGTGCATTGATTATGCAACCAGAGTAGTAGGCAAACCAGAGTATTTAATGGTTGGCGAAAAGTGGGAAAAGCAACAGGAAGATGTTGTGAAAGTAGCTAAACAGATTTATGAGTTTGTAACAGGCTCGTAGATTGTAGCGGTGCGGTGGCAAGGGTTTTATTATTTATAGCCCTTGTTACCAAATCGTTTTAATGTTTGGTAACTATTATATATCAACATAGTGACCTAAAATATTGATTATGAATATTAAAAGCAAATCAACTCTCGAAAAGTTTGAAAAGGTTTTGAGGTTTAAAAATTATGCCGAGAACTCGATTA